TTAAATGATTTAATAAAGTAAAAAATGGAAGGATTGGTATTGCCCACTAAGAAAGTGAGCGCAACAAGAGTTAATCCAAAAAGATTGTTAATTTACTCTAAGCCAAAGACAGGTAAAACTACCGCTTTTGCAGGTTTAGAAGGTAATTTAATAATTGATTTGGAAAATGGGACTGATTATGTAGATGCAATGAAAGTAAAAGCTAATAGTCTTAAAGAATTATTAGCAGTTGGTAAAGCAGTAGAAGAAGCAGGTAAACCTTATAGGGTTATCACTATTGATACTGTAACTGCATTGGAAGAAATGGTTATGCCTTTAGCTGTTAAAAAGTATAAAGCTACTCCAATGGGTAAAAGTTATGATGGAGACAACGTAATTACTTTACCAAATGGTGCTGGTTATTTATACATAAGAGAAGCATTCTTTGATGTTTTGAATTATGTAGATACATTAGCTGAACATATTATTCTATCAGGTCACATCAAAGACAAACAAGTTGATGATAAGGGTGAAATGGTAATGGCAGCTAATATTGATTTAACTGGTAAGATTAAGTCTTTAATCTGTGCAAATTCAGATGCAATTGGTTATATGTTTAGAAAGGGTAACAAGGTTATGTTAAACTTTAAGACTAATGAAGAAACTACTTGTGGTGCAAGACCAGAGCATTTAAGAAATGCAGAGATAGTGATTAGTGAAATTAATGATAAAGGTGATATAGTTACTCACTGGGATGAAGTTTATAAATAATTAATAATATAAAAAATAAGAAAAGATGGCAATAGGAACTAAAGACGTAGTAGCAGGTGGTAACGGATTACCAAAAACAATTAGCCCAGGAAATCATAAATTAAAAATCAATAGCTTAATGGCTGAAGACTTTAAGTTTATTCCTGGTGCAATACAGATTATCTTGAATGTAGAAACTGAACCTCTTGAAGGATTTGAAGGTTTTATGATCAACAAAGATATGCCAGAAGCAGGTCATTATAAAGGTCAAATTGGTAGAGTAAAAGCTGGTCAGTATGCATTTGCTGATGGTACTACTAAATCAGGTGTACAAATCTATAGAGATAACTCTATATTAGTATTCTTGAAATCAATTTGTACTACATTAGATATGTTAGCATGGTTTGATGAGCAAGATAACAAACATGATACTATTGAAGATTTTATTCTTGCATTTAATGAGTCAGCTCCATTTAAAGATAAATTTATGGACTTCTGTGTAGCAGGAAAAGAATATGAAGGTAAAACAGGTTATACAAATTATGACTTATATTTGCCAAAATCTTCAAAAGATGGTTTTGCATTTGCTAAACTTGGTTCAGGTAAAAACTTATTATATTCTGAAGCACTACATCTTAAAAAACTTGAAGCTAAAAAAGTAGACTCATTTGGTTCAGGTGAGGATGACTTTGCAGTACCTAACAAGGTAGCTTCTGACTTTGATTTAGACTAACAATAGTTTAAAAGGGAGTCAGACAAAGGCTCCCTTTTTTATTAAAGTTAATAATTATGATTTCAACAAAGAAAAATGCTATATCAATAGGTAATGTTCCTGTCACATGGATATATGAACATTACTTAAATCTTACTGAAAAATTAGATGGTCAACAGATTAAAGTAAAATCTGCATTTAAGACTGAAAAGACGCCATCAATGTATGTATATGTTGATGCCAACACAATGACTTATAAGTATAAAGATTTTTCATCTGGAATACAAGGAGATTCAATATCCCTTATTGAACATATGTTTAATCTTGATAGAAGACTTGCTACATTTAAAATAATAGATGATTACAAAGCATATATAGATTTTAATAAATCATATAGTGCTCCTGAAATCAAAAGTTATGAGAATTATAAAGTATGTGACTATACTATAAGACACTGGAGTAATTTTGATCAAAAGTATTGGGGTGATTATCACATTGGTTCAAAAATGTTAGATGCTTACAATGTATCTCCCTTGGAGTATTATAAGTTATCAAGAAATGAACCAGATGGTAGTGTATCTGAAATTACAATTACAGGATTTAACTTGTATGGTTATTTTAAAAATGATGGTACACTATATAAGATTTATCAGCCAAAAATATTAAACAGAAAGTTTTTAAAGATGGCTAATTATATCCAAGGTTCTGAGCAATTAACATTGACTAAAGATTATTTGGTTATTACATCATCACTTAAAGATGTAATGGCTTTTAATAAGCTTGGTTTTAACAATGTTGAGTGTATAGCACCAGATAGTGAGAATACTATTATAAAAGAAACCAGTATTGAAAAACTAAAGAGTAAGTATAAAAGTATATGTGTATTGTTTGACAATGATGATGCCGGTAAAATGGCTATGGAAAAATATAAAGAAAGATATGGTTTATCCTATATAGTTCTTGATATGGAAAAAGATGTATCAGACTCTATTAAAGCACATGGACTGCAAAAAGTAAAAGAAGAATTATTTCCATTATTAAAAAAAGCAATACATGAAAGGTGAAATTAAAATTGGGTTTAAATTCAAAAAGGATAATCCTGGTGAATTTACTAAAAAGGTAAACATTGATGGTATAACACCATTACATATTGCATCAGCTGTAACTACTCTTATAGAGATATTAGAAAAGTATGCAGATGATGATGATCAAAGAAAAATATTAGAATTATTGAATAATAATGCAGGATTTGCTGGTGTTAAGATTATACCAAAAGGTGATGCATAAAAATTAAGATTATGAGTTGGATACATAAAGGAAAAGTGTTTACAGAATCTGATATTCCTGAAGGAGCAATTGGTTTTGTATATCATATGTCAGTAATATTAAATGGTAATAGCTATGCATATATTGGTAAGAAGAACTTTTTTGCTAATATCAAGAAACCTATGGGTAAAAAAGCATTAGCTCAAACTACTGATAAAAGACTAAAGAAATACACTAGGGTTACTAAACCTAACTTTATGGCTTACCATAGTAGTAATCAACAATTAAAAGAAGCTCATAAAGCTGGATGTAAAATTAAAAGGGAAATTCTAATGATTTGCTACTCAGCAACAGAATTGACTTATCAAGAAGTAAAGCATCAATTTAAATATGAAGTGCTTGAAAAAGAGGAATTCCTTAATGGGAATATACTTGGTAAATTTTATAAGTTTAAATAATAAAAAGTTATGAAAATAGCAATGTACGACCTTGAAGGTCATTTATTAGAAGTATTAGAAGCAGAAACATATCAAGGAATCATTGATCTATTGCCTGTAAAATCAAGTATTAAAAGTACTGCTTCTATACAACAAGCCACAAGAGGAGAAATTAATTTTTGTGGAGGCTATCAATTTAGAGAAGTTTTTACTAAAAAACCTTTACAAAAAATTGGAAGTTGTATTGATTTAAAAAAAGCAGTAGAAAAACAAGTGCAAAAATATTATAAAGGAGTATACATTTGTACCTATAAAAATATAGAAGAAGCTGCTTTTATAAATAACATATTGCGTGATAATATTGGTAAATGTGCTAGAGGAATAAGAGCTACAGCAGGTGGTTTTGAATGGAAATTTGTAGTATAAAATAAAAAAGTTATGGCTGAAAATGTATTAGAAAAAATAATGATTGGTTTAGTAAATGCAGGTATTAAAAAGGTATCTGTAAATTATGATGGTGGTGGAGATAGTGGAGCTATTGAGTCTATAAGAATAACAACTGATCCAGATGTTGACTTTGACCAATTACAAAGTTGGGAAGGTGGAACTGATTTAAATGATTATAACTCAGAGTTATATTCATTGCTTGAAGATTACTGTCAAGAGATGTTATTGAATGACATTGAAGACTGGTGGAACAATGATGGTGGCTTTGGATATGTAAATATTGATGTAGAAGAAGGTACATATGAAATTCAAAATAGCATAAGAGTTACTGATTATGAAGAGTTTAATCATTATGGTAACTTGTTTGAGAAAAATAAGAGATAGATGATGCATGACAATTATAAAATTAAATTTGGAAAGCATAAACATAAAAAGTTAAAAGATGTACCCTTTGATTATTTAAAATGGTTGGCAGGTCAAGAGTTTTGTCCAAGTCAGGTAAAGAAATATATTAAAGAGCATGAAAATTTTATTTAAATAAGAATAATATGGCACATCCTTTAGAGCATTGTAAGTCCTCAGTAAGAAAATGGGGTGGTAGACAGGTTGATTATCAAGCTATTCATGAGTGGCTAGATGAAACTAAGGCTTGGGTTGGTCACAGTATGCATAGAATGTTCCGTCACCATAGTGAAGGTATATTTGAATGTGAGAAAGTATTTGGATCAAGCTTTATCAACTTTGATGGTAAGACTGTATATACAAGATATGTTGCTGAACAACATGTAAAAGAAGATTGTAATGGATATATTCCTACAGCAAAGGAATGGGTTAAGATGATTGAATCTGGAAAACCTGAGTTATGGGCTATAAAAACTTTAAAAATAGAAGACTAATGGAAGAAGTAAAAGAAATTAAACTAGAGAATGAGAGAATCAAAGTGGTTTTCACAAATGAGGCAAATCCAGATGAGCCAAGTTTACAAGTAGAATTTATTTGTGTAAGGAATAGTGAAGGTGTAAAAGAAACTCAAGTATTGATAGATCCATCTGTTTTTAACAGAGAGCCATCATTTATGGGTGAATTATATATGAATACATTTGATTCTTTAGCAACTGTAAGAGAAATATTTGATAGAGGTGATCTATATGAAGGTGTACGTACAATAACTATAGAACAATACAAGCAGTATTTGATAAAAGTAAGAGGTGTTGATCCAAAAAATTTATAAAGACTGATGGAAAATCAATTTGATATATCTGATGATATTTTAAGAGAAATGGCTGAAAAGTATATGATTGAAGAAAGCTATGGTGAACCTCAACCGGATTTATACGTAGGTTTTTTAGCTGGTTTTAAAGCAGCAATCAAATTAATAAGTAATAAAATAGAAGATTGATGGAAAAGGTAGTACTGACAAAAGAGAGTGTAAGAAGTATAATGGATATGTATGCATCAACTGATAAAGATAATTGGTTAGTTGCAAATGAGATAGTAAATAACTGTGATATTGAGAAATCTAAAGCATGGTTAGTTTTATTATATGCAGAAAGTAATAAAGATAATAATTATTGGGAAGAAAATATACCTAATGTTATTGATGTTATAAGAGGTATGGGTATTTATAGTGAATATAAACCTACAGTTAATAATGTTTTGACAACATTAATTAATTTAACTGCTGAATCTGATGTAGTAGATATGTTTTTACAATTACATGTTGAGACATTAAAGAAAAGTATGAAAAGTTGGGGTTATCCCGTAGATAAATTAAACTATTCAATAACATTAAAGGATGGCAAAGAGTAGAGAAGATAGTTTAGCAAAAACCAGTAAAGATTTGATGTTGAAGGAGCCCTATTACGGGTTCTTTTTAATTATGTTGAATAAGGTTTGGGATAATAAAAGAGTTCCAACTGCTGGTGTAAGTAAGCATAATATCAATTATCAGCTTACTATTAATGAAAATTTCTGGACTGGATTAAGTGATGATCATAAGCATGGTTTATTAAAACATGAGCTCAACTAGGGCTCCTCATGCAGTAATGTATGTGTAAAATGTCTTAAATTGACGGGGACTCCCTAAAGCTCTATCTACTAAGCATGCACCGTGAGGTAGTATGTGGCTGAATTAATTACTCAGGTATAGTAAAAAAGATAGAGATGTCCAAATGGGAAATCCGCAGCCAAATTTCTTGGTTATATGGTTTATTTTTGGTATATTGTAGTATAAATACTTACATATATGAAAATAGAATTAGAACAAAAAGTAATTGATTATTATGTTACTGATAAATTATCAGGTAAAAAGATTGCAAGCATATTACGAGTAAATGTAAAAACTGTATTTGCAATTTTAAAAAGAAATAATATAAAATCAAGAACTTTGTCTGAATCAGCAATGAAATATACTTGTCAAGATGACTTTTTTAATGTAATTGATACAGAAAAAAAAGCATATTGGTTAGGTGTTCTTTTTGCTGATGGTAATATTACAAAAAAAGCAAGTAAATCAGGACAAATAATTTTTTCATCAAAAGATAAAGATTGGGTAGAACAATTTTTATTAGATGTTGGATCAAATAATTCTCCTAATTGTGAATATCAAAAAGTATTTAAAAAATATATATGGAAAGCTCAAATAACATCAGCTCAAATGTATAATGATTTAAATAATTTAGGATGTACACCAGCTAAAACTAAAACAATAAGAATACCTATACTAGAGGATGAATTAGTTCATCATTTTATTAGAGGTTATTTTGACGGTGATGGTACAGTTGGAGCTTACAAAAACTTAAAAAATAGTGATTGGAAAATCCTAAAATCAGGTTTTTGTTCAGGCTCAAAAGAATTTATGATTGACTTATTAAAAATATTACCAGTAAAAAATAAAACTATTAAGCAAAGCAATGAGTGTTATGTTACACAGCATTCTTTGCATGATACACTTAATTTATATAACTTTATGTATAAAAATCATACATTATGTTTAAATAGAAAAAGACAAGTTTTTATTGATTACTTAGACACATATGTACCAAGAAAGAGGTTCAACGACTACAATAGACCATCCCTAGTGGATGAAGGTATAGTCTGATCTCATGTGAAAGCATGAGTTAACAAAAATGCTTGCATATCGCATTTGGCCATCTTACTATGTATTTTAAGTTTAGTGATAAGAAGCTTGCTAATTACGCAATGGACATGGAAATAAATCAATTCATTGATAATCAGTATCTTCCAGAAGGTGGTGTTAATATAGATGATTATCCTGATTTGAACTTAGATAGAAAGGCAGGTTGTAGATATTATTATGAGAAACTACAACAAGCCAAAGAGAAGAAAGACAAAGGTGGTGAAGAAGGTACAAGTGGTGATGACAACTATGATAAAGTATGTGATCAAATGGATTCCGGAGATGATATGGACTCTGATCATCCAACTTGGTCTGACTTTGAAGACATGACTGAAGCTGAACAGAAGCTAATTGAGAAGCAATTGAATAAGATTCTCAATGATGCTAAGGAAATGACTGAAAAGAAAAGAGGTAATGTTCCTGGAGAAATTGAGGGATTACTTGAAATGGAAGCAATCACAGCCCCTAAGTTTGATTGGAAAGGTTATATAAGAAGATTTACTGGTGTATCATCAAAAGTGTATACTAAAAAGATAAGGAGAAAAGAGAATAGAAGATATTCTGATAATCCTGGTCTAAAGATTAAAATGAAACAACATATGTTGTTGGCTATTGATACTTCAGGTTCTGTATGTGATAAAGAGTTGCATGAGTTCATGAATGAAATACATCACATCTATAAGCAAGGAGTAGATATTACTATTATACAATGTGATACTGTTATAAGAAGTATTGAACCGTATAAAGGCAAAAATGAAATTAAGATATATGGTAGAGGTGGGACTGAATTTACTCCCGTCCTTGAGTATTATAATGAAAATATAAGAAAGTTTACTAGCTTGGTATATTTCACTGATGGTGAATGTTATACTGATGTTAAACCAAAAGCTCCTGTTTTATGGGTGCTGTCTGAACAATCCCATATGAATAATAGCCTTCCGGGAAAGGTGATAAAACTTGAGTTATAAATTAAAAAAAATTAAAAAAGATGAGTCAGATTCAATTAAATGCAGATGAGTTAAAAAACTTTATTAAACATATTATTAAAAACAATGAGATACTTCAACAAACTGGTAAGATGCCTACAGCACTAGCTGTTGTTGGTGAAGCCGGTTTAGGTAAAACATCATCTATAATGCAAGTCGGTGAAGAATTAGATTTAGATGTTGTTAAGTTAAATTTATCACAAATTGAAGAATTAGGGGATTAAGATTTAGTTTTCTACAAATATATTTGTATATTTGTATATGAAAACATCAATTCTTCAATTAAGTGCAAAAGAACTTAGACATAAATCTGGTATATACATGTTATCATGTAATAATAGATTTTATGTAGGTAGTTCTAAAACTTTATATGACAGATTATTAGAGCATAGACAAAAACTTTTGAATAATAAACATTCAAATGATTTTATGCAAAAGGCTTTTAATAAACATGGCATAAATAGTTTTGAATATGAGATATTAGAATTTTGCTTGCCAGAAAACAGAATATTAAGAGAAAAATACTACATTGATACATTAAAACCTGATTTTAATTTACAATTAGACCCCATTAGCAGAACTCTTTCTTTATACAGTAGACAAAAATTATCCAAATCAATTCTTAAAGGTATTGATGAAGGTAAGTATAAAAACAAATTTGATTATTGTACTGTTGAAGTATATGATTATTTTGGAAATTATATTAAGTCTTTTAAAGATAAAGATGAAGCTTCTGAAAAATTAAACATTACTAAAAAAGATGTCCAAAGATTGGCTGGTGGTTATGTTAAAGGTTTAAGTAAAAATGGAATAAGGTTAAGATACTCTGATAGCAAAACCCAAATAAAAAAATTTAATGTTGATCCTAAATATTTAGGTAAACATTTTGATTTTTATTGTGATGGTGTTGTTGCTTTCAATAGTGTAAAAGATGTATGGAAATTTTTATCTGAACAAGTATTATCAGGCAAAACAAATTTTAATATTGATATTAAATTAAAAACCAACTAGGTCCCCTTTAAACTCTGTGAACTCATGGAACATCCTGGTAAGGACAATCATGAGCCAAGCTTTGTAGAAATACATTGAAGGTGCAACGACTAGGTGATGGAGTCTTAACAAGTGATGTTGAAGATGGTAAACACCCACGAGCGCAGAGCTACTCCTTATGTGTATCAACACTTAAAGGGAGTAGATGATATAGTCTGAACTGTAGTAATAATACAAGTCCGTAAACTACAGAATCTAAGGATAAAGAGCCTTAGAGATAACATAATGTTAGTTGGTTTTCCATTCAAAGAGTTTGAAATGGTAAGAGAAGATGGTATGAACAAATGGGTTCCTGAAACAATTATGGATACATATATCAAAAACAGATATAAGCCAACAGGAAGAAATAGAATGAATTATGCAGCTCCAGAATGGATTGAAGGTAAAACTAAAGGTGGTATTTTATTGCTAGATGACTGGAATAGAGCTGATTTACGCTTCATACAAGCCTGTATGGAATTAATTGATAGACAGACTTATGTATCTTGGAAATTACCAAAAGGATGGACAATATTGTTAAGTCAAAATCCTGATAATGGAGACTATTCAGTTACTGCACAAGATATTGCTCAAACAACAAGATATATTACAGTTGAAATGAAATTTGATGTTAATACTTGGGCTAAGTGGGCTGAAGGATTTGGAATTGATGGCCGTGGAATAAATTTTATTTTAATGAATCCTGAACTTGTAACACAAAATGTTAATCCAAGAGCTATTACTACTTTCTTTAATGCTATTAGCTCTATTGAAAAGTTTGAAGAGCAGTTACCATTAATCCAAATGATTGGTGAAGGTTCTGTTGGAGCTGAGTTCTCTAGTATGTTTACTATGTTTATTAATAACAAGATGGATAAGATTATTTCTCCTCAAGATATTATGACTAATACAAGTGAAGCATATGTAGTAGGAGCATTAAATGGTGCGGTAGGTACAGGAGATGATTTTAGAGCTGATATTAGTAGTATAATTACTACCAGATTAATCAATTATTCATTAAAGCATGCATCTGAGCATGCAGTTAGTGATGCAATGATTAACCGTTTGGTTAAATTGACTACAGATTGTGAAGCTTTCACAACTGACCTTAAATATTACATGGTAAAAGAGATTCTTGCAGGTAACAAACCTAAGTTTGCTAGACTAATGCAGAATGCTAATGTAATTAAAATGGCAGTTAAATAGATATTAACATAAAGCGGTGTAAAAAGCCGCTTTTAATTTAAAAATATGGAAAATACATTAATAATAAAACTACAGATTTCAAACTCTGATTACTATGATAATCATGATTTATCTTTACTTGATATTAATACAGAAGTTGATTTACAATATGCTACATTTAACAGTGTAAGAACCTTGTTTCCTGTAACAACAGGTTATGAACCAACTACAGGTGATAAATTATTTTTTGCTAAAAGTGTAAATATACCTCGTGTAAAGCTTAAAAATCTTACAAAAGATTATAAAATAAAAGCTACAACAAAGATTGAAGAGGCAAGTGCAGTATTTATTTCAGATAATACTACTGCAAAATATACAGAAGCACGTTGGCATTATAATGTAAAAACTGAAAAGTTTAAAGAGTTTTTTCAAGGTGCAGTTGATGGTGGTTATATTGATGATTATTATGCAAATAAAGTAAATACAGCATTAGAGTTCTATGAAAATGAATATATTGCTATTGAATATAATACTAAAAGTATATTAGAAGATGTTCATATTCCTTTTAGATTAACTGAAGGTGTAAGTTTTTCATCTCAAAGATTGCAATATATTAGTGATGAGTATGTTAGTTCATATAAAGACATGCTTAACTTTACTGGGCCAATATATGATGAATCTGAATTACTAAAGTATTTAAATGGTAGTGATGCATTAGCTATTGAAGAGAACATGTATGAAAGTTTATGTGAGATGTTTGATAGCTCAGATAGAGATAATCATACATTAGCTATGGAGATAATGGCTAATTCACAGTTTGAAGATAGTATTTTATATTTAAGTTTATTGTTTAATAACTACTATAATAGAATACAAGACTCAAGGAGTAAAAGCCATGTGAATTTTAAATCTTTACTTGCATTAATGGATATCAGAAGCAATTATTTTCATTTAGATATAGATCAAATAATTGAGAGATTGAAAAAGCATGGTAAGTTGACTAAAGAAAATGTTGACATAATACTAAAGAAACTAGGAGACAAAATCATTAATGGTGGTGACTCAACGTATTTTAAAATTAAAACAATTACAATGACTGAAGAGATGTTGGCTGTTTTGAATTTAAACTATGAGTATTCATTACATGGTGATTTTACACCACAATCTCCTGAGATTGAAGAAGAAGTTGTAGAAGAAATAGTATCTCTAGAAGAAGAAGCTGTTACTGCAACTGTAGAAGAAGAGATTGTTGAAGAAGTGGTAGAAACAATTGAAGAAGTTGTTGAAGAAGTAGTTAACACACCTACAAGAGAGTTAATAGACTTTGACAATGTAATAGTAGAACCTAAAACAAATAATGATGGGTATTTCTTATAATGAAGAATTAAATCAATTTTATAAAAGTGACTTTTATTTTAGTTACTCAAGTATAAATAAGCTGTTGTATTCACCAGCAGCTTTTTATAGACACTATATCTTAAATCAAAGAGAAGATATGGTTGATGCTCATTTAGTAGCCGGGAAAGTAGTGCATTGTTTACTACTTGAACCAGAAAAGTTCAATGATGAATTTATTGTAATACCAAGTAATTTACCAAAAGATAATAATAGATTACTTGTAGATGAAGTCTTTAAGGTTTTTCAATCACAACCTGATACAGATTTGACATTAGCAGATTTTCCTGATTCAATAATTAGTGTACTTGTTGGTATTAATTTACACCAGTCATTGAAAACTGATGAAGGTAGAATTGCAAAGATGGTGACTGAACAGAATACACAGTACTTTGAATTTTTAAAAGTAAAACAAGGTAAGACTATTGTAGATCAAACTACATTAGACACAGCAAAAGAATCTGTAGAGTTATTAAGAAACCATGAGACTGTAAGAAGTTTAATGCAACTTGATAATGATAAAGATGAAAATGTAAAAATATATAATGAAGAAGGAGTACAGATAAAATCAAGCAAGTATAAGTTTGGATTTAAAGGTATCTTAGATAATGTAGTAATGGACTATAATACTAAGACTTTGTTCATTAATGATTTAAAAACAACTGGTAAGGCTATTCAAGACTTTCCAGACTCAGTGCAATATTATAAGTATTGGATACAGGCCGTCATGTATAAACAGTTGAGTTTGGGTAAATATCTTAGAGAATTACCAGACGCAGCTGAATGGAAGGTTGTAATTACTTTTATTGTGATTGATAGAGCTAATTTAATTTACCCATTTCAGGTATCACCAGAAACATTAAAAGTATGGGAAGAAAACTTTAAAGATATATTGAATGTAGTAGACTATCATTATAGCAATAAAGATTTTAGTTTACCATATGAATTAGCAACCGGTAAAATTAAATTGTAGAATTATGAGTATTGATGCGCTTTATAAGAATTATTTTCAAAAATCTAAGATATTTGTCTATCCGCTCTTAGGTATAAAAAAGGGTGTAAGTGTTACTCCAGTCCAAACTTATTTTGGCTGGAATGACTATGTAACACCCGAGGATATGAAACTAGTTGCTGTATATCATGAGAGAACTGATCAAGATTACATCAACTTTGAAAAAAATGTATTACTGAAACATAATCGGCTGAGTGATTACATTAAACTAAATGACACTGAAGTATTATATACATTTGATTTTTCTGATATGGAGTCAGATTGGATGCATTTAATTAATGGTAGATATAGTAAGATGAATCCTACAGTAAAGCGCAAAATAAGGGACCATTTTGATAAGAATGGGAGTAATTACATGTATATGGATAGTTTCTTGTTTCCTGAAAAGTATTTCAATATTTATTCTGAGTTATTAGGAGTAGATGAGGAAGTATTAAAAAATGTAGGGGAACTATGTACTACACCAGACATGGAAAAAGAAATATTAATGGTTGCTGTAAAAGAGTTGCAGGATCCAAAAATAAATATGTAATTTGTAAAATAAATAAAATAATATGACAGGAGAAAACACAATGACATTGATCAGTTCAGAATGGAATGGTCACAGTACTTTTAGAATGATACCAGTATCTAATGATGCACCGTATGTAGAATGTATTTATGATTTAACTTCAGGGTTATTTGTAATCATTGGTAAGGTAACTAAGACAAGTTTGCATATGTTACCAAAATTAGATGAGAATGGTGATCCAATGGGTACACAAGCAATGAGAGCAAATGGTAGAAATGTTAAAGAAGAGAGAATCTCTAGTGAAACATTTCAAGAGTATTATTTGGATGACAAAACTGATATTAAAAACTTAATTAACTACTTAGGTGTTAACTCTAAAGATTTTGATTTTCAGACTACATTAGATAAAGCAGTTGTAGCTGCAAAATAATTTAATAAGTCACAGAGTGTCATCCGTGATGCTCTGTGCTTTTAACTAAATAGGGGAAACAGCTTAACTGAATATGGATTATGGGAGAAATTACTAAGACCCACTGGGTTATGGATTATGAAACAATGCAAAATTGTTTTATTGCATGTTTTGAAAGTATAAAAACTGATGAGAGACATGTATTTGTAATGCATGATTTACAGAATGACTGGGATGAATACATTGAGTTTCTAAAGAGAAACATACTCTATAATGAATGGCATGTATCTTATAATGGTTTAGGATTTGATGGTCAGATAACTGAGTATATATTACAGAATGCTGGTAGTCTATCTTTCATGGCTGGATCTGAAATTGCTGAATGGGTTTATAGTAAAGCTCAATATGTGATTAATAAGCAAGGATCTGGTGAGTTTCTAGATTTTTATGAAAAGACTATGAGCATCAAGCAAGTAGATGTATTCAAGTTAAATCATTGGGATAATCCTGCTAAGAGATCAAGTTTAAAATGGATACAGTATAGTATGGATTGGCCAAGTATCCAAGATATGCCTTTACACCATACTACCAAAGTGACCACATTTGAGCAAATTAACATGATAGTTGATTATTGTTGGAATGATGTTGTGTCAACTAAGCAGATAATGCGCCTAAGTAAAAATCAAATTGCATTAAGAAAAACATTGACAGAGGAATATAATATTCCTTTATTTAGTGCTTCAGAACCAAGAATTAGTAAAGAGTTATTCTTACATTTCTTGAGTGAGAGTACTGGAATTAAAAAATATGATTTAAGACAGTTGAGAACTAAGAGAGAAAGCATTCCTGTAAAGGATATTATTCTTGATTATGTAAAGTTTGAGACTGCAACCTTTCAAAAGCTATTATCAGTATTTAATGATATTGTTGTATATCCAGAACATACAAAAGGAGGCTTCAAGTATTCTATAAACTATAAAGGTGTTAAAACTGATTTTGGTTTAGGTGGTATTCATGGTGCAAAGACAAGTGGTATCTATAAGTCTAATGAAGATATGATGATAATGTCAAGTGATGTTGTCAGTTATTATCCAAATCTAGCTATTAGAAATAACTGGGCTCCTGCACATTTACCTAAAGTAGAATTCTGTGAGCTGTATGAATGGTTCTTTAATGAGAGAAAGAAGATAAGTAAGAAAGATGTAAGAAATTATGTATATAAGATTATTCTTAATTCAACTTATGGATTAAGTAATGATGCAAATAGTTTTCTGTATGATCCAGAATTTACTATGAGAATAACTATTAATGGTCAGTTAAGTCTTTGTATGTTATATGAGATGATAATTGAAGAGATACCTAATGCAGTACCATTAATGCAAAATACAGATGGTTTAGAGACTATCATACCAAGAGAATATCAGGAAAAATATTTGGAGATATGTGCTAGATGGGAAAAGATTACAAGTCTTCAACTAGAGCATGATACTTATAGTAAAATGATCATAGGTGATGTAAATAATTATATTGCTGTACATGATTATAAACTTGTTGATGAAGATAGATATAATGAAATGAAACAAGAGAATCCACATTATCTTTTTAAAGAAGGGAATGGTACTTTCTATTATGCTGCTACTAAGTGTAAAGGTAGATTTGAGTTTAATAATCTGGCCTTGCATAAGAATAAAAGTTTCTTAATTATTCCTAGAACTATATATAACTATTTTGTACATGGTGCGGCACCAGAGGATTATCTGAAAACTCAAAATAATATCTTTGATTATTGTGGAGGTGTTAAGATAAAAGGTGACTGGTCATTTCAAGAAGAAAAAGTAGAGAATGGTGAATATCAAGTATCAAAGCTCCAGCAAACAATCAGATATTATATATCTGAGAGAGGGAGCAAGATAGTTAAAAAGAATAACACAGATGGAAGACAAATACAAGTTCAAAGTGGTAAGTGGATGCAGACTGTTTTTATTAACTATGTAGAGAAACCATTTGAAGAGTATTTAGTCAATCCCAAGTTTTATCTAGAAAAGATAAATAAAGAGATTAAACAGTTAGAACCAATTATTAATCAGTTAAAATTATTTTAAGATGGCCGTAAGAACACAAAATTGTACAAAAGAATACTTAACTAGTATTCCATTACCAACTCATGCAGATAGCTATACAGTTATCTCGCATGAATTTGTCATTAATCATGCTAAAGAACAGTTAGAGTTCTATGGTTTTGAGATTGAGAAAGAAGCATATAAAGCTAATGCAGATGGATCTATTGCTCAAGGTATTTACTATTTAAACTATGCAAAAGATCCTGAAGTTGGGATGATGTTTGCCTGGTCTAATAGTTATAACAAGCAAATGAGATTTAAGTGTGCTATTGGTGGTTATGTTTTCATATGTATGAATGGTGTAGTAACCGGAGATATGGGCTCATGGGGAAGAAAGCATCTTGGAACTGCAGATGTTGAAACAGTTAAAACTATCATTGATCAAATCAGTAATGCTAATGTGTACTTTGATAGAATTGTCAATGATAAAGACATAATGAAAAAGATTACTCTTAGTGAAAGAAAACAAGCAGAAATGTTAGGTGTATTATTTGCTGAGTATGAGATACTTACAACTGAGCAAATGTCAACTGTTAAACAACAAATGGATAAACCAAGTTATGATTATAACTGTGAAGTAAATTCATTATGGGCATTTTATAATCATGTTACTTATGCTTTAAAGAAAGCTCATCCAAGAAACTGGATGGATGACCAGAGAAAGTTTCATTGGTATATTGCAATAGAGTTTGATTTAGTTAACTTTACTGAGGATATTGAATTAGAAGAAGTTGATCCATTAGCATTAAACTATGGTGAACCTGAGAATCAGTTAAATATTCTTACTGAGATAGAAAGAGTTGAAGAAAATACAGGATTTAGTCAACTTGCACAAGATGCTCATGATTTTGAAGAGTTCATAGCAAATGAGATGCGTGAATCAATTATATATGAAGATCCAGCAGGTAATACTTTTGAAGTACCGTTACTTGAAGTTGAGCCAGAATCTGAATTAGTTTTACCAACTACTGATCAGATTATCTTTGAAGGACTTAGAGCTGCAGATGAAGCTAAAGTTAAAGCAATAGTTGAAGTAGAAGAGGTTAAAGCTACTGAAACTAAGGTAGTTGATGACTTTGACTTTAATTTTGATGACACTAAAGAAGATACATTAGGAGGAGAATTCTTCCTATAAAGACACTTGCTCCAAGGGAGTATAGTTAAACAAATATATCAATCAAGGGATGCAGAAATGTATCCCTTTTTTTTATCTTTACAAAAATTAAAATTATGAAAATACAGTTAGAGGCAGTAAAGAATTTCCATGAGGGATTTCAACAAATAAATGGTACTGAGCCATTATTAATAAGTCATGATGAAGTTCAATTAAGACATAGACTTATGGCTGAAGAGAATGATGAGTATATTCAAGCAGCTTTAGAAGGTACTGCAAGTGCAGATCAAAGACTGGTAGGTATTGCTGATGCATTGGGTGATCAACTCTATATTTTGTGCGGTACCATATTGAAACATGGAATGCAAAATATTATAGAAGATGTGTTTGCTGAGATCCACAGTTCTAATATGAGTAAATTAGACTCAGATGGTAAACCATTATTAAGAGAGGATGGTAAAATCCTTAAAGGACCTGGTTATTTTAAACCAAATCTTAAACAATTCATTAAATAATGGAGGCAATATTAAAATTTGATCTACCTGAAGAGGCAGATGACTTTGATAGTGCAGTTAATGGTTATAAGTTCAAACTTATACTATGGGATATGGATCAACACTTAAGATCAATTGCCAAGTATAGTGAGGATGGTGAAAAAGCTGAGATAGCACAAGAATTAAGGGATAAACTACGTGAGTATTTTTCAGAATATAATGTATCAATAGAATGAAAGCAAAATATAATAAGAAGACAGTTTATGTAAAGCGTATATCAAGTGATGGTGAATATGCTTTAGTAAGTTATGATAAAAGTAAACTTACAGGTTTATTTAAAGTAAACTTACCAGATTTAGAAGAGTTAAATATTAAAAGTTTAAAATAATTAAGGGAGAGCCACTACGGTTCTCCCTTTTTTTTTCTACTTTCCTTGACCTCTGTAACCTTTTTTATATAACTTAGATTTTTTCAGTTTTGATGTACCATTTTTAGAATGTATACCTGGTCTTGATACTTTTGCTGAAGCTCCTGCGCCTCCTGTTGTTTTACCTGTCATTGTATTTATTTTAATATTGTTGCATTAAATGATTTAACTGCAGCTGCAGGATCAAAGTTATAACCAGAGAAACCCATTAGTTTTAAAAAGTATGCCCAAGATTTATTATCACCTTTATTCCACACACCTTCATTTCTTTGATAGTTTAACTTTTCAGGATCCCATGTTAAGAAAAACTGATTAATAAATTTTGTCATTCTTTCAATTGAACTTACCATTGCAGTAGGAGATTTAACAGTACGATATGCATCAGGAGGAGATAAGTATGATGCTGTCTCAGAATTCATTCTTGTTATCTCATATAACATAAAATTGTATGCATAAGTATCATCATCATCATCACCAAACATTTTTGTTAAAATAAGTATCATTGCTGACGTACCTAGTATAATTGCTGCTTCAGCTAATGTTCTTTTAATTTGTGCTTTTTCAAATGGAGTATAAGTTGCCCAGTTTTTTAAAACATTTAATTTCATTTTAAATAAATCTTTCATCATTGTATGGTAAAATGTCATATAATACCCTTCAACTGCACTACCTAACTCTTGATCAGCTTGTAATCCTCCCCATCTTCTTTTATATCCCGGTATAAGATGTTTTCTATACATTAATACTAATCTACCTACTGAATACCTTTGTGCTGTACCTTTATCAAATTCATTATAAACCCCATGTAATTTCTTACTTATAGCATGCATTCTATTTTGTAAGTCAAGTCTTTTAGTATTTGTAAAATCTGTATGTTGTTCAATTTCTTTTACTCCATATTTAGTATATGCATCAAGTAATGATATTTCTTCACCAGATACATTATCTTTTACTTTAGTAGCATTCATTAAAGCAAACATTCCTGATACTTGTATTTCATGTTCACCAAAGTGCTGATTAAAGAATAATGTATCTGTTCTCATTAACTTAGCAAATGTACTTGGTGATACATTTCTACCATATTGATCTTTAAAGTTACCTTGCATTGGATCATATAGTCTTATCAATCTACCAACTAATGATTGTGGTGTTGTTTTACCAAAGTCAGATAAAAAGTTTACTAAATTTTTTGCATAGTATGCTTTACCTATTCTTAAATCTTTTCTGCTGAAAAACTCAGCTGAGTTTGCTTCAATAATTAATTGGATATTACCTTGTAAGTTATTTGCTACACCTTTTAGTAAATCCGCTGCAATACTTGTTAAAGCAGAATAACCCATTAATCCATTTGTAATCTTAGCAGCTGAGAATCCAAATATTTCTTGAGCTTTTTGAGTTTCATTGAAAACAATCATATCAATAAAAGCATCTACATGTTTTTCAGCATAACTTTCACCACTTTTTTTGATAAAAGACTTAATACCTAATTTATTTGCAAAAGCATCAAGTTTAGCAACCCCTTTAGAATTTGTTTCAGCAACATCTCTATCACCAATAATTACTTTAAAAAGATTTATTTCTGACTCAATATTATTTAATGCTTCATATCTATTTGCCATTGAACTAAAAAGTAATACTGATCTTACTAAATCTGTACTTACTTCATCAGCATCCATATCTTGAGTATAATAAACTGGTAAGAATTTTTTATCACCTTCAGAGAAATCTGCAATACCAAATCTAGTATCATCTGCTCTTATTGAAGTTGCATCTTTCCATGTATCTTTTAATACACCTTTGACATCTCTTCTTTCTTTAAGTTCTTTATGAATTGATGGTAATATGTATCCTCTCTTTTGTGCATCAGGTAATTTCTCTTGTGCTGTAAGATAAAGATTTAATAGATATTGATGATACTCCCCTTTTGCATTTTTAGGTTTATCATTACTATCATATAAATCTGTCCATTTACTATTAATATAATCTTTGGAAGGTTCACTGAACTCTCTCATGTATACTTTTGTACCATCATTTTTAATAAGTAAAACAGATTTGTGCCACTCATCATATTCTTTCTCTGTTAATACACCTGCAGTTTTAAGTTTATCTTTTTCTGCAATAATTTTATCTATCTCTTCATCACTTTTCTTTTGAGCATTTTTAGCATACCACTCAGCCATGATAGTTTTTTTATTTGCATCATGGTTTGCTTTAGCTTTTAACTCTTCTCTTGTAGGATTTTCACTTAATATTGGTCCTTGCCATGCATCACGTTCAGCAGTATGATATTTACTCATATCATATTTTTGAACAAAGGCTTTTCTCTTAGCCATAACCTTATTACCTTGTTTATCTTTACTATGAACCATTAAATCTTCATAGATACCTTCATTAAACTTAGCAGGATTATCTCTATTTGCAGCAGTAGCAGCATTATATTTATCAAACTCTTTACCAGCAATTTCTAATATATCATCATCTTTTAATCTTGCACCTTCTAATTCAGTTTTAATTACTCTTGCAAACAAACCTAAAGAAGCATCTTTAGAAGATATTAGTGGGCTAAACCAAAAATCAAGCATACCTTCATCTTCAGATGCAAATTTTAATAGATCTTCCATTGACTCTTGAGTAAGTGTAAAAGACTGAAATTTTCTTATTCTATTAGTAAGTCTTTCTATCTCTTTCTCATTAGGTTTTGTTGAGTTTTTTGCTTCAACAAGTTTTTTCATTAATGCTTCAGTTTCTTCTTCAACTTGTTTATCAATACTTAATGATTTATAATTAAGTAAAAATGAGGCCATTAAAGGAATACCATTTTGAATATATTTTTGTTTAACAGTGTCTCTTAATTCAACAGCTTCTTTTAACATTTTTTTAATTGACTTTGTATCACCTTCCTGTACTTCATTTGATTCAGAAGAAAAATAATTATAAATGTCTTTTTTACTAATCTCATCTAATATATTATAACCATTAACAAATGTATTAATAGCTGTTAACTCTTTAATAATATTCTTTTTAAACTCTGGTGTACCATCATCAACTTTATTAATAGTGGCTTGCATTCTTTTATAAATATCTTGAGACTTATTATAAGTGTCTTTAATAAACATTGTAATTGCATCAATGCCATCTAAAACCTCAAACTCTTTAATAAGATTTTCTTGTTTTTTCTCTTTATATGATTGATTAGGTATTTTTTGTTTTTTAAGTGCATCTAGTTGATTTCTTAAATAAACTCTAATATCATCAACCATTTTTGATATATCATCTTTTTTTTCTTCAGGTTTTAATCCTTCAAGTTCTTCTGGTATATAGTTTATTTCTTCATTTAATATATAACCATTTTCTGGATCATACCACTCTTCATAAGCTTTTTGCTCATTTCCATTACTTTTTTCTAGTAAATCAATCCATTGTTTACTAGTTTTAATTGGGCAGCTTATTCTTAACATATGTTTTTTAATATTTTACCTATTATATTATTTAATTCTAATTCAGTAGTTATTCTACCTAGATCATCAAAGATATCATTTATATCAATACCTTTTTCAGCAAGTAATGCCTCAGTATATGGATGCATCATTGTATTTCTTACAAAATCATCATATACTTTATTATCATAAGGTACTAAAGATTCTATTGGTTCTACAATTTGCATTGTATCTAGATTAAGGTATCTCTGTAAAATAAAATTATTACTTGGATCAATTAGATCATATGTACCATTATCATTTAATATTGCTTTTGTACCCTTTATTAAAATAACTTTAGGTTTAGAACCAGTTTTTTCTAATTCATTTTTATATGCAGTTTGAATAGCATATTCTTCTTCTACTTCTTCAGTTTCACTTACTATTGTTTCTGGATTTGGCTCAAATAACTCATCAACTTCTTTAGTTTCTTCAATGCTTGTATCTAGTTCACTACTAAGTTCATCATCTAGTTGATTTTGCAACTCTAATGCTTCAGTTACTACTTCTTCAAATACTCTATCAGATATATCAACTTTAGCTATGTTATCACCAAATTTTTCAACTTTAGATAAGTTACTCCAGCGGTCATTTATCTCTGATGACCGCTTTTGAGCTTCTTTATATGAATGTGTTGCATCTCTGTATCCTCCTAGTATTTTATCAATACTATTATTTAATTCTTCTTTTATTGCTATTATGCAGGCCATAGTATTAATATTTTTTAATTAGCAAGATTTTTTATATGGTGTTGCTCTATCTAATATAATTTGTTTAGTTTCAGTATTATTAACTGATTCTTTACCTAAATTAGTTTTTCCTGAACCAAGTATTGTATTATCTGAAAGTATATAATAATTAGAATTGTTAAAGTTAGACATTCTTAGTGTACCATCTTGTAATTCCTTTCTAATATTTACTTTATTCATAATAGTTTTATCAGTCAACTCATCACCATTTGCAAAGAACATTTTTCCATCAGGTTTAATAGTAAATGTATATTGATTAATGCTTATTAATCTATCTTCTACTTTTTCTACTACAACTTCACTTGTCTGTCCATCTGGTACATCTTCAATTACTGGAGCTTGTCTTTTTGCAACTGTTTGTATTTTTTCAAGTGCAGGTAAATTTGGATAAATCTTTTTAAGTTCAGCATGTAGTAGAGTTGATAGTTCCTTTCTATTTTTTTCCCATCTGTTTAAATCAAACTCAGGCGTACCATATATAGTATTTAGATCTCTGAATTGTTTTTCTACAAGTAGTATTAAATCTTTCATTTTATCAGAGCTCTCAGTAAGAACAGTATCAAGTACATCTTTACTAACTCTATAATTATTTAGTAAATCCTCAATTTTAATAAATAATGAATTAAATTTACTAGCAGGTATGACTGCTTTAAGTTTTTCATAAGGTATTTTATAATTATAATCAAGTACTTCACCTACTGGAGTTTCTTCTTGAGCAGGTCTTGTTGCAATAGGTCCTACAATATAATTATTTACATTAGGATCATTAGCAATCATCATACGTGCTATCATATTAAATGTAGCAGTATTCATTCCATTTTGGATAAACTTTCTTGATGCTGGTTCAACTATTTCAAAATATGTAGTATCAGGAAGAACATAACTAAGGCCATATTTAGTATTACCTACTCCATTTTGTAAAATAGACATAAGTGGTAATGTTTTGAACATATCAGATATCTCTTTATTCTTAACTGGATCTTTTACTTTGATTACATTATCATCAGCAAGATCAATTAAGTTTTGGTGATATGCACTAGCTAATTCACCTTTTACTACAGCTTTATTATTTAAAGTTAAAACAGATATTTGACTCTTGAATTTTTTAGTTACAGGATCAAATATATTAACAGGTACATCTGTTATTTGTTCTAATACAGAGTATAATTCTTTTAAGTGAGTATTTTCACTTAGCATACTCATAAAGTTAGTTACAAATTCTTGATGATCTAGTGATGTTAATGACTCTGGTACGCCAGGATAAGACTCACCTCTAGTTACTATTTGGTTTAATTTATTTTGGTATATAAAATTAACCAGGGCATTCTTATATGAGGATATAAAATTAGTTACACCTTCAGCACCTTCGCCAAATTTAGCAGGAACATTGTTATTTTTAAGGTAATCAAGTAAATAATCAGATACTCTCTTATCATCAGTTAATGGAAATAATGGTTCAACTAAATCTTCAGTAAGTGTATTATCAAAGAAAGATCCAAGTATAGATTGATTTCTTAGTTTACCTACTAAATCTGTCTCTACTTTAGATGACTCAGCTAACATATCTAATCCAAGACGTTTTTGCATTATCTCTTGAATAGTTTTTGAAGTAGTAGTATCTGGATTTGATTGTCTTTTAAGATCAGCAATACCCTTTATCTGTTTTTCAAATTCTAAGTAATGTAAGAATGCTGCAATTGCCATTGGACTTGACATATCATTATTTTCAACTATATCTTCTAATTCAGATAGGTTAAATTTATCAATACCTTCAGTTGCTGCTAAAGCTACATCTTTATAGTTTGCATTTGATAATGGGTGATAAAACTCATCTGTAGGATCAGCAATTATCTCTTTAAGACCTTTTGCTATTCTATCTTTATTTGCTTTGTATATAATGTCACTAATATCAGTTTGTCTTAAAGTAGCTTGAAGAGCATTGTATTTTGCACTTTCATCTATACCAGTTATTTTTCCTATAAGATTAGCATATGCACTATCATATAATCTTTGTTGATTTGCATATTCTTTTACTAAAGGTTGAGATACAAAGTATATTGCTTCTCTCTTTGGTACACCAGCTTTAAGTAAGTTTAATAACATTGGTACTATTTCTTTATTAGCTTGAATAAAGAATATCCATGCATCTTTCTCAACATCTACAGATCCATTCATCAAGTGTGAAATTAAATCTGCAATCTTATCTTGACCATCTTCACTGTTAATACCTGATAAAGAAATTCTACCATCATCCATTTTATTATGAGAAAGTAATAATCTCATTTCATAATTTACATTTGGATCCTCTTCATATTTTTTAGTTTTTTTATTTTTTATTAAACCTTTATATGTTTTTGGAAGAGCAGCACCTAATGATGTATATAATGGATTTAATGCATTCTCAAGTGCAATAATACCTAATACATCTTTACCAACCATGTTAGCCTCATGCTTATGTAAGTTATAACCTACTTCTAATACATTTGTAGGGCTAATAGATTTATATCTACTGTATTCTGGTAGTAAATTTACTAAGTCATCAGCTATATCTTTCATCAAGTAAGTATCATTAGGTCTTACTAATGTAGCATAGTTATCAGGTAGTTGTAATATACCTCTGATAGAATCAATTAATCTATTTTCTAAAGCCGCTTTTTGTAACTTGATTAATCTTGTTATATCAGCTTTATCACCTTTCTTTTTAGCTTCAGCAATAAGTTTATCTAAAGCTTCAGTATCTATACTTGACTCAATATAATTACCTGATGCATCTATATTAGGCATGAAAGTAGTAAGCTTATCAACGTCAAAATCGGCACCTGACTTAGCTACTATTTCTGATGGAGGAATAATGATATTACCTGCAGCTGGATCCAAGAAATGATATACTTCCATAAACTCCATAGAGTTTAATCCTTGTACTGGGATCCTCACAGCTGTCATAGTGATTGCTTTACGGTTATTACCTTTATTCAACCACTCATCATTCTTGATCATGTCATTTAATCTAACTATTGTACCAATAACTTCTCCGTCATTGTGTTTAAGATTTAAAAGATTATTAAAGTCACCTTGTAATGCAATAGCAACTTTCATTGCAGTTGTATTACCTGAAACAGATGCAACATTAGGTTTTTTACCATCAATAATTGCTTCTAAATAATCTATTTCAATTCTTAAGTTATTTTTGTTAGTATCAGTATAGTATTTTGCTTGATCTGCTAATACTTCTTTTTTATTTTTAAGAGTTTCACTAAGTTTTTCTTTGCTGTAATCTTTATACTTATTATTAAGATCAATAGACTCTGGATAATAAAATGGTAAGTTATTACTACCTAAGTATTTTTCTATTTCTGCAGTTTGTGCTTTATCAAATTTAAAACCTGAATCCCACAATCCATTAGACATAGCACTTGCTACTTGTACTAATGCTTCTCCTTTTACTTTTTGTTTTACTATTCTTTTCTCAACAAGAGATGTAATCATTTTTTCAATGTCTCCTGAAAGTAAGTGTAATGATAAATCTTTTGTAATCTTGTTGTTTGTACCAACTTGAATATAATCAATTAAGTGCTCTGGTATTTCTTTTCTTTCAAGTTCTCTTTGAACTACATCCATAAATTTAGATACATCACCACTTACATATTTACCATTTACTTTTTCATACCCAATTTCTTCAAGTAATTCTTTTTTAAGAATATCAGTATAATCATCAACAGCTTTTTCATATGCTTTAACATATGATGTATAATCTGAATTTACTATTTTACCTTTTTCATATAAACCTTCAAGTATAAGTTTTCTCAACTGAGTTGCAAATACTGTTTTAGATTTATATTTATCTGGTACTGCAGTAACATTCTTAAGATTCTCTAAATAGATTGTATTTGGAGTAAATTGTATATCTGATTTTAATGTTTTTTCAACACCAGCGTCATCATAAATTTTATCAGCAGCAGCTTTCCCATCTTCATCTACTTGAGAAGTAACACTACCAACTTTAGATCCTGTTTGAAATGTAAAGTACTGTATGTTATTTTTCATCATTTGATGGTGTAAAGACTCTAAGTCAGAACCTTTAAACACAGATGGTATCAATGGCATCAATGCAAACTTATGCATTGCATTAACTGGTAATGTTGTGTTAGCTAAATGACCAAAGTGTTGTAATTTATATACAGGAAAGAAGTGAGTAATGTCTTCAGCTTTAACTGGTTTATTATTAACTATGTCCTGAAATAATCTTTCTTGATCTGCTGACCAACTTTTTTCAGTTAATTTTAAAGTACGGTAAGCATCAAAAGTAATAAAACCTTGACCATCACCTTCTTCCATACCTGAATAAGCTTTTAATTCTTTCTTTAATCTTTTATCAATTTCTGATTGAGCTAATCCTCTTTTAGCATAGTCATCTCTTAATGCTTTTTCAATATGGTTAACATAGATTGAATTTCTTTTTATATCTTGAGCAATTGTAGTATTATAAGTACCATTATAGTTAAAAACATTATAATCAGGTCCAAATTCTGATAAAGTAGCAAGTTTAGCACCATATGATGTACTTGCAATTAAATCACTGTTAATGAACATTTGAGTATATACATCAGTCATAAAACCTCTACCACCTGAAGTAGAACCTGTATTTCTTTTATGCATTTCTTGTTTTGCATGATTATATTGTACTATATCACCATATATTAAACTAGCTGTTTCAAAATTATGAATCCATGCATTCATAGTGTGCGCCTTAATAAGCATTTGCTCTTCATCTTCAGTAGATAACTCAAATTTTTTCAACTTATTATGTAAAGCAGGGTCTATCCATTTAGATTTTTGAAAATCTTTTTGGTTAACATAAGTCTGATCATTAAAGTATTTAGTTACTTGCTTAGTAATATCTTCCTTTAACTTAGGATCTGACTCTAAATAATCAATAAGATTACCGTCTTTTACTTTATCAATTATTTCATTTTTAGTTTTATCTGTTAATACATTATCAAATGCAGTGAAAAACTCACCAGCCATTCCAATAACTGTTTTACCATCAGCAGATTTAATCTCTCTATTATAACCTACATACTTTTTATACTCATCTCTATTAGATCTGATTTTTTGTATTCTGATTAACTCAGCTTGTATATAACCTAAAAAGATATTATCTACTGCAAACTGATCTGCATTTCCATTAGGAGCAAATTGATCAATATCTACATATAGTTTAAGCTTAGATGACTTCATACCAAATGAAGAAGACTTAGATGCATGTCTCATAAATTCTTGAAAACCTGATTTTAACATCATGTTTAATTCTTGAATATATTTACTATGAACATCTAAAGATGTTGTATTTGCACCATCTCCAGTATCTACCATTTGTGTACCAGATACCATTACAAGGTCTAACTTAGCATTTCTTCTTCTATCCCATGTACCTTCTTGAGCTTCAAATATACTTCTTAGTAACTGTGACTGTTCTGTAAATCCATTAATAGTTGGGTTTAAGTAACGCATGTATTTATACTTAGGTTCAAGCCATAAATCTCTACCATTAGATACAGTATTAATAGCATCAACAATAAGTGATACTGTGTTATCTTCAATGAACTCATTAACAAGATTCTTCTCAGCATTTAATACACTGAAACTAGCATAGTTTGTACCAAATTTACTTTGTAGTCTAGCTAAGTTTTGCATTACTGTTTTTTCACTTTCAACCTTTTTATATATGCCTTCAGGTATTTTACCATATAATGCATCTACTGGGTTTGCTAAGAACTTATTAATAAATTCTTTTTGATCTTTAGTTGCTTTAGGATCTTTTTGTAATTTATGAATTGCTTTTGTAATATCAAGTAAATAAGGTATACCATATTTTTTTGTATTGTTACCTAATTCATCTTTTATACTTTTTAAATCTTGTAAGTCTATACCTAGTGCATTAGCAAAAGCAATTTGTTTTTGTGTTGTATCCACATTAGGGAATTCGCTTACTACTTTATCAATTTTTAATACAGATTTATTATCATCAGTTTTACTAATATATTGAGTTTCTGCAGATGAATTAAAATCACTTTTAAATTTATTTATAATGTTTTTAAACTCAATTGATGCATCAGTTACTTCAGATTTATAACCACCAGTTTCAGCATCCTTATCAACAGTTAATTGAACATATCTTAACTGAGTCTTTTTAAAGTCTTGCCAGAATGCAGCTTTGATATTAAACTCCTCAATAGTATCAATTGTTCTTGGATTTGGTATTTTAGTATTAATAAGTTGACGTAACTCAGGATACAATTCTGCACCTGCAACAAGTTTATCATACATTATAGATGGATCTTTTTCACCACCAATTACTTTAGTAACTATATTCCATGTTTTACTGAAATCAGCAAGCTCAGGAAAACCTAATGGTCCTGTTACTGTATTACCATCAACTTGTTTAAATAAACTTTTTATAATATAAAGAGTTTCTTTCTCAGCTAATTGTAGTAAAGATTTTTCACCTACTTCATTTTTTGATACTGCTTCAGATGAATCAACATTTTCTGGTGCACTAACATCAGAATCTAATTCTCCCTCTTCCTCAGATATCTCAATATATTTTTGTTTGATTAAATCAAATGTACTATTGTCTTTATGAAATGTAAGTGCAGCATCCCAATTATCTAGTGCTGCATTAATGATTCTTATTTTATCATTTAATACTGCTCTTTTATTAAAGTCTTCATCAGGAGTATTATCTAATTCAGCATTAAAGTTTTCAAGTTTTTTTTCAAATTCTTTTTTTACTTCTTTATATGCAATTGCTCTAGCTTTATCATTTGCTAAAATATAAATAGTACCTGATTTATTTGACTTAATAAGATTACCTGCTGCATCTTTAACATTGTTTACACGGGCTTCTTCTCTTTTATTATATACCTGATCAATAAATACAGACAAAGCTGAGTCAAGTTGATTAGATACTTTAAGACTATCTTGGTAATTTAATACTAATTCTTTTGTCTCTGTATTTACAACTCCTCTAGCTCTGTTTAGTTTATTAAACATTGCATTATCAACAAGTGGAGTATACTTGTTTAAAAGTTTAGGATTTTTACTTGCAAAAAATAGTTTCTCAAATAACTCATCTTTAGTATTACGTTTACCAAATAATGCTTTAATAAAGTTCCAGATTTTTCTGAATAAACTATTTCTTGTTGGTCCATCTTTTATAGTTTTAGGATCTTTTGCATAATCTCTAAAGTCTTCAGCAAGTATTTCTTCTACTTCAAGTGGAGAAAGATCATAGTTATTTAATCTTTTTCTTGTCTCAGCATATAACTTAGTCTTTTCATTCTTAGTTAAATATAACTGAGAGAATGCATGCCAAGATTCATGATATAAATCTACAGCAGAACTACCAGTAGCAGTATCTAATTGTATTGCTGTATCTTCTAATCTTTTACCTGCTATAATAAATCTTGCATAAACATCAGAGTTAACAATATTAGCTATGTGCTCAAGTTTAATTAGCTTAGATAATGGAGATGTAGACCACCATTCTTTTGCAGCATCAATCTCTTCTTGAGTTACATTATTTGGTAACTTACTAGATCTAGGTAACATAGATAATAAATCATCAATACCTGTATTATCTTCAGTTGTGATTACATCTTTTGGACTTGTAAATTCTTTATCAGCTTTTACAGTATTTTCTATTTTTTCTTCTTTAGTTTTTTCTTTTTTAACAGCAGTGTAATCAGTTTCACTTACTTGACCAATCTTTTTATTGTTTGAATCATATATTGATACTATATTAGTAATCTCAGGAGATATATCACTAACTATAAATGTTAGAGGATCACCTGACTTTATATTTTTTGTTGATATACCCTTTTCATATCTACCTTCTATAATTACACCATCAATTGTCATTAAAAATGTAGCATCAGTAAGAGACTTGCCACTTAATATAGTACCAGATAGTTTGTCATTTACTTTAAGTTTTGCAACTAATTCAGCTTTTCTTATAGCAATACGTGATGTTACATCAGCATTAACTTCTTTTTCAGATTGTCTAAGACTTTCTATAAAATCATTTGAGACTTGAAATATAAAGTATGGGTTAGTTGTTTCACCTTTTTTAGTAACCGCTTTCTCTGATGTACCAGTAATTTTTAAGTTTAAATTATAAAGAAATTTTCTATAAGATTGTGCTTCAAGTTTCTTACTTGTAATGTTATATGTATAAAATGGTTTTTCACCAGTTAATAAGGATTCATTAAAATTTAAATTAGTAGCAAATGTTTTATCACCACCATCTAATATTGTCTCTTTAAGTAAACTATCAATAATAATTTCTTCAGCATTTTTATCAGTTAAAATTAATTCTTCAGTAGTTTTAGATACATCAGGATTTGTTCTATATAATATTTTTAATGTATCTGTAGTTTCATTATAGTTTACAAATAGTTTTCTTCTTTGTGTTGTAATTGCATTTGATGAAAACTGTAAATAAAAATCATTTTTTTGTCTATTAGATAATTTAGGATCTAATAATACAGCTGCAATTTGCTCAATATATTCTTTACCTAAGTTAGGTCTATCAATTTTATAAAACACATCACCAATATATACAGCAGCCATTGAGTTTTTATCACCAGCTAATATCTGAATTTTCATATCTTGATATGGTACTTTAAACTCAGTCAATAATGATTCAAGTGTTGTTGATTCACCAATACTAAATATATCTGCAATACCAGCACTAACTCCTGATATATCTAATAGTATACTCTTATCACCAGCACGTACTTTATCTCTTAATGTTTTTAATTCAGTGAAAGCTTCTTGTTGTTGTTTCTCAACTGACTCAAGCATTTTTTCATATGTAGTACCTTGTGTTTTTATCCAAGATTCAACACTCATTTTAACTTTATTTGCAGCTCTTTCAATTAAATCTGTAGGAGATAGTATTCTATCTTCTTCACCATATATATCTGTTACTCTTAGTTTATCAGAACCTTCAACATTTCTTACATCTCTTAAGAATTGATATACTGGCTTACCACCATTTTCTTTAGACAATATAGAACCTTCTTCATCAAAATGTAATGTGTTTCCATACTCATCTGATAAAACTAATACAACAATATCTTTAGCTTGAGTAACATTTGGTTTAGCAGTACCTTTATCTACCATACTATTACTTCTAATAATATGTGCAACAGTAGTTGGATCTAATGTCTCTTCACCATTAAGACTTGATAACATTTTAGGTCTAAGTTTAATAACTCTACCTCCATATGTTAATGGACTTAGTGCAGTATCCTGTTTACCTTCTAATCTTATTCTTCTTATTGTTTTATATATTCTAAACTTGTTAGGGTCCTTTTTCTCTTTACCAAGTTTATCTTTATCATCAGGAGTTCTTGGCTCAAGTTCTTGCATAGTGGATGAAAAGGCATCACTTGCTTGCCATCTAAATGGATCATTGATAATCTCATCTAATTCTTCATCAGTAACAGTAGCAGGATCATTAATAATATTTTTTTGAATATCAATTTTAACCATTAAGTCTTCTATAGTAGCTGTTGGTCTAAAATAATTTAGTGTTTTAAGTAAACCGTTTTCAGTATCTCTAAACTCATCAATCAATTTTTGATTAGCATCTAAAGAAAAATCAAGACCTGTTAATGCATCTTGATCTCTAGCTTCTTTCATAAGAGTAGGTACAATTTGTAAAAAAGTAGATGCAACATTAACATCTTTTTTCTTTTGTATCTTCTCAAATAAATTAGTCATGAAAGGCTTAGGGTCAAAAGTAGTACCAGCTTCTTTTGCAAGTAACATCTCTTTATATATAGCCTTGTATAAGTTTTCAACTTGTGCTTCTTTTAAGGAACAGTTTAATTTCATAGTATTAACAATCTAAATCATTTAATAAATCCTTGTAAATATCAGCTAATGTTTTATTATCAGCTTTTGTTTGTGCTTTTGTTATAGCATCATCACTTTTAATAAAGTTTTTTACAACTTTACTTGACTCTGCTATTATGTTTTTATCTATTGCATCAAGCTTTTTATCTGCTTTTTCAGCAGTTTTTGCTTTCTCAATAGGTTTAGTAGTAATATGTTTATCTAACTCAGACAAAGATACGGTTTTTTGTCTTTTGTTATATGTAAATACTATACCATCTTTTTCTTTATTATATCCTTTTACAGTAACTTCAGCACCTACATCAGCAAAAACATCATCTTCATTTTTACCAAAGATTGTATCTTTAACAATTACTTTATCACCACTTTTAAGTTCAAGTTGAGATACCTTTGTAACTGGTTTTTCTTCTTCAACAATTGTAGGTGTTTCTTCAGTAGCAGTTTCTTTTTTAGTAAACACCTCAATTGGAATACCTTCTTGAAGTATTTTTGTTAAGTCTTCTTTAGAAAGCTGTCTGTAGAATTCAGATTTATAACCAAGTATACCTAGTTTAGTTTTATCTTCATCACTTAATTTTACTTCAGTAGCTACTTTAAGACCAGGTTCAGCAATCTTAATTTTTTCATCAATTTTAGACTTAATCTTATTAAAGTCAGGATCAAGTTTGAAATACCACTTATCAAGACCAAGTAATTCTTTACGTGATGGCTGATTTACAGAAGAAATTTTATACTCTTTTGTATTTATTGTTATCTCAATAGGCATGATGTTTATTTCAGCATCAAGTCCTGTCATCTTTTTCAACAATCTAGCATAAGTATATTGTTGCAAAGTGTAGTCTTCAATTTTATTTAACCCTGATTCAGTTTTTTCTACAAAACCAGTCCATTTTTCTTGAGTACCAGTTTTAAAATCAATTATTTGTAATTTACCTTTTGCATCAATTAATAGTAAATCAATCTCACCAGCTATACCAGTTTCTTCATCAAATACTTTAATGTTATTAGCTAATACATATAATTCACCTGAATCTATTTTTTGTTTTAATGGTCTAATAAAACTATCTGCTCCAAATAATTCATCATAAGCTTCTCTAGAAATCTCTGACTCATCAAACTCTGGTACTTCACCAGGGGTAAAGAATTTTCTTAATTGGACATCTACATAGTTACCGGCTTTTCTAGTATATTCATATGCATTATCTGCTATGTATTTTTGTATTACAAGTAATAATTCTTTTTTATTTTTAAATGCTGTACCGTCTTCACTTACTAATAAATCATTTAAGTACTCTCTAAGATTATCTGATGATGAATTAACACCATCAATAGTATCTTTTGTATATCCAAATCTTGATTCTTTAGTTAAAGTAGCATCTAATTCATTTATAAAATCATCAATACTAATTTTATTAAAACCAATTTTATTAATTGTATCATCAAATGCATTAGCAATTATAGTTCTACCATTATATTTAAATAAACTTGTTTTAAAGTCTTGTAAGAAATTAGTTACTCTTTTTAATTCAGTACCATTGACCTCATAAAAATTCTCATTTTTCTTCTTAATCTTTTTCTGTTCAGCAATTAATTTTTCACCTAAAGTCTTAATGATCTCTTGTACTTCTGGAGTAAACTCTTTTTTCTTACGTGATGCAATTAATTTTTCAAACTTGTTGATTAAAGTAGAAATACTCTCTTTTTTAACCACCTCATTTTCAGCATCTCTTTGTAATTTTAATTGATCAGCTAATGCACTTAATTTTTCAGTAGCATATTTTGAAGTATTAACAGTTTTTTTACCAAGTTGAAAATCAAATTCATCAATCTCACCTGACTTTTCTTTATTAACTTCCTCTTCATTTTTTGTATTATAAGTATCAATGATATCTTTTGCAATAGGATTTTTTAATATAAAATTAGAAAACATTATCTCAATGTCTTCATCTTCTAAATCTAGTGTATCAGTTGCTGATCCCTCTTCAGATTCATTATAGGCATCTTGTAATTGCTTATATAAATCTTTAGGTAATTGATCAAGAGGTGTATTAATAGAATATAATTTTAACTCATTGGTATCTTTATCAACATTATACTTAGCAATTACTTCTTGTTTAAGCTTGTTATATTTTTCATTAATAACTTTTACTTGTTCTGGATCTGGTTTAAGTTCAAGTTTATAAGTAGTAAATTGAGAGAATGTAGCTTTAACATCTTTAATAGATATTATATCACCATTTTTATCATCATTTCTTAAACCTTCTTCAGAACTGTATAAAGTAATTATATTACCATTTTCAGCATCAGTAATATCTACAAATTCACCTAATGCAACTTCAACAGCAACATCTTTGATTGTTAAACCATCTTTTTTAACTGTAGTACCTTTAGTTTTTACTACAATTGTTTCTAGTCCATCAATCTCACTTTTTTCAGCAGCATTGAGTTTATCAATTTGTATTTGTAACTTTTCATCAAGTGACTCTTTGGTTACATTATTTTCTCTTAATGTTTTTGCTTGGAATAATAAGAAGAATAAACTTTTATATCTATCACTACCAATTGGAATAACTTGTTTAGTTGTCTCATCAAAAAACTCTTTAGGTGGTACACCATTTTCCATAAAGTCTTGAAACTGCTCAAGGTCAATGAAAACATTCATATCAGCTAATCTATTTAATATCTCATTATTTTCAAGTGCTGACATTTGTTTATTAACCATATCAACATAATAATCAGATCTATTATTATATAGGTTAGTCATCCAAGTTTTAGTCTTATTAACATTATCCATGAATCCTTGTGGATCATGTAATAAATTAATTTGTTCAACAAGTCTTTTAGATTCTTTAGATAATTCATAATAGTCTTTAAGCGTTACAAAACTATCATCTATATCAGTATCAAATATATATGATGAATCAATACCATTTGTATTTTTTAAATAGTTTTTATATGATATTTCTAATTTAGAATCTAATAGTCTTTTACCTGTTTCTGCATCAAGTATGTGTTCAATTTCTGAATCTGTTAATTCTGCACCAAATGCTTCTTTAAATTGTGATTGATTTGCATTTAATATTTGTACTTTTTCTTCATCAGTTAAATTCTCAAGATTGTTTTTCTTTTTTATCTCCTCAAATACTGCTTCAGCAATTTTAACTTTAGGAGCTCTTGACTCATATTGATCATGTGCATCAGCAAATTCTTCAAGTGCAGCAACTCTTTTTTGTTTTTTAATTAAGTCTGCTTTAGATCTTGAATCAGTTGCAAGTTTTAAACCTTCTATTTCTGAGTTAAGTAAATCTACTTCATTACCTATATTAGATGGATCCAATATAAAATTCATGTCTAACTGAGACATGTTTTTCATTGAAGGGTTATTTAAAATACTACCAGAGATATCTGTCATTCTCTTAGTAGTATTCATAAATGCATGATTATTAAAAACGTAAGCTTGTACCCCGTTTCTCCAAGCACTATGAAACATATCTGCATCTTCATATTCAGGAGTACCTTCTTTATAATTACTTAAATCAACAGGATTCTGAAATCTGTCATTTGCATAATTAAAAGCTTTTTCTACTGAGTCAACATTAGCTAGTATACTATCAATTTTTTCTTGTTGATTAGCACCTGCACCTTTTTCAAAACCAAATGCCTCCTCATATTCTTCTTGAGTTAAGTCTTTAAATGATGCAATATGATCTTTAAAGTAGTTAAGTGTATCAGTATTTAATGCTGTTGATACTTGAGTAACAAATGCTTTACTTAGTTCATCTTTTGCTTTTTTAGTATCTGCATCATCAGTATCTGTAACAACATTATTTTGTGTACCATAATTAAATATTCTTGAGTTAAAGAATTGTGATGGGGTATTATATAATGCTGTTAACTGTGCAGCTACATCTTTACCATGTTTTTCTCTTGTTGTTTTATACTCTTGATATTTTTCTTTATTAAAAGTATTATTATATCCATAGTCTAAACCACCTTTTACAGCATTTAATCCTCCTGAAAAAATACCCATTAATAAACCAGAAGAAAATGTTTCAAAACCTTGAGCTGAGAATTGATTTTTTACACCATCATACATTAATGAACTAAGTCCTCTATTGTATAAGTGTGCTCCTAATTCTTTATTCTTATATGCATCCATATAATACTTCTCATTAGCTGCAGAAATTACATCTTGTAAACTTTCTTGTAAACCTTCTACTAAGTTACCTTTAAGATATTTACCTACTATTTTAGCAGAAGTTAATACTGGAGCTTTTTTAAATCCTTTAAGTGAATTTTTAAATGAGTCTTCAATATAATTAAATGTACCAGTAGCAACCTTTTTACCTTCACCAAATGTTTTTTCAAGTACAACTTTACCACCTTTCATAGTGTATACATCATCAATCTTAGATTGTAATGCTCTTTTAGATACACCAGACTTTAATAAATTAGGAAGAACAACTTTATTTGATACAAGAATTAAAGCAGTATTCCACATCAATGTGTTCATACCTGCTTCTTTTGCAATTTTAGTCATTCTGTATTGCTCATCATCATTTGGTGCTCTTTTATTCTTTAAATAAAATGCATCATAAGCTTTATCATATACAGCATTATCAGTCATACCACCTTCAAGACGGGCTTCAGCTAATGCCATATTAATATTTCTTACATCTCTAAATAAACCTCCAGCAGTTTTACTTGTACTTTGTGCTAATCTAGCAAAGCCAGTTAAGTTATCAGCATTTTTACCAATACCAATAGCGGCATCAAATGTATTTTCAAATGGATTTAAAAACTTACCTATCTTACTTGCACCAATATTTTCTGCTGCTTTCCACATTTTTCTAGCACCATTGATATTATTTGCTTCTTTAAGTGTAGTATTAACAGCTTTATAACCATCCATTGCTAAGCCAATTGCATCACCAACTTTACCAAGTTTTCTAGCATTATTTGCTGTAGCTGCAAATAAAGAACCACCACCAGTTAATGGAGCAAGTAACATTCCTGCACCTTCTTCTAATATTGACTCAGCAATAATACCTGCTGTATATGTAAAACTCATTGCAGTATTACTAAAGAATGCTCCCATTCCTTTTTTAGATGACTGTCCTATAGCTGCTGCATTCTCATATGCTCTTGCATCTTCAGTATCAGCACTAAAATCACCTTGCATCATTTTTACTAAACTCTTAGGACCAGCAACAAAACCTCTAGCAAATAATGGTACAAATGAGTTTTTCATCATTCTTGTAAAGTCATCACCTACTGTAGTATGAGCATTGTACATTGCTTCATTATCTCTTAGTGGAGAGAAACCTATTTCATCAAATTTCTTTTGACCATATGCAGCATATCTTTTATAAAAAGAGTTACCTGAAGGTCCAGCATTATAAGCATTTACTTTAGCATATTGATTTCTGTCTTTATTAGCAGCAATATGCATTTTAAAACTTTGACCAAGTGCATCACCTATTTCATCTGCAGATAACTTTTTTCTAGGATTTCTTGAACTTGGTATTCCTGGTGCATGACCTGTTATTGCATCTTGAATAGGATAATTAGGATTAGTAGATGTTAATGGTGGAGTAACAGGAAAAAAATTTATTTTATTATCTTTTAATGTGTCACCTTCAAATGGAGATAAGCTTTTAGAATTAATAGCTGGTGCATTAATACGACCAAATTCTGGCCCTAGTGGATCTAATGAGTTATTGTTTTCCATTATCTATTACTATTAAAGATTTCATTATTAGAATTAGTAGTTGTTTGCCAATATAAAGGAGCTTCTGCTCTTATATTTTCAAGATCTTGTCCTGTAGATACTTGATCACTAACTGTTTTTAAAATATATTTATTCTTTTGTGGATCCCATTGTTTAAAGTTTATTTCATATCTATATCCACCCAAAATATTATCTTTTTCAAATTTAATATTATTCATATGACTATCATCAGTTGGATCATTAAGTACAACTGGTTCTTTGCTGTAATTAACATGTGCTTGAAATGGAGTAGTTTTTGTTGCTTCATATATACTATTATTCCATTTATTTTCATCAGCCGTCATTGATATACCATTTTCAGCAATGTATCTAGCCAACTTTGGACTTATAGTGCCAGCACCTCTTTTATAAGTTTTACCTTCACCTGATTCAGTATATGTATGTTTCTTCAACCATTCAGAATCTGGATAAATAATCATTGCTCCTTTACCAGCTTTATTTTGTGCTAGTGGTTGTGCAGCAAGTCTGAATCCTCTAAATTTTCCACCTGGTTCAGATGTCTCTTTAAACATTTCTTGTAATAATGCTTTACCTTCTTTGTTTCTTTTTGCACCTGATATTGTAGGACCAACAAATGATACATCAACATCAGCATCAAAATCAAGATTATTTATATCTCTTTTAAAACCTTCATATCCAAATGAACCAACTGAAGTTCTATCATCTGGATAAACAGTAAGCCCATGTTCACCTATAGTAGTTAAACCTGCATCTTTAGCTTGACCAACTGCTGTTAATTGTGGTGGTAAAGAAGTAAATTTTACACCAGTAGATCCATATGCTTTATGTATTGCTGTTTTAAGTTCATCATACAAATCAGGTACATTTTTTTTAACTGTTTGAGGTCTAGTATCTTGAATATCATATACATTTAATATAGCTGGTTTATTTGAAGCAATTAAATCATGAATATTTGTTAAGCCTGTTACTGTTCTACCTATCTTTTTTGCAAATTCAGCTTTACTTAATAATGAACCCTTATCATCATACATTTTTTCAACATAATTTTTTAAATCTTTGTCAATTGTTTTTTTAACATGATCTACAACAGCTTTTTGAGATCCTCTTCTCCAATCATGTAAATCAGATACGTATGTATAATAATCATTTAATTCATTATTATACCTGCTCATTTGTTGACCAACTGCATCAAATCCTTTTACGCCTTTATCATAATTCTGCTTAATAATTTGTTGAAAACCATTTGTAATTTGTTTTAACTTAGAAGAACCTAATGTTTTTGTAATAAGTTTATATGGATCAGATTGTAATTGTTCATTTAATTTATCTGCAGTCATGCCTGAATTACGGAATATAGTTTTTAAGTCATCATTAGATAATTTACCTTGTTTTTGTAAATCTCTAATAGATGTAAGCATATTTGTAACATATGGTACTACTTTATCAGTAACTTGAGTACTTGTATATTTAGCTGATTGCTCACTTAAATTTACAATATCAGCTGATGCACCTTTACCTTTAAATCTTGTAGTAAGTAAGTTAGCTTCATCTTTTTGTACTGCTTGACCATAATAAGGGCTGTTTGGATCATTATCTCTTTCCCAACCACCTGTTGCAATTCTTTCTTTATCAATTTCTGTTTGACGTGCAATGTTTGCTGCTCTTTCTCTACCAGCATTGGCAGAAGCAACTTCTTGCATTCTATATTGATGAGCCATTGCTTGTACAGCAAATGGATTAGCATTTATATCTTGTTTAGCATTACTATATGCAAATACATTTGCGGCTTCACCTAAATCTTTTTGCATTAATCTAGATGCCATACCAGCATCAACTTTATATCTTAATGATTCAATATCACCATAAGGATTTTCAAATCCTGTACTTGTTGATAATGTACCAGATTTTTCAGATAATGATTTTACTGTATTATCAGTATTTGTTAATACTGCATTATTTATTTCTTTTGCTTGTTTTAGTCTTGATAAGTAATCATTAGAACCTGGTGTTGAATTATTATCTTCTATAGCTTTTTCAACATCACTAGCTTTTTTATTATAAACTTTATTGTTTTGTTCAAGTTTTACTAATCTTGCTTCATTTTCAGCTTTAAGCATTTTATAACTCTCAGTAAGATAACTCATTTCAGCAGCATTATTATCTCCACCAAATTGAGCAGCATTTGAATATGCATAATCTTTTCTATTTACATATGCTTGAGTTTTATAAACATCCATTACTGCAGGATCAGATCCAAGTGTTGCTTCAAATAAATGAGATAGTTTTGGTATTAATTGCTCACCATTTTTAGTCTTAACAATCCATTTACCGTCAGGACTAAAATCAACAGTTTCAACAGATAATCCAGCATCTTTAGCAATCTTTTGAGCTTTTTCCATTACATTTACATAAGGAGTATAGCTAACATTTTGCATATTCATTGTTTGCTCAAGTGAAGAGTTTTTAAATTCTTCAGTCATGTAATCAATTGCTTTTACACCATCAGCCCAGTATTGTGATCTTTGTTTTTCATCTCTGTTATTTTTCAAACCCATCCCGTATTCTCTTTGACTATTTTTATTTTTAGTCCAAGCCATATCTTTCATAAGATGTTTATCTTCATAGAATGGTTTAAATACCTGTTGAGCTTGAGTAACATTTTGTTCAAGTGATAAATCTAAACCGGAAACACGTTTAAGATTAAAATCAATAGATTTAATTAATTCATCTTTTTTCTTAAGATTATCACCATGTGTTAAGTCAGCATAAAAATATTGACCATATACATTGCTTAATGCTTTATAGTTTGTATCATATTGATTTTGTTTAGTCTGCAAAGCATTTGCATAAAAGTTTAAATCAGGTTGAAATGGTTGAAACTGAGGTATATAATCGGTCACGCCCTGGATGTAAGTCGCCATAATATTAATGTTTGTCTATACTGTAAATATATTAAAATTTTATAAGTTTACTAAACTTAAAAAGTTTAGGTAAACTGGAAAGGGAATACATTTGAACCCATTACATAAGCCATTTGAACTGCTCCACCTTTTTTACTTTTTTTCCCAACACCACCATACATATCGGGCATACCAGTACTTCCTGAACTACCTTGTTGCTGCATATAATTATCAATCATTTTAGCTTGTACTCTTTCTGGTAAACCACTTGCATTAACTTTATTTGCATATGTTAATAGATCTTCATTATATGTTGGAGGAATACCCTCTTTACCTTTAGTAAAATGCATTCTACCACCACTTCTTGGATCTACTGCATACTGAGGATACATTTGATTCATTGCATCTGTTTGCATCATATTAGTAACTCCAGTATTGTATGCTTGACCAAGATTATGTCTTAATGCACGTTTAGTATTTTTAAACTGTTGATTAGCAATTACATTTTGATCATATAACTGTTTATTCTGTGCTTGATTAAATCTTTGTGCTTCATTCATTATTTGAGCATTATTACCTTCAAACTGATTAGCAACACCAACATTTTGATTATTGTATCTTGAAAGTGTATCAGCTGCTTGTTTTGCACCTTGTCCTTGGATAGATGCTGATCTAGCAGATAATGCTTGTGGTCCTGTAAACTGAGCTAATGCTTGATTAGCAATATTAGCTTGTTCAGATTGTTGAGCTAATTCTCTTGTAGGATCATAAAATGTAGGAGTCATTAACTCAGGTTCATATCTTGCTGCCCATGGTAAAGCTTTTTGTACATCAAAATAATCAGTAGCAGCAAGTCCCATATTTACTTTATCTTGTAACCACCATTCAGGATTTCTTTGATAAGGAGCTTCAGGTATTTCTTCTTGACCTGCTGCTGGTTGTTCAACAGGTCTACCTTCAACATCAGTTTCTACAAATTCACTTTCTGCAGGTTTATTATAACTTGATAATTGTTCTCCAGTAGTATTTGTATATGCTCTATCAATTGGAGATATTCTAGCATTTGCTTGCTTTATTTCATCAGCAACTCCAGTTTCATAACCTTTCCAATTAGCTAATGCAGCTTGTTCTTCTTTTGTAAGCTTTTCTTTATTAGTTAATGCATCTGTAAAACCTTGAAATGTTGCTTGTTCTAATGCAGTATTATCTAATGGAATACCAACTTTATTAAATGCTTTATTTAAATCAGTTATATCACTTGATTTATACTTGTCATACATTTGTTTTGCTTCAGTAAGTTTTATTGGTTCACCATTATCATTTAATACTTTTTTAGCAACCATTTGTTCAGGAGTTAATAATTTACCTGTTGGAGCATCTTCAAAGTATCTTGCTTTTATACCGTAAGCTTGTAATGCCATATTTCTTTTTTGATGTTTAGCAAATGCATCTCTTATTTCCTCATCTTTAAAATCTTTTTTACTAAAGTCTTCATAAGTTTTACTTGTTTTACCAGATTTACCTTTGTATTTAGATACATCTTTAATTGCTGCTCTTGTATAATTACCAAGTACTTTTGTAAACTCAGGCGTATTGATAGATTTATTCATATCTCTAAACTGAGAAGCAATTTCTTGAGAATCATTCCATGTAGATTTTAAATCTTCTCCTGTATATGGATCAACAGCTTTAGTTTTTTGAGTCAATTTTTTATATTTACCATCTGGCATTACAATATAAACTGGTTTCTTACCTGCTTTAGCAAACTGTTCATTTCTTGCAGTAGAATATTCTTCTTCAGTTTTATAATCTCCTCTGTTAATTACAACTGCACCTTCTGGAATATCATATTTTACTTCACCTTTACTTTGGTATCTAGTTAATGAACCACCATTTCTATATAATTGATCTCCAGAAAAGTTTCTTGGTGAATTATAATCTCCAGTCATCATACCATATTGAGCCATTGGAGGCATTTCCATTGCTTCTTCTTGTGGATTCTGCATACCTGGACCTTGCTCCATCATTTCTTCTTCAGGAGATTGTTCACCCATACCTTGATTCTCATATGGATTATTCATTGCTTGATTATTAATCTGAGCTTGTGGTTTAGCTTTTTGAGGTATCAAGTCTTCTTCTTTTATACCCATTTGTTGCATATATGGTTGAGCAACTTCTGGTATACCTTGTGGAAAACCTTTTTTACTTTCTTGAGCTAAAGCTAATGCACCTAGTTTAAGATTAATATTCTTAATCATTAACTCAGCAGTCTTTTTATCTACCTTATCTGAGTTAGGATCTTCTAATATAGTTCTATACTTATTGATATCATATGGTTTTGCTAATTCAGCAGGAGTATATGAACCAGATTTTTTACCAAATTTTGTAAGTATCTCAGGATCACTAATCTTCATGGCAGCAGTATCACTGAAGATAAATGTACCGTCAGGCAAATTTAATGCAGTTCCACCTTTACTATGTCTCTTACCTCCAATAAGCATATGCTCAGTAAATCCATCACCATTGATATCACCAAATGCAGATTCACCTTTTTCAGCTTCTAGATTTGCTTCATCTCTTGGAACTTCTTTTAAATATCTAGTATTTTCAAGATGTCTTGATGCAGCATTCATATCAGCTCCACCAAAACTTATTACTTGCTTATTTAAATTGTTACCTGTAAAACCTCCCGTTTTAGCTTGTGGTAATCCTTTAGTTATTTTTACTTTAAAGTACATAATACAAAATTATAAATATTCTAATTCTCCTCCATTAGCAATGAAGTCATCTATTTCTTCTTGAGTCATATATTGAACATCCTCATCTTCATCTGCAGTACTTCCACCAGTAGCATAAATACCACCACCATATTTAACAACTGCATTAGAACCCATTTGATCTGGTCTAAATAAACCAGAGTTAGGATCATAATTACCTTTCTTTTTTATATTGCTTACTCCATAATTAGCTTCGGCAGAAGTTGTATTAGCAAGTAATTGATTCTCTTGTTTTCTTGCATTAATTTTATCAGCAAAATCTAATCCTGCTTTTAATCCATAACCTAGAACTTGACCAGCATCAGATACATTTTTACCTAAATTACTTCTATCTCTTTTAAGTAAGTAATCTTGAGAATATGCTGTATCATCAGTTTTGGTAGCTTCATCAACCAACCCATTATCAGCATATTCACCTTTATTATTCATTATTACACCAGGTTTTTCACCTGTTAATGGATTTTTATAACTTTCATCCATTGTTCCAGGAACTTTTATGTCTGCTGTACCTTCACCAATACTAAAATTTGGATTTCTTTTTTTAATTACTTTACCAGTAAAGTCAACTGTATCACCTTTGTAATCTTTTTTAGTACCTAATGGATTAGCATTTGGATCAAATACATTAGTTTGAGCACCCATTTGAGCTCTGTACAGTTCTGGTACGGCAATGTCACCTCCATATGCATATTGAGTATAATTAATTGGGCCACCGTATTCTTTATAAGCAGGTCCTTGACGTTTAATTAAAAAATCTTGATATGTATTATCAGCATCTGATGCATTTGAATTATTACCTATTAATGCTTCAATTTTTTTTGCTGCATTTATTTGATTTTGATTTTCTGGAGTATTAATTAATTCAGGTTTAGTATTTGAATCTGGTATATCTTCATTATTAAATGGTTTATATGCAGGCATTTTTTGTTGTATTCTTTTAACTTCTTCTGGATCATTAAATTTATCAACATTATTATTACCTAAAAATCTATTTAATTTAGCATCATCTCTTGATTCTCTTCTTTGTGCTCTTGCATTCATTGGAGGATAATACGGCATATCACTAGTAGGTGCTGTAGCAGAACTTGTAGGTTGTGAATCAGCAGGTATTTCAGGTATCATTCCTGATCTAGTCATATTTGCTCCCCATTGTTTAATACCTGGTATACCTGATCTCATCATCCAATCAGCAACTGGTTGTCTTTTACCTGTAATATTATCTGGTCCTGCATATTCCCCTGGTACAGGTGGTGTTTTTACTCCTATTGTATTTGTTTTTTCTTCACCTAGTGTTGTTTTACCTGTTGGAGCTACTGATGGAGTACCGTTATAGTTTACAGTATATGCTTTTGGTCTACCAAATATCCCTCTCTTAGTTACATTAACACTTGTTACTTGTCTACCTGCAAGATTAGGAGCTACTGCTCTTTGACCTGTAGCCGTATAATATGGTGAGTTAACTGCTTGAGCATATTGTCTACCTGATCTGCGGGGCATTCTAAAACCACCATTTTGATATTGTTCCTGATTAAAATCTATATCAGAATCTTGATACATTTCATCAGCAGATTCATTATCTCCTCCACCTATGAATTTATATAAACCAGCATCAGTATCTGTAAAACCACCAAATTGTCTTTCTGGAGCATCATTTTGAATATTCTGATCTTGTGAAAAAATATGTCTTGTATCTTCACCGTATAGTCCTAAATGATGATAAGGGTTTTCAAAATCTATTTGTTCTTGTTGTATACCACCTTCTTGAAATGCTCCTACCTGTGGTGCACCATAAGCAGAATTATATTCATCTTCAGCTTCTTGTTTCATTGCAGCTTCCTGAGCTGTATTTCTAACTGCACCTAAGAATCCTTTTACATGTGATTCTCTACCATTAAGTACATCATCAGCACCTGGAGAAGGTGTATCACCACCTTGAGCCATTTTAGCAAACTTAGTATACTGTTTAATAAAACTTCTTTTACTTAAGTTAGTACCACCTTGTCTCATATATGTAGCTTCATCTTCTGGAGTATCTTCAGTATCTTCAGGATTTACTTCAACATTATACATTGCTGCTTGTTGTTGCTGTCTTGCTTGTTCTTCAGCAGCTTGTTGTTCTTCAAGTAAAGCTTGCTCTTCATCTGAATTAGCTTGTTCTTGTTCTGCAGCAACTTGAGTTTCTTCATCTAATTGAGAAGCATCTTCTAAACCTAAGTTGTCACTTACATATGAAATATAATCATCAGCTATACTATCTTCAATACCTGCTTGTGAAAGTTCTGCTTTAAGTGAATCCGTATCACCATCAAAGTCATCAGCTGACATTCTTTGTGATATATAATCAACAATCTGTTCCTGAGTAGGTTGGTTAGTTTGACCACCTGGTTTATATACTCTTACTCTCTTTTTCATATAATATGTAATATATATTAAATATAATAATTTTTGGTTTACTCAATAAACATTAAAAGTTTAATCAAGTTCTTCAACAGTATAACCAGCTTTTCTTAATAATTCAATTGTATGATCATCTAACTCATCTTCCCAGGCTTCAGTTATACCACCTTGTTCATATGCTTTTTTACCAAAATTAAAGTTTCCTGATTTTAATCTCTGTAACTCATTAAATTGTCTTTCAGTTACTAAACCATTTTGATTTTTAACTGATCCAATCAAGTCTTTATAAAACTTTTTATTTGTAGGTGAAAGAGCTTTACTATCAAATGTACCTAAAAGTTGAGTATAATAGTCAGGATTTTTTATTTCATATTTTGACATATTCATACTTCCTAGACCTGCTTGTACAGGAGCATTTGTTGTAGATTGGGTAGGAATTTTTTTATATCCCTGTAACCAATGTTGTTTATAAATATTAACATTAGGATCATTAAATAAAACAGGTTTATTGCCTGGTGTTGTAATTTCATAGCCAAAATTTTCCATTGGAGATACACCATGAGTATCAAAATTTGGCATATTATGAGAATTAGTTACTTCAACCATGTGTGGACCTTCAAATTTATTCCAGTTCCATACCCTATTATTTTTTTCACCAGCAAATGATGTCTTATCAATTACTTCTTGAGGAAACTTATATTTTCTAGCATCAAATGGAACACCTTGACTATAATATGTTTCTTCAAATGCTTTATTGCTAAAACTTGGATCATATATATCTACTTGATTACTTCTAAATACACCTGATTTTTTTGCATCTTCTAAACCTTTTTTACCTAACATTCTATATGCTGATTCAGGATTTGGTTTAAATGCGTATGGATTTATTTTATATGCATTAGACAATAAACCTGTTTCTGTTCCTAATGTTTTACCTAAATACCTAACACCTGGTTTTATTCCTAATCTAACTGCATCATCAAGTAATCCTGAACCTGGTGCAAATCTTAATGCTTCTAACGCTGCATCACCATATTTACCTCTGTAAGCATTTCTTACAACTTTATCACCTGCATCTAAAAGATTTAATGAACTATTTATTGTATTACCAACAAGATTTCTACCTTGAACTACACCTGGATCAATACCAGCCATACGCATCTCATTAATATTATGAGGCATGTTTTCCGCACCTCCACCTGATATTGCATATTCTGCTGCAGTCATTGGATTAGTAACATATTCCCATGCTCTATTTGAATTACTTTGTTCAGGTGTTGCTTGCATCATATCAGGACCAGGTCTATCTTGTTGACCTACCCCTGCAAATGACCATTGTTGATTAGCAACATTTTCTAAATCTGCATTAGTAACTGGTATACCTTTTTCTTTACCAAAATCTTTTAGTTTTTGTTGTTCAGTAATAATTTTATCTTGTGTTTTTTCATATTTAGATTTATCAGTAACTTTAAAATTTTTATCAAAAGCTTGTTGTGCTTGTTTTTGTTTTGCAGTAAGTTGAACTTTTTTCTTTTCAACTGGTGTAGAACTCCAACCTGTATTAGATTGAGCATCTTGATCTCTTATATCTCTATTAAATGTTTTTACTGTTTTACCAGTTTGTGCTTTAACTAGTTCATGTTGTACATAGCCTCCTATTTCATATTCAGGTTCTTCATCTACTTCATAACCTGCTTCTTTATATGCTTGTATCTCTTCATCAGTAAGATCCATATATTCATCTTCATTTTCCCCACCGTCTTCTTTAGTAGGTAGATTAAAACCATAGTTTAATTCATAGTGACTTAATGGATTTGGATTAAGATTAATTAGGCCTAGTTTAGAACCACCTGATTTAAACTTTGAGTTAGGGTCAAATATCTTACTCTTTTTATTTTTAAACAATTTATTCTTAGTGAATAGTTTATTAGTAGCAGATATATTACTAGAGTACTTCTTGCTTTGAAGAGTACCACCTTTTCTTACCATTGGTGTTTCATCTACATAATCTGCATCAGGAAAATTATAATCTTGACCAGGTTGCATCATAGAACCAGGACCAACATTAGGTTGAGCCCATACAGGATAATTAACTCCTTCCATAGTTATATCATTACCAGGTATTCTAGTCTTTTGTCCTGGATATTTCCACTGACCTGCAGGATCAGTTATTATGTCTCTTGGTTTACCCGGTGCTTTTGCTTTACCTAATTCTGATACAGCTTTAGATAATACTTTTTTATTAAATCCCATTATCTGAGTGATATTTGATTTTTACTATTACTAATTTTAACTATCATATTTACATCTTGAGAATTAGCTTTGCTCAAATATAAGAAATTTAAATAGTGTCTGAATTTTTTTCTCTCAAGTTGATTCTTAGCATAATCTAAGTTAGTAGTATTTAATGTTTTAATATAACCATTAGACTGAGTATTCCATATTACTTCTTGAGTATATATACCAGCAAGAACTGTTGTACCTGGAACTACTGCACCGGTAGGTGGGTATGATGAACCATTTGGAAACTCACCTCTATTTTTAGTTATATCCCAGAATTGATTAAATCTGTATTTGTTTTCCTCTTTAGAGAATAGTACATCAATAGATCCCGGATTAACTTTAGGATATGTATTAGCAAGTGTAATATTATTTTTAGGGAATATATTAAGATTTAAATATCCAGATACTTGTTCAGAATTATATACTACTGCTTTATCAAAGTTATAATCAAGTACATGATACTGATCAATACAATTTATTGGACTATTTTTATAACATTCAAGAATATACTCCATTGATTTAAGAGTAGTAATTGTTTGTCCTGTTATTAATGGTATCTCAACCTCAAATGGATGCTGAACACCATAGAAATTACAATAACTATTACATGCTACATTATGTTTCCATAATCTACCTTCTTTAGTTGTCATAAAAAATTGTCTTGCAGGTAACACAAAATCTGGATGCCAGTCATGATATGAAATCCAATAATTACTTTTAGGATCAAAACTTGCTGTCCATGATGCATTTTCAAATATAAGAGGATCACCTAACTCAATTCTTGCTTGACCATTAACTAAAAAGTAATCACCATATCTATCATATGTTACAATAGTACCTGGAGCTAAATCATTTCTTAATTTATAATCTTTTTTACAGAAATAGATAACTCCGTTATAATTATCATATACTGCTTGTGTACCAATACCAGCAACAGGATTATCAGTATGTGGATAATCAGGAAAATCTTCAGTAAGTTTATATGGTAAAAATAAACTGAACCACCATTTCATACCTTGTTGAGATATTTCTTTTAGACCTCCTTCAAATGCAAACACTCTTCCTTGATTTTGAGATATATAATACATACCTGCTGGAGTAGCAATTACACCAAACTTATTTTGAGAAGAACCATATTCATACTCTACATCAGATATTGTTACATTTTGAGGAGGATTAGCAAATAAACCACCATCACCAATAGTAATTTTAGTACCTAAGTCTGTTTCAAGAGTATCAGTACCTTGATATATTAATGGACTAGAATTTTGGAATGTAATAAACATACCAGTTTTAGCATATGGTTTTATACTTGTAATTCTATTTTTAAATTCTTTATAGTTATTAACTAGATAAACAAACCATGAATCTTTAGATGACTCATTTTGTTGAGGTAGTGAGTAAACAACTCTATCAGGATAGTAAGTATAACATAACTGAGATACAATAGGATTATAATATCTTGATTGTAAATTACCTTGAGAGAAATATTGAGTAAATACTTTAGATATACTTAATGAATAATCATATGCATAATAGTTTCCTCTTGCAATTGTATCAGGATTCATATTAAACATTGCTGGTAAATTAGTATAGGTATTACGGTCATAGTGTTGTTCATATACTGCAGTACCAGGTTCTCTAAAGTCTACTAATACATCTGACTCAACAAAGAAATCTCTTACTGAAGAATTAGCTAAATAGAAATACGCTTCTTTAGCACCAAATACTCCAGGGTATGTGTCTAGACCACCATCTGGTGTATCATTATTATAATTCCATTTTCTACCACTATTTCTATAATAATCTAAATCATAAAAATCTGTAGGTTTAAACCCGTTACCAGGAGTTGGATTTGTCCAGTTAGCAGGAGTTAAGTCACTACTATCATATAGTTCACTGTTAACCCAAAATCTTGGTTCAGCAATCATATGTCTTAAAATATAATTATATTCATATCCATCTGGTTGATCATAAAGCCAGTCATAGAAAAAGAACATATTATTTTTTTCTGTATATCTATTTACATATGTATCACCACCAAAAAATACTGGTGACTGTTGTATCGCTCTAAGTCTTATTTCTACAGTTCTTAAACCAACCGGTGTACTTATTGAACAAAAGAAAGGACTTCTTGTTATTACTGTATTTACACCATTATAATTTAATTTTTGTTCTGATGGTGTAATTGGTATTTGTTTAATTGAATCAAGTTGACCATATTGATTTCTTAGTCTTACTTTAATTCCTCCATAATGACTTGCTATAGATAAATTAAATGGGTTAGATTTACCGTCAGTCATATTAACTGGTAAACCTCCTGCTTGTATTGCTGTTCCTAATGTTACTAATGATTTATCTGCATTTGGACCGATAATATAATCTGGACCATTGTCAACTTTAGTTGTGCTACCAGATGATGTTCTTAATGTAACTGATGTTTGTCTTTTAAGATTATTGATAATATAATTTATACCACTAAAAGATTTAACATTTTGTATATTATTTTTTAAATAAAAACTGTCTTCAATATTAAATCTTTGTACTTGAGATGTATTAGGTACATCAAAACCACTATAAAAACCTTCTGCAATTGATTGTAAAGCAAATTGTCTATACGGTAATAAAGCATAAATTAATCTTAAAGTTGTGTTTGCACCATCTAAAAAATAAAAAAGTGATTGAGGTAAACCATATAAAACACCTAATGCACCAGCATATGCAAGTTTTGGTACTTCTCTTTGATATTCATTTGCTATACCAATTGTTGCATTAGTAGCTCCTAAAGCATTTACAGTACTGATATATGTAGCATTTATTGAAGACAAAACTGGATTAATACCAAATGTAAAAGCATCAGCAAGAGTTCCTACACCTGAAACAAGATAAGCTTTCATAGCTGTGTTATATGCAGCTTGAGCAACTGCAACAGCGGCAGCACCACCTGTAGCAACACCATAAGCAACACCAAATGAATCACTAGCACCTGTACCAGGAACAGGTTTACCCAGTGTAGTAGTCATTTTACCTACATTTTGTATAATAACTTCAATGATACCACCAATAAACATTGCAAATACTGTAACATCTGCTAATAATTTAAATCTTGGATGTTTATCAGGTTCTTCAAAATATTGTACTGATGTACCTGTTAGACTACCATATAGTTTTAGTTCAGTAACAGATAAAAATGGATTTCTGAAATTAGTATCTGGTGAGTGAAAAGTTACCATATTAGTTGGTAGTGTCTGAGGAGCATCTTTTGGCAATCTAATATATGGATCATTATTTCCTGCTACGTGTCCACCTAATGATGCTGATAGTGGTTCAATAGTATTAAATGGATAGTTAGGATATAAACCTATTCTACCAGCTGCTGCATTACCTTTAATTTCATAAGTACGCAAATTATTAAGCATACCTTTAGCAATGATGCTTCTATTACCTTCTCTTGATCCTCTTAGTATTTCATAACCTACTATACCTGGTATATCATTACCATCATTATCTTTTGGTAAAATAATATTATTAAATGTAACACCCATTAGTCTAATTGCTTGACCACCATCTCTATAATGATTTGTCAACTTAGAACCAGAAGTTATATTATCAGGAAACTTATGATGTCTAATTGGTTTACCACATAAATCAAAAGGAGATGTTCCACCAGGCGGTGGAGGTGGAACTCCACTCCAACATTGAGATGAAGCATCCCATATATCATGTCTATTATCTGGATACTTTTCAGTTGACTCCCAGTAACCCATTCTTCCTTGAGCAACTACAATACCTCCATCAGGTAAAACTGTACCAGGTGCTCCAGTTTGAGTAGCCGTATTATATACTTCAAAATATCTATCATCTGGACTTAAAGAATTTAAATCTGCTGTAAGTTGTGTTTCTGATATTCCATTGAATGTACCTGCAACTCTACCTGGTATATGATATGAAGATGTTTTATCTCCTGTATTATATACCCATCTTATAAAGAATGTATATACTTCATCTCTTAAGTAACTTGTATTACTTCCTCCTTGTACATAATAATCAGATGTATATTCAACTGAACTCCATAAAGCTTGAATTTGATTAGCTAATGGTTGATAGTTAAAGTCAAATCTAGATCTTGGAGCTATTCTTAGTAAATAATTATTAACCTCAGTCATTTGATCTGATGTTTCATATACTAAGTTTCTTATTGGAATTTGTTCAATAGGTACAGTTATTAAATCATCTTTGATTTGATCTAAATGTACTACTGATGTATTTGTAGAATATAAACCAATTCTTTTAGCAACAGCACCTTGATTAATTATTTGTACTACTACTAATTCAAATTCATCAAAATGTACATTATCTGCATTAATAAAAATATCAATACAACTTGCAACATCATCAACATTCCAAAGTGGTTGTGTGTTACTTGGTGAAAAATAATCTGTAACTTTTTGACCTTTAATAGTATAAGCAATAACAGCAAAGTAAGATCCATTTCTTAATACACCACCTCCAACTCCTGGTTTAATTTCAATTGTTGGTGATGACATTAATCTTGCAAGTCTTATATCTTCACAGTTTAATATTGTTGTATCTTCACATGTTATACAATCATTTGGTCCTGGACAACCTGCAGGCCATACATCTGGTATTGTTTGTTGACAACCTGAATCAGTATGACATAATTGTTTCCATTGTACACCTGGCCATTGCATAGTCATACCACTAACAGAACTACCATATTTATTGTTTCCAATCCATTGATAATCAGCACTTGGCCATAAATCATTATCACCAATATTTAAATATCTATCTGGATTTAGACCATCTGCAAAATATACTCCCCATGAGCAATCTTCTTTTTCTCTTGAAGCACCAGTAATTAAATTTCTTTTATCAAAGTTTAAACAATCATCTTGTACAATTATCCTATATGTACAAGTATCTTCTTCAAATAATCCTATTTCATGTCCAGTAGGTAAACCAACACCACTTGTTGGATATGCAACTGTAAATAAAATCCATTTATCAGAATATAAATGCATTGTTCCAATAATATATTTTTTACCAGGCAATGTTGCTCCAGCTTCACCACACTCTACATTTGATGTTTCATTAGATAGTGTTCCAATATTTCCTTCAAGTGTATTGTTTACAGCATTACGGGCATGTGTCCACATACCTTCAGCAACAAATGTAGGATCTGAATCTTTATTTAATCCCTTTACAAAAGTGTTTGTTTTATTCTGTGATGTATCTTGTATATTTTTCTTTGCCATAATATAAAGTATTATAATAAACGCATGCTGTTATAGTTATAACTCTTAAACATGTCATAGTATTTAGCATATTGTGCTCTTCTGTTAGCCATCCATAAACCTTTCATTTCTGCAAAGTTTGGAGTATTAACAATTGATAAGGCATAGTTTCTTGCAACCTTAAGTCTTTGTTCTATAAGTTGTAACTTTTGAGATACATCTTCACCATTAAGATACAAGTTCTCAAATATTCTTTGTTTCATTGCATACTCATAGTATTCATTTATCTCATCATGATCAGGAACTAATAAGTTACCATCAGCATCTTCAAGTGCTCCTTGATAATTAAGATATATTTTACCGCATTCAAATGTAGTATGTAAGAATCCGTTTTTAATCCATGCTTCATTAGCTGCATTAATATATAAATTAGGACAATCACATTCAATTTCTTGAGATGCTTTAAATCTTAATGGTATTAAAGCTTCATATGTTCTTGTTTCACCTGTAGGCATAATTTGAATTAACTCAAATTGATCTCCTTTACAGTTAGAAAATACTCTAGGTCTTATACAAGTATCACCAAATGGATTAAGTGGATCATATCCTGGTACAACAACAGGGGAACAATCAGGAACATGTCCTTGACAAGCTACTGTATGATTACATGGATTAGCATTACATGTTGAACAGTTAACCGTTGGAGGAGCACATACATCTACTGAACCAGGTACTTCTACATATGGTACTTCCATTGTAGTTGTACCACCACTTCTATATCCTACTTGTTGTTTAAATGACCCACATATAGAACCAAAGTTCATAGTAAAGAAATCATCAGGTAGTTTTATCTTATGATGTTCTACCTCAAGAATAACTTCTTTAGTCATATTAATTCTAAGACCTAAATCATATGTTACTCTCTTAGCAACTTTAATTAGTTGTTGAGGCTCTATCATATTTTCAAGAGCATATGTATTTAAATCAATTGTAACATCTTCCAGTAACTGGTCAAATGTTCTAAACTTGAGTGTATAGTTAAAGTCCATTATCTTAATGAGTTTTGACTATCATCAGGACCATTAGTAGGTACATTGATAGACATAGTTAATTCTTTTAATACATATTGTTCAATCTCCCCAAATAAATAATCTGGAAAAGGTAACTGATCATCATTTCTAAATCTACACTCTTCTGTAGTATCACATGTAAAACCAGATATTGGATCTTCAAATACACCTTCAACTTTAATTGCTTCCCATTGTACATTAGGCATATATAAGTAACCATTCAAATACCAAAAATATTTTCTAGTATTATATTTAAAACTTGTAACTTTAGTCATAGAAGAATAAGTACCTGGATCAGTTCTGAATAACTCAACTGATGTATCTAATGAAGATACTGTACGTATAAGTGGTCCATTAATACCATCAAAAAACCTAGGTAGTTTTTCTTTAGTTCTTTTAATATAGCATCCAGATGTAATACCAACACATCCTGCTTCAACTTTATCTACATCCATTAACTCAACATAAGTCAATGTAGAAAATATTGAACTTATTTTCATTAACCTATTCTGGTTATCTTCTCTTTTTAATAAAGACTTACCATATTTAGATATTGCAAAATATATAGTTCTATCAGTTAAGAATGGATCTTCTTTAACTGCTTTAAGAGCATTTCTTACTCTTGATATTGCTTCACCAATTGTTGTCATATATCAAATTCATTATATGTTTTTAACTTATCTTTTTCTAAACCTTTAAAGTAATCTTTTTGTCTAGATGCTGTAAACATTTTACGTATCTTCTTCATTGGTTCAACATGTATGTATATTGGCCAATTGGTTGAGTATGTTTTTGCTACTGATCTTTTAAATGTCCTACATCCTGTAAATGCCCAACACTCTCTATTAAGAAAATTATATTTTGTAGCATAGTTAGTATAAAATATTTTAGCTAATTTATTATCAGTTTCCCAGTTTGAGTTTGTAACTATAACACCATATTTCTTTGACTTACCAAAATCAATATTTCTTTTCTTACTTGTTTGGCATGTCCCAATAAATATATTACCTAATCCTTCTGGCAACTGTACACCGTCTCTACTATCAATTACAGTTTCACAAAAAAGAGTATGAAAGTTAATGCATATTTTTCTTAAATCTTTATTAGCAATGTCTTTGTACTTAGGGTACTTTCTTCTAAATGCATTATAGAATTTAGTATCTAGAATGTGATGTACATCTTGTCTAAATCTTTTACCTTTTACATCAGGTCCTTTAAATACTTTACTTTCCATATCTTATATATTAATATACTAAAATTTTCAGACTTATAAAAGAATACAAGTCAAAACAAATATAGCACTTATAAGTTACATAAAAAAAATAACCCCGGTAATGAGCACATACCGGGGTCTTGTTGTCAGCCACAGAAACCAACAAACTGCGACATATTTTTAGTCTTGTATTAATCTTACTGAATACCCATTTCTCTTATTGATGAGGTTTCTGTAAGCATTGCCATCGTTGTAGAACAAGTTGCGGCTCCAAGCATAGTTCGTATTGTCCTCCGTAGAACTCCACCAGTAACCGTTGTCGCCAATGTTGTTATTATTTCCATTAAATCCGTTGCGGAACCCGCCAGGAAGACCAGTAAATAAAGACGTATTAGTTGCTCCTATATTTGGTGTTTGCCAATGAGTAAATCCTGTTTCTTTCATTGCTCCTCCAGCTGCTGCATTTCCTCCTAAAGTTGTAGTTAAAGTTGTCCATTCAGTATCTGAAGGTACATGGTAACCTGCTGGTGCCAATCCACCATTTGCTGTATTATTAACAGCATACCAGTTATACAATTTACCATAAACAGGTCCATTTGCTGAATCATTATTATACCAACACCACGCTCCTGTAGTTAAACCAGCCCATCCTGTTGGATCTGTTACTTCTGGAATTAATGTACCATCTCTATATCTATCAACATTTAAGTTACAACTTGTCCAAACTTGAGTTCCTATAGTAACATCTAGGCATGTTTCTTGTATAAATCTAACTGACAACCCAGCTCTCTTAAAGCCGCTGCCTCTGGAAGCATTGCCATTGGTGAAGTTCAAGACGCGGCCCCAAGCATTGTAGGCATCGTTCTCTGTAGAACTCCACCAGTAACCGTAGTAACCCATGAAGTTGTAAGTTCCACCGTAGTCGCGTTGACCGCCCGGAAGACCAGTAAATAATGAAGAATTAGTAGCATATAAATTAGGTGCATCCCAATGACAAAAACCTTCTTCTTTCATCTTGCCTCCAGCTACAATTTCTCCACCTAGATAGTCGGTAAGAATTGTCCACTCAGCATCTGTTGGCACTTTCCATCCAGCAGGTGCAATACCTCCATTTGTAGTATTATTAATTGCATGCCAATTATAAAGTTTACCATATGTAGTTTCTGTAGAAGGATCATTATTATAATAGCACCATGCTCCTGTTGTTAATGCTGACCAAGCATTATTATTCTCAACATATGGGATAAGTATACCATCTCTATATGTAGATACTGTTGCATTACACCTAGTCCAAACTTGAGTACCAATTGGAATATTTTGTTCTACACAATCTGGACATGGATCTATTGTATCTTCTATTAATCTTACAGAGCATCCAGTACGTTTAATGTTATCACCACCACCAAAGAGACCATTGTAGTTGACCAAGAACATAGCCCTAGCAAAACCTGGATAAATATCATCTTCTGTAGTAGTCCACCAGATACCGTTTTCGCCAATGTAGTTGTAAGGCCCAAGCTGATCACGTTGTCCACCGGGAAGAGCTGTAAATAATGATGTGTTAGTTGCATCAGTATTAGGATTTATCCAATGACAAAAACCTTCTTCTTTCATCTTGCCTCCAGCAATAAGACCTCCTCCTAAATTATCTCTTAGAACTAACCATTCAGCTTCAGAAGGAACATGATAGCCTGTTGGAGCAAGTTGTTTTCTTAATAAGGGATCAAGTAATGATGCTTCATCATAAATTCCTACTACTGCATACCAGTTGTATAACTTACCATATATGGCATCATTAGCGGGATTATTATCATAATGACACCAAGCACCTGTTGTTGCTATTTCCCACTGATAATCATCAGTTATTTCAGGTATAACTGTTACACCATCTGAATATGTAGTTACATCTAAATTACATCCTGTCCATACTTGTCCATAAATATCTATATTATTTGGATCACAATTAGGACAATTATCTCTCCTTGTTCTATATATATCTTTTTTAAAACTCCACATATTTATACTTTTGTATTACCCAATAAATAATAGATAGATGATGTAGCTCCTTGTTCTAAATAAGCTTGATCATATTGACCTTTAATTTTATATCCAGTAATTGCATTATTTAATACTACACCTCCTGTAGTTATAAATGTAACATCAGCTGTTCCATCTTGAATAAAGCCTACTTGTAGTTTAGCTGATAATCCAGTTGGTACGGTAATAGAAATTGGAGTTGCACCGTTAGTTATTATTATTGAGTAACCATCATCAGCACTTGTAAGTAAATAGTTAGTTGAAATAAACTTTTGTTTTGTATCACAACAAGCTGAAAGATCATTTACAGTTGTTTGTAAAGTAGTTACATCTCCTTGTAAAGTTGTTATATCACCTTGTATTGCAGTTACATCAGTTTGTAATGTTGTTACTGCACCTTGTAATGTTAATATTTGCCCATTAATTGTAACTATTTGTCCTTGTATAGTTACAATTTGTCCTTGTATTGTAACAATATTACCTTCAATAGTAGTAAGTCTACCATTAATGATAAGTAATTGTGCATTAATAAAGTTAGTTAATGTAACAAGTCTTTGACAAAAATAAGTAACAATACCTTCTAATGCATCTACAATAGAATCTCCTTGAGAGACAACAGTATCATTACCACATTTGATATCATCAATTGTTAATACCATACATTGTGCATCAAATACTTCAGCACATGGTTCTGGATTAGGACATTCTGGTGGAGTTGGACATGGTGGTAAAGATGGATAAGCATCATCACAACCACAATTTATACAAGTATTCATAGTATTTTATTATTAATTTTTAATTAAAAAGCTCTTAGTGCACGTACTGCACAAGATGTTGTAGATTTATTAGTATAACTTGTAGTTCCAAAGTCAAATGATTTTGTAATAGCTTCTGAAGCATTAAATTCTGTACTTGACCAATAAAGTTCATTTGCTGCAAGTACATCATAACCACCTACGGCATCTAATATTTTATTTACAATTGGTGCTACATTAAATAAATAGTTTAATTCCCATATAGCTGGTAAATACCAGTCTGTGAAACCACCATAAGTATATATATCTGCTAATCCTGCTGCATATGTTCCAACTGCAGGTGCCCCTGTTTGTGCTACAATTGCATTAGTATTTGATAAACCATTATATCTATTTTTTGCACCAACACCTGGTACAGTTGTAGAATCATATGCGGGTATTGCCCATTCAATACCATAACTTAAATTAAAAAGTGAAGCAATTAATCCTTTTTCTATACCTGCTTCTTTCCATACTGCTATTACTATACCACCACCATATAGTTCACCTATATAATGTGTGAATGCTCCAGGCACTGTTACATCAACAGTAACATCACCAACACCTGTTGTAGGAGTTAATGTTACATTTGTTCCAGCAATAATTTTTGTAACACCTCCATTAACCAATGGACTTGCTGGTGTTCCTAATCCTGTTATAGTTGTACCATCAACTGATATTTTAACTATTGGATTTAATGGATCTGTATTATCTGTGTTTAATCCTGTTACTGATCTTACAGTAGGCGCATTTCTTAAGTCTTTAACACAAGCCCATAAGTTATTTATTGTACCTGCAATTGTTGCTGTTGGTGTTGTCCATAAACCAGCGTACTGTGCAGACATTTGTGCAGCAGGATTAACTTTTGATAAATCAGTTGCAGCTACTGTTTGATTAGAAACTGCTGTAGATAATGCTCCTGTATTTCCTGTTGCTGCAACAAATGGAAACCAAATTTGATTTACATATGAATCAATAACAACATTAATAGGTTGTGTACTTCCTGCAGCTAATATTGGTACAGAAGGTAACTCATATGCCATTACCATTGTAGGTGTAGTATATGAAGGAGGTGGTGTAGTTTCTAAATCAGTTACTCTTACATCTAGATTATCAATTTGATTTTGTTGTAATGTTATTGTAGTTACTAATGTACATATTCTTGTACCTATAGTAGTTACATAATTTGTTAAATTCATAGTTGTAACTCCACCTGTTACAAAACACGGAGCAACCTCAACAAAACAATCTGTAGGACAACCTGATGATGGTACTGGTGGAGTTGCACCTCCTCCTGAACTTGGTGTTCCATTATCTAACTCACATACTTTAACAATTAAAAAATTAATTAAATCTGTAAAGTTTTGTGGAGAACAATTAGCTAAACTAAAACATGTAAGATCATATGCTGTAATATTTAATGTATCAAGTATTGTACATATTTCTAATGCAATTTTTTCAACTACATCTGTAATATTATCTCCTTTACATAAATTAATACATTGTAAATCTGGTCCACCCCAAATTACACAATTTGAAGATGTAGGGCTACATGGAGAATTATCAAAGTTTAATGGTTTCATATCTTTTGTATATATTATAATATAAGTATTTTAATTAAGAATTACAACCACATCCGCAATTTGTAGTCTGCTGACATGAGTTATTATTACATCCACATCCACAATCAGTACTATCTTGACAACAGTCACTAAATGGTTTACATATGTAATCAGGATTATTTATTGCTTGAAGTTCTAATAATTGATATTTTATATCAAGTCTGTATAGTTCTTCTTCATCACAACATGGTGCAATACCATATCTTTGAGCTATTACATCTTTATAAAGTATTTCAGAATATGCACAAGCAATTCTTTCATAGTATTGAGTTGTACATGCAGGAGAATTATAACCTGGTCTTATACTTTTAAATGCTACACCTGATGGGCATTTACCATCTATACATGGTCCATCATTTGTATATATTTTTGGTAAAGTCCATCCTATTGGGTATATCCATTTTAATACACAATACTTTCTACTTATTGTATTAGCACCAAGTGTTATATCTTGAATAACATTATCACAATCTTCATATTGAAATACTTGTGTTGTTGTACTATTATTTGTTATGGTGCTACAGAAGCAAACTGTATTAGTTGTGCAGACTTCACATGTAGCAAATTCACTAGCTATTATTACTAAATCATCAGATGAATTAATATTAGTTGTTGATACTGACCAGCATGTATCTGGATAAAATGTAAGTTTAACTATTGAAGATAAATATGCTGATACATTAGTTGTAGTATATATACTTGGTCTTACACCATCACAATCAGTTAATTTATATCTTGGTGCAGCACACTCAACACAATTAGGATAGTTGTTTTGTAAGGTAACTGTAACTGTTGACGGAACATTACTGGTAAATACAGTAAGATTAAAACAACCTGGGTATTCATCTACTGTAATTGTTTTTCCAGCATATGCAGATAAATTTACTGAAGTATAAATTATTAATGGATTTGAAGCATTACATGATTCAAGTCTATAATATAACGGTGGTAAACACGCAGCACAATTTGGAAATGTTTCTGTTACTGTTGTTGGTACGTAACCAGTTTCAAAGCTAGGTTCAGGAAACTCCATAATATTTATTTTTTTTAATTTTTAAGCTCTATTATAAACAAACTGAACAATTGTCCAACAAGCACCTGGATACTCAGCAAGTTTAACAGTTTGATCTAATGCATATGGAAATGCTAACTCTTGATCTTCTGATTGTATTTTAACTCCAGTTACACAATTAGTTAATTCATATGTATAGTAACAAGGAATATCACCATCACAAAAAAGATTATTAGTAAAAATCTGATAATCAGTTCCCGTAACTGATGGATATGAACTTGAACAAATTACAGCTGGTGCATCAGTAGTTGTAAACTCACTATAGCCATCAAAATATGTTATAACACCTGTTCCAGTAACTGTATAACAAATTGGTTCACATTGGTCACAATATGCATCACCATCAATTATTACAGTAGTAAGATCACCAACAGTTTCTGGTACAACTGTAACATACCAACATGGATTTGGTTCCAAGTAAGTATATGCTAATTGATTAATATAGTTTATACAATCTGGACATTCTTGATAATCAGTATATATTACATCACTATTTATACAATTAACTAATTTATATTTATACTGTGAACAACTACTACATGTATTATAATAACCTTCACTTGCTTGAGCAATTTGAGCATTAGTTATTGCATTTGGATAATAACCTTCTCCTACTGCTTGCCAACAATACGGAGATATATTACCATTAATGTTTAACTTGTAAACTTTATTAAATGTATAAGTTAATACTGGTTGTATTATTCTATAAACAGTATTTACTGTTGGATCACAAGATACAAAATACACAACAGTTGAACCAGCATAATCTTCTAAATCAAAATCAAAATTGAGAAATCTTTCTCTTTCACCTGTATATAAATCTAATCTCATGGTTTCTTTGGTTGTTGTTTAAGTTTAACTTCATAAGCTGAAATACAATTTGAACACACTTGTGCTTTATTGGATGCTACTCTTTTTTGACATCCACATGATAATCTTATTTTGCAGTTTGGACAGTTTGCCATCTTGTTGGTTTTTAATGGGTTAACAATTTTTACATTCAATTTTTTTCATAATCTTTAAAGCATAATTGTAAAGTGACATACCATGATTTGGTTCATGACAAAATTCAACTTTTGCTTTTGCAGCATCTAAATACATTTTAGCTGTCTTTAAGATTTCAAGTTTCTTTTTAATATTTGCTGGCGGCTCACACGCAGCAAGATCTAATTTACATAAAATATTATTATAAATATTTAATGCTTTAGTAATTCTTAAATGATTGTACTCAACAAATACCTGATCATTTGGAGCTACACTATATTTAATAGCATATACACCATCAGGTAAATCACTTAATGTATCTCCACATCCTTGTGATTGTAATTGTAAATCACATGCCGTTAATATTGTATTTGCTCCTGGTACAGTAGTAAGTTGTGTAGAATAATTAAATCCCGGCACTGTTACATTTAATGCAGGACAAGATACATTAATTGAATCTGAGTATACACTTGTATCAAGTACAGACATAATGCATGTATTTAATACAGTTGGTATTTCTAAACTTAATATATGATGTGCCATAATAATTTATAAAAAAAGGGAGGGAAAACTAGTTCACCTCCCTTTGTTAGTAATATAATTTTACTTATCCTTAAGGAGCAGGAGCAAGTGGAATACGTGGAGTACATGCTGTAACTGCATCAATAACTTCTAATTCAGCACAATCATTACAATTAGATAACCAGTTTGTAACAAAGTTTTCAAATTGATTATCAACACCATCAGTAATAATTTCTAATAAGTATTGCTCATTATCAAATGTACTTGTAGGGTTATTGAAACGTGGAACTGAGTGTTGTAAATAGTATCTTGTGTAGAAAGAATTTCTATCAATAGTATTTAAGATTTCATTTCCTTGTGTGATCTCTCTTATTCTTAAATCAGAATGGAAGAAGTTTTGTCTGTATCTTTCTGATAAGATTACATCTCTTGCAACTGACTCACCTAGACCCATTGCTTGTAAACCTTCACATTCAGTAACTACACATAATCCTTCAAATTCACATGGAGCACCAGCATAATCAACTAAAGAAGCATACAATTTAACTGGCTCTTTTTCATAGAAATCAGAAGTTTGGAATGTACAGTCATCAAAACTAGTTCCAACATACGCACCATACAAAGTAATACCTGCGTATTGACCTACTGTGTGTCCTGGAGATACATAGTTATCCCAAGTACCACCAATTGAATATCCAGCTGGAGCAACTAAACCTGATACATTAGTTCCTGGTGCATACCAAATTGAATTATCTTCTGCAGTAACTACTGGTAATACAAACGGAGAGATTACAGTTTTAGCTGAATTAACAATTGTATTTGGTAAACTAACACCAACAATATTTTGAGCCCATTGGATCATTACTAAAGTACCATCAACTGGAACTGGAGCAATAGAACCTGCTGGACAACATCCTGTGTAAGCTTCAACAGTTAAGTAAGCATTGTGATTTAAAAATCTTAATGCAGGAGAACCTTTAACGTCAATACGTAAAGAATAAGTCTCATCACATAAAAATTCTTTTTCACATGAACCACCAGCTAAAGCGTTAAATGGAGTGTATCCAATATTGATTACATTTTGTTGAGCAGCGTTTGGATCAACTCTGTAAAATCTATTTACATACTTAGGATTAATAAGTTTAGATTTATTAGACTCTTGGTATCCACCGTGAGATCCAATTTTATCTTTAGTATATAAAGATCCTGAAGCAAGAATTAATGGGCAACAACTTCCCTCCATAGGACCACTTGTACTTACTAATTCCCAAGTTTTAGGATCAACAAATGCAAACTGACCAGTTGCTAAAATGTTACCTGGTGTCCCTAATTGACCGTTTGCTAGGTCTGTGAAACCTTGTGTTCCAACGAAAGCCTTTTGAAAGGCATGATTAAAATAAGCCATGATTTTTTTAATTTTAATTTATAAACATATATATAATATACTAAAACATTTTGTTTTAGCAAAATTATTTTAAAAATAATAATTTGTACTTAGTTGAATTAATAGCATCTTTAATAAGATCTAAATTATTTACTATTTCTGAATAAGGTAGTTTACCTTGTAATTTATTTATCATTGCATAAATATCTCTAAGATAATTTACACCATCTGCTACAGTGTCAAGAGTTCTTGGAGCAACATCTTTACAAGCTAAGATTTTTTCAGAAACACCTTGATAACCTTCTATAAGAGTATCAGCATGTCCAGGTAGACCATCATAAAAATCTCCTATTGCTATATGTGCAGCATAAGATCCTTCACCAGTTACTTTTAAATGTAATTTATGAAAACTATTTCTTGCATTCATTAATTCCATAGCACATGCTGCAACCATTGTATCAAGAGAACTACCACCTACACCTGAATCTATAATGGGTTCAGGTTTAGCTTGCTCAACTTTAGGTTGAGGTCTACTAATTTTTGTAGTATCAGTATTTCTTTTTAGCATTCTATTTTGTTCCATTATTATAAATATTAATTGTTTCTTTCTGCTGTTTCTGTTCCTCTAGAGAATTGGTTACCTGATTCAATATCACCAGCTAATATACTAGCAGCTTCATCAATTAGTAATTCAACTATATCATCTTTAAATTCACAGATTACTTCTGTAGTAGTTTGTACACTTGTATAAGGATCTACACAACCTAATACTTCTATTCTTACTGGTTGTCTATAATATGTAAGACTACCTTTACTTATTTCAAATTCATTATTTGTATATACATTAACCTTATTATTTTTTAATGTAGCAAATGTTTCTGCCCATTCAAAGCTAGGTCTTTTAGCATTATCAAAAAGTAACTGATTTAAGTTGCCTTCTTCTGCAAGATATACTGACATTCTTCTATCATCACAACATCCTTTCTTAGCATAAATATCTACACGTTTCCATTGTAGGTAATTAGTTGGTAAGTCAGAGTAAGATGAAATATCTGCTTTTACAAATGGTACATTAATAGTTCCTAGTAATAATTGTAAATCATCTATTCTTCTAGTTGATTGCTCATCACCTTCCTTCACAATATTAATACCATGAAGTTGTCTTCTGACCCATTCTACTTGAGCTTTATTAAATGCCTCAACTACTTGCCAACATTCAATGTTGTCATAGTCTTGACTATCTAATTTGTTTAGCCTTTGTTTTACTTTTATTACTAATACACTATTTTGCATTTGTTATTTCTTTTTAACTTTCTTAATAACAGATTTTTTCTTAATACTTCCACCTTTTCTATACTGTGCATCTTCAATATCTTCAGCAGTCTTTAAAGGTCCATTATTAAAATCTTCTCTCCAACCTTTAGATCTTAGTTGTTTTTCTTCTTCATTTCTTAAGCTTTGTTCTAAATCAGCACTAGAACCCCATGAAGTAGCACCTTGTGTATTAGCAATTTTTGATTTTTGTCTATCTATATAGTCATTTGAATATGGTCCATTAAGTTTTAAAGCAGTTCCTGGATATTTTGTATCCATATATTTTGCAGTATTGCTATCCATAGGACCAACTGTTTGACCATTTTGAGCTTTTTTTAAATTTTGTTTTAATTCAGGTTTAGCTTTACCTTTTAATGAATTAAAAAATCCAAGTGGATTACCCAAAGGATTTCCCAATGGTCCCATTTTTGGTTTTGTTGTTTTCTTGTTCATAATTATTTCTTTTTAGATTTTAGAGTACCCCCCTTTTTTTTAATCATTCCTGTACCAACATTTGGTGAAGGGTCAGTATTATAGAATTGTTTTGCAAAACTATCTCCTTTATCTAGTTTTTTAGAAACACTATCCCAACCTTTATTATTTTTACCACCTTTAAAGGGAACTTCTTCAAATTGCTCATAATATGGATATTTTTTATTTAGAGCAGCAACTTGATCTGCTAAAGGAACAATAGGTCCTTGTGGTTGATAATTTTTTATAAGATTACCATAATCTCTTTGAGCTTCTTCACTACTATTATTATCTCTTATACCTGCAGCAGCTTGTCTAGATCTTGCATCATCCATTGCTCTTTTTTCAGGATTATTAAACCAATAATTATTTTGTGGTCCAACAGTATTACCTGTTTGTGCTTTAGGTAATGATTTTTTATATGCAGTTTGTCTAGCTTCATTAGCTTTTCTAAATGCAGTAATAGGGTGTTCTTTAGTTATTGTTTTCTTAGCCATTGTATATTATTTTAACAGTTCCACTTTCTTAAAGCTAATGCTTTTCTTGTAGGTCTACCTTTTTCATCTTTCATAGGTCCATCTACTCCAGACATTCTGCTACAGAAACTCTTGCGTCTCTTAGCATCTTTGCTTTTAGGATCAAGTTTAGAAGGTTTAGTTGTAACAGCCATCTTAAGTTTACTACCAGGATTAGCGGCTCTATATGAAGCCACTCCTTTAGCATTTAAGCCGCCTGTTTTATTCTTACCTTCTGATCTTGTCCAAGCAGGAGTGCTGCCCCCACTTTTCAATTTGGGCATTTTATCATTTTGTTTATGCCAATCTTTTTCAGCTTTAACACCTTGTTTAACTGTCTTAGCATTTGCTGTTCTTGTTAAACTAATTTTATCATAACTACCTTTATTTTTATTAGTATGGTTAACCATTATGTCACCAACTTTACCTTCACCTCTTTTAGTAGTTTTTTTATACACTAGATGTTTTTCATCACCTGTAGTAAGTTTAACTTTAGTAGCCATAACTATTTCTTTTTAGTTGTTGCTTTAATCTTCTTTTCTTGTTTAAGCATTTGTGTAGTAGGTGCTTTACCAGAACCTTTATTAGCTCTGATATTATCCCAAAGTCCTCTTTGAGATACACTACCATCTTTACGCTTTAACATTTGCTTTGCCATTTTACTTTACTTTTTTAAGTCTAGGGTTTGCAGCTTTAGCTTTAGCACTAGCTTTTCTAGCAGATGATGCTAATATAGCTCCAGCAGCTTCTTTACTAATACCTTGTTTAGCAGCTATCTTAGATTGTACAGCTTTGAATCCTGGATGAGTAGTTCCACCTGATTTTTTATTTTCAAGTGCTTGCTTATCAAGTAATTTCTTACCTTTCATAGCACCTAAACCAAGTGCACCTATAGTAGCAACAGTTCCAAGAACTTTACCAACTACAGGTCCAACTTTACTCATTGCTCTACTTCTATTATTTTTTCTTTGTGCTTTAGCATAACCACATCCTTTTGGCTTACCAGGTCCACAACTTTCAGTCATACCACCAACTTCTGCTTTAGGTATAACTTTCTTACCAATAAGAATATCAGCTTTAGTTATTTTACCATCTTTATTTAAATCTGGAAAAGATTTAGTAGACCCACCTTTTCTACCAAATCCCATTTGAGATGACGTACCCATATTTTCTTGAGGAATACCATACATATTAACTGGTGCTTTTGCTACTGCAGAACCACCTAATTTCATTTTCTTAGTACCTCCACAAGAAGCACATCCTAGTTTCTTTGCCATGATCTTTCAGATTAACATTTTTTACCTTTACTACCACCCATCTTCATTTTAGGTGCAGCTTGTGGTTTATTAACTTTTCCACATGATTTACCTGATGCATTTTTTAATGCATATACTGGAGCGTTGGTTCCACCAACTCTACCTGTTGCAACTTTTTGTGCGTTTACTTTTGCGTTAGCCATGATATATAGTTTAAAAAAAGTATACCAGCATTACTGGTATACTCTAGAGTTATTTACATATTCCACAGTTTTTCAACTTGTGTGTTTAAATCTTTTAATACATCCTCATTTAAAGGACTTTTCAAAAACTCAATTACATCTGATACATTTCTACCAAGTAAGCTATTAGACTTAGCATGATAAATATAACCATCTGCCTTATTTATAATATACTTAAAAAATATGGAATCTTTAACAATTGCTTTGATTTTTAATGACTCCATGTCTAAAGCAGCAGCTTCTAAGAAACCTTTTGCAGCTCTTTCTTTATTACCTTCTGTACCTTCACCATTAATGTGTCTATCCATATTGTCATAGATAACATCATTAGGTGTATGTTTTTTATACTGTATACTTGCAGTATCAACAGACTTAGCAATGTAGAATAACTTAGTACTATTTTTATCAAATAGTTTTTGTAATTCAGCAAGTGCTTTATTTTTAAGTTTTTTGTATTCAGTTTTAATACCACTTGTCTCAGTTACTTTATCTAAGTAAAATTTTGGCGGTACTGCTTTTGATCTTGCATCATCATAACTTCTTGATATAAGTGAGAATCCACCAGCTTCAACAGCATATAGTTTTATTCTATCATATGGATTTGCAGGATCTAGAAATACTGGATCATTACCACATGACATTGTTATCTTATTCCAGAAATCTTTGTTATCTGGTTTAAGCAATTTTACCTCATTCCAGAATGTTGGACTCTCTACATCCAATACATTAGCTGCTAGTTCTTTCTCTAGTTCAGCAACGGCAATTCTGATTTCTCTTGATTTTGCAGCTTTCTCTTCTGCAGGTAATAATCTGATCTCAGGAGCAAACTCATTTAATCCTGTTACATATCTTACTACTCCATTTTGCTCTAAACAAGCAAGTTGCTCATAATGTTTTACACCATCAAATAATGATTGGCCATAATGTTCTAATCCCATGTTTGACATTGAATTGTCAAAGTAAGGTTTGATTGAGATCTTGTTACTCTTGTTTGTGTTAAATACTTCTACGTGTGTAAAGTCCATTTTGTGTTGGTTTTAAAATGTTTATAATTGTAAATATATAAAAAAAGGAGGAGAATTAACCCCTCCTTTTTTTATTTCTAGTTTGACATATTAGAATGATCCACCAGTGATAGGATTTCTCATAACAATTTTCAATACTTTAGTTGGATCTTTAACCCAAATAGCTGGCATTGTTTGAGACATCATTACACGGTAACCGTTGAATTGTCCAGAAGATTGGAATCCTTGAGATCTACCCATGTAATCCATTGTTCCATTTTGGTACCACCATTTCAATTGATTATCCCAAGATAATTTCAACATGTAAATGTTGTCATTAGTATTATCTGTGATATCAAAGATAATGAATGAGTAAGAAGATAATGGGAAACCATCAATGATTGGGTTCTCAATATCATTAGTGTGAACATTATCAAATGCAGGATTCAATACAAATTTCACATTAGCCAAGAATGGTATAACGTAAGAAGTGTAAGAGAAACCAAAGTTTAAGTCCATACCTTTACCAGTGATAGCACCGATATCAGCAGCTTGAATCAATAAACCTGAAGAAATAGCTTCTTGTTTAATTGCTTCATTAACCATTCTCATACCACCCATACCTGTTTGAACAACAAGTTGACGTTTAGGATCTGGTCCTTGGAACTCAACCTTACCATTGAAGAAGTTATATAACTCTCCTCTGAATAAATCTAAGTTGAAGTTGTTTTTGTTGTAGATACGTTTGAAAGAGTTATCTAACTGTTTCCACAAACCTACTGATAATCTTACATCATCTGGTCCGTCTTGACGTACTCTACCCCCGTGACCCCACATAAGGTAAGTCTCAATATCAGAAGCAATCTTAGTTAAGTGAGCAGCCTCCATGTTAGTTAAGAAAGTTCTTGATAAATCACCATTATCAAATGCTTTTTTAACTGAGTCTTTACCCATTACTTTAACCATATCATCCAAAGATGAAATAGATGGATCTAATCCTTTCAAGTGAGATCTCCAGATTTCAGTTACAGGAACTGTACCATCTGCATTCATACCACCTTTGATCATTAAATCTGCTCTAGAAGAGATAGAGTAATGAACGTGAGCTTCAGCACCACCAACAAAGTTATAGTATTCACGGAATCCTGTGTTAGTTTGGATGTCTGAGAATCTCTCACCATACTCACCTCTAGCAGAACCTTTACGGAATACTTTAGTACCATTAGCTAAATAAGCATTATCAATGTACTTGTAGTTATCATTGTTAACTAACTGAACTGTATAGATAAATCCATCACCAATTGGTAAGATATCATCTGCAGTAATGTACATCTCAACTCCATTGTATTTGTCATAGGTAATAATATCACCATGTCCAAATTCTCTTTTGTTAAGTTTGATTTTGAAAGTTGTACCTTCAATACCTTTAGCTGAGTTGTTAGGCTCAATATCTTCTACTATGTAAGGAAGATCAATTGATACCGGAGTTTGCCATTTGTACTCACCTCTTGCGTTATCTACATTGATAACATTTTTTCCACCAAAAGAAGACAACTGGTATAAAGGCATTTCAACTTTTTGAGCCATAGCCCATAAGTCTACTGGACCTAAATCCATTGGTTCTGCATCTTTTAGCATGTTTTGTAAATGGTAAGAATCAACATGTGAACTAGCATTGTATGCCGTATCACGTAGGAAAATACCATTATTTAATACTGGAGTTGCCATTTTTACTTATTTATTTATTTATATTATTTATTTTAAAATCTTTTAAACATATTATTTCCAGGTGTTCTAGAAATTGTATTGTTGTTTGAAGTTGTTTTTCTACTAGCAGGTTTTTCATCTACTGTATTTGAAGAAGATATTTTCTTAGCTTCTTCAGTCTTCAACATTCTAACAGTTTTTTCAGTTGCTGCCTTAGTACCTTGGTCTTTGATCTTAGCTCTGTATCCTTCTGGATCAGCTAATAACCATAATGCCTCAGCAATAAGATCATGTCTTGGTTCTACAAACTGGTACTTCTCTAATAGGTGACCTAACATATTTGTTGGTTTACCTGATATTGAAGGATAGTTTGGTTGAACTAATCCACTGTATAACATGTTCTGTGTTTTTTTATCAAGTTTAACACCGTCAAGTTCTCCTACTGATAATACATTATATACATTATCTGTATATTGTTTAGCAGCTTGAACTTGTTGTTCTTTTTTAGTTTCCTGTTCAGCAAGTTTTCTAGATACTATCTCTTCTTGCATTCTATCCAACTTAGGTTTAAACTGTCTAGCTTTTTGTCCTAACTTGTCTACATCTGCCCAGTCCTCAATTTCTGACTCTATTTCCTCTGGTGTACCAAAGTTAGTAGCGTATAAGTATTGTCTTGCAATTTCTGCTTGGTGATTCTCATCATCAGCATCTAATTCAAATACTTCTTCTACTTGAGCAAGTGTTCTAAATAAACCTTTTAAATCTTGTCCACCATCTGCTACATATTTAGCTGCAGTTTTCAATTCATCAGGTAAAGCATTAAAAAAGTCTTTAGGTGCATCTTCTTTTATCTTTCTTTCTTTCTCTTGAAAGTTAGCTTCAAATAACTCTCTAAAATCTTTAGTAGTATACTCTTCTAAATCTTTATCATCATCAAAGCCAAAAAGAGTACCTTCTTCAATCATCTTAGTTGCTAACTCATATAAACCTGACTTATCTACTTTAGGTCTACCTTTGTTACCTGCTTCTTCTTCCTGAGAAATAAGTCCATCCAATTCATCAATTGTTTCTTGGACTTCTTCCTTAGTAATGATTTGCTCTGCTGTATCTGGTTTACTTGTTATACCAGTTTTACTGTCAAGGAACTCATAATCAGTTTTTGCATCTTTAGAAAAAAGAGATTTTTTCTCTTCTTCATTTTCTGGTAGCATCACGTTATCCGCACCAGGCATTCCAAATAATTCATCCAAGTTTACATCTACCTGTGAAATGGTAGTGTTATCTTGTGTTGTTTGCTCATCAGTATTCATATGTTGGTCTTTATGTTACTATAAATAATATAACTATTTTTTTACAAATAAACTTCTAAAATTTAAAATAGACTATTTTTATTTTTTCATTTTTGGCATTATATAGCTAAATCTTATTTCTTCTTATTATCTGTTTTACTTTTTGTATCAAACTTGTTCTTATTTTCTCTAGCAATCTGTAATTGTTTATCTGCTATAGACTGTTGAACTTGTAGTTTTTCTCTTTCAAGTTGATTCTTTTGACCATCTGCAGACATACGGTTAGACTCTTTTTGTCTTTCTAAACTCATTTGACTAGTAAATTGTTCAGACTTTTGTATATCTCTCATACTATCAGTAAAGTCTGACATTTGATTTTGATTAATATCTTGAGTAGCACCAAATCCTGCAGCTCTAATTTCAGCAACAAGTATATCTCTTTGTCTATCTTTCTCTGCTCTCATATCTGCACCCTCAGCTTTAAGTTTTTCTTCTTGAGCTTTAGCCTGTAATGCTTGATCTTGCATTTGTTGTTGATGTTGCATTTCTTGATCTTTCTGAGCTTTAATTTTAGCTTCAGAATCTTTAAGCACTGTATTTAACTCAGCAATACTTTCTGATTGTACTAATTTACCTAAGTCATATATTGATGCACCAGTAGTATTATTGTTTAATGCCATACCTTTTAACTGCTCAAGTACTGCTCTATAGTTTGCTTTAGTTGTAGCAAATATATTCAAGTCTCTCATAAGTAAATCTGTTCCATTAATCTGGAAGTTTACTTTCTCATCTGCTGCTGTAACATAAGTTAATCTTGCAGAAGGTTTTGTTGAGTGATAGAATTGAGCTAAGTCAGTTCTCATTTGATGTACTCTTGGCATTAAGTAATCAGAGTGTTGCATAAAGTACATTTCAGTCTGTGCATATGATGCTCCTACTGCTTGTTCAACGCCTGTTGCAGTTTGTTGAGAAAGTTGTTGACCCATTCTTTGTGGATTAATACCTATAACTTCATATGCTTGTTGTTTCATATATGTAGCTAACTGTATTCTTGACATTAACCTTGATGTTTGTTCAAGGTCTAATTTTTGAAAGTGCTGAAAGTTTAATGCATTCTCTGTATTAGTTATAGATGTATCTAATGGTAACATCTGGAAGTTCTTCATAGCTACATAAGCTTTAGCTAAGTTGTTCTTACCCCAGTCTTCACCCATTGAGTGTCTTGGTAATGCATTCTGATCTAGTAGTATTACTGTACCTAGTTCGTCAACAAGGATATCCGCTATTTGATTGTTTACTATATTGTATCCTATCTGAAATGGTTTCATTAAATCAATCAATGCTGTAGACTTAGTATTTCTATCTGAGAATACTGCACCCTCTACTGGTAACTTACAACCATATATAGAGTTATCTCCTTTAAATTGAAATCTTAATGGACCTATGTTTTGTTTATCTATACCAATATATAGTGGCGTAAATCCACCTGGATTATTCATACCCCAGAATGATGGAATATTTGGTCCAACTTTTATACCTCCCCATACTTCATTAATCCATATCCAATCAATGTGCTCTCCATATACTAAATTGTCTTTAGTCTTGTTCTTGAAGAGTCTTGTATCATATATTGGATTATCAGTTACTTTATAGTCTTCAGTTACTATTTCAGTTATTACTTCACCTGAGTCAGTAATTTTAGTTAAGTGACCTACTTTTCTTTGAGATTTCCAGTATCCTGTAGTTACTCTCAATAAGTATGCAGTACCTTGGTCATAATAATCTTCACCTTCTCTTAAAATATAATTGATTATATCTCCACTGTTAAAGATATTATTAGCTGCAGCTGTAGAGTATTGACGCATACCTAATGAAGGCATATTAGTATTCCAGTCATGAGACTTAGTAGCATCATAAAAAGATCCGTCATTCTGTACACCACCAATATTATATCCTGCAGATCTAATTGGATAGATAGCTTCTAATGATGCCATCTGATCCTCATTCATCATATACCCATACTTATCAATAACATCAGCTACTGTTAGCATGTCTGTTTTACCAACCCAGTTAGATTGAGATATATATCTAGCATCAGGAGATTTGTGATAGAATGTAAGTACAGGATTCCATAATTCAACATCATAATCATCTTCCATCATACGCATATGCCAGAACTCTCTATCTGTAATAAGCATATCTCTGAATCCTCTTTCTTCTAACTCATCCATTCTAAATCTTTCAACATCAACTTCATGTTGGTGAGTAGCCCACTGTTCAACCATTGATCTGTAATCCTTTTTAAAGAATTGTTCAATCTCAGGTAATGATTTAAGTTTATCAGGATTTAATTGTTGTTGTGCTTCTTCAGATTCAGGATCAAGACCTTGTTCTACCATTGCTGCAATAATCTTCATGCTTGCATCAGACATAAGCACATCTTCTACCATTTGTCTTTTTTGCTCCATCATCTCATTATAAGATCCTTCATCAACTGCACGGTATGATAACTTACTTGATCTTTTAGCAAACTCAGCTACAAGAACATTAATAACATTTGGGATGATAGGATAAAACTTTAACTCAAGTGCAGATGCATCTTCTTTAGTAAGAGTTTCAATTATATCTCTATAATCATTATCTTCTTCAACTATATAATCAGATTTATCTATAACACCTTTTGCTAATTTGTAGTTCTTCATTAACCTACGGGCATTTCTTTTAATCTGTTTAAGACCATTCCACTCTAACCAGTCAAGATTCCAAGCAGCCCACTTATCATCCTTTTCTTTTTTAGGTATAAATTGTAAAGGTTGAGTTATACTACCTAATCTATTGTGTTCTGTTTTGGCACCCTTTTTTAATTGTAAACTGTTATATACTTGCATATCTTTTTATTTTAAATTTTTAAATGGTGACCTGTTTAATTTTTTATTTTCACCCAATCCACTTCTACCCATATGTCTAAAAGGACTACTCTTTAAGGTATATAAATTTTTTTGATTTTCCAACTTTTTACTTGCATCATCCATCACTACTCTTTTAGCATAACCTATATTTGCTTGCTGTATTTTAACAAAAGATACCAGTGCAGCAAAAGCTACAAGTCTATCCACGTTGACACCATCCTGATAAGCTTGCATTTCTTTAAGTAACATGATGTCTGGTATACGTTCAACACCATAGTTTATCTTTACTGTAGTACCATCATCTTTTTGTATATGATCTATTTCTTCTGTAAGATAGTCAATAGTATAACTAATCATGTGATTTTTAAATAATGTTCCCGTATTTCTCCAACCATACTCCTGGAATACGTTAGCATTTGCACCTACATCTTTTAAAAATACTATCTGATTTCTTGGTACCAAGTATCTTTGTTTTTTTCTAGCTAACATATGATTGATAAACTGAGAGATATTATTCTCAACAATTGTAAAGGCATTATACCATTCAATTATAAGTTCAAGTCTTTCATGTGTTTTATTTATATCATCAAATCTACCACACCAAGCAGCTACAATCTTATCTCTTTCTATAAAAGTCTCTGCTTCACCATTAGTAACTTTAGTCACTTCAACCGGTGCTTTCATTACATATATAGAACATAGTGATTCTGAGGTAGTTGTCTTACCCTCTGCAACAGGGTCAATTGATGCATAGTACATTCCATATGTAGGATCAGGTACTGGTCTTTCCCATACTACTAATGTACCTGTTTTATCTTCTGTCTTTTTAGATATAGGAAACTCTGCAATAGGTAATTTACTTGTACCTTTTACTTTTACTTTACCTGTTTCATCTCTTGATATATCTAAATATTCTGAAGAGTATTCTTTTTCTTCAATTCTTCTTAATTGTGCATTAACTAAATGAGGAGGAAACTTAGATGCTTTTCTAAATGCAAATGCCTCTTCTATATTTCTTGGATGCTGTGATACTTCAAGTTGATAATCTTTAGCTTCCTTATTTTTCTTTATCTCAGCAAAGTATTCATCAAGTGCAATCAGTGCTTCTTTTACAAGACTATTACCATAGTCATCTATGTATGGAGGCATTGACCATTGTTCAGGAATAAATAATCCTGATTTACCCCATGTATTTTCTTTATCAATTAGATTAGTCTCTACTGCGTATATATCATTGCTATTAGGATCAAGTATCATTTTCTTTAATGGCTCACATTGATCCAAATCTCCAACTGATCCTGCTGCTATAAACATACCAGTAGTCATCATCCCTGATTTAAGTGCTGGTTTAATATATCCAAATGTAGTATCCATCTTAGGAGCAATACCAGCTTCCTCATGAAAGAAGAACTTAACCGGTCCCCCTACACCATTTGTTGGATCTTTCTCAAAAGACATACCTTGCATAGTACCTTTTAAACCTGCTTCAGTTTTTCTATCTCCTCTTCTGACTTCAATCTTTTGTTGCCACATCATGACCTTGTCTGGAGACATAGGTCTATACCATGCCGTGTGCTCATTTAAGAATGCTGCATATTCAGATAAGAATTTCCATGTACCTTTTTCATTAATGTAATCTTTTAGGGAGGCACCCATCTTTAAAGTAACCCCTGCTTCAAACCATAACTGATTAATAAGCTTACCTGCATGAAAGTATGAAGATGCTATCTGACGTTTTTTAAGAATAGCTACGTGCATGTAGTTTACTTCTGCAAGTATTTCATACATGGCCATATGATATTGAGCATCTCTGATTTTTGCAAATCCAAAGTTCTGCTCCTCCTTATCAAAGATAGGTAAGAAATTTAACCACATGTAATAATCTCTTGTGAGGAACCAAGTCTTATTACCATTCTTAACAATTACACCTAATCTACACTTAGCTTTTTGATCATCCCAGTAATTAATAAAATCCTTAGATTTAAATGGTGCAACACAGTATACCTTGTCTTTATTAAATTTAGTTGACTCAGCATTAAATATCTTATTAGTTACTTCATCAAATTCATATAAACCTGGTTCTTTAAATATTGAGAATAAAAAGTCACCAAAATCTTTTCTACTATCAAAAGATGTAGTAGTCCAAGTACCATTATCCCAAGTTGGTATATCTGAATATATATTTTCCATATAATTAATTATTGATCATAAGCCATACCAATTCCTCCTCTTACTTTACTGGATTGCTCATCCTGTAGATCTTTATATACACCTTTAAATGAAGCTCTAATCTGATCAAAGTTTTTAGCTGCAGCAACTAATGCATTTATATTACCATCTCTTCCATCAGTAATCTGTGTAGTTTCCATGTATCTTCCTAATCTATCTATCATAGATGAGATACCTTTGTATGCTCTTGATGTAGCAGTACTGTACATATCTTCACAGAATTTTAAAGCAAGTCTTATTGCTTGATCCTCTAAAGAGAAATCAGCTTCTATCTCAGATAAAATAATATCCTCTTTATCTATCTCAGGAGTATGAAAGAATGGATTAGAATCAGGATTAGGACATGTCATATAGAACAAGTACTGATATATCTTAAGATAGTTATCAGGATACTTATCCATTAAGTTCTTTAAAGTTGATAAAGTGTAACAGTGTTCTGTTGGTACTACAACACCATTCTGTATATCAAATAGTTTAGTGTACATTTTTTTCAGTTTTAGATTTAATAAATATTGCTAAAAATTCTTCATATGGAGTATCTATGCAATATGTAGTACCCATGTCTGTATATAGTACCGTGTATTCTTCAGGTTCACTATCATTATTTACTGATTGTCTTATACTAACAATATAATCTAAGTCAATACACGTAGGTACAAACACCAAGTGCTCAGATCCAGTTATTTCATTTAGTCTTGTATTCTCTAATACACCGTTACAAACATGTACCATATTATAAATTTTTTAAAATTGCTATTACTTCTTCTTTTAAATAAGGCATCTCCATTGGTATAACTTGTTTAATAACAGGATCACCATTATCATCATACTTAGTAATTGGGTACCCATATTCATCTTCACCTTCTAAATCAAATGTAACATGATGTATAAACATTTTACCCGGTCTTAACTTTGGATTATGCTTTAACATAATATACATATAGATACTTAATTGTAATGCATAGTGATTAAAGTTGCAGTCATCTAAATGTGATACTGGAGCAAGTAGTTTATCACTTATTCCATCCCAGTCTTTATATGACTGTGTATCAATCTTCTTATTAGTCTTGTAATCAATAATGTTTATTTTATCATTAACTACTTCAACTAAATCTGACTGACCACAAACACCTACGGATTTTAAAAATACCATGTGCTCAGGATATACGCCTGGTTCAAGTTTTTGAGAAGGTGCATGCTTTAAATTATTAATTTCAGGTACAGGAGGTATGATAGGTATTATAACACCATCAACTTCTAATGATGATAAACCACATAAGTCTGCTTCTCTTTGATTATGATAATAAGTACCAAGTGTTGTAGCTCTTAAACCTTCACTATCCCATATCTTAATTATCTCTTCAGGTTTAATACCATACCATTTAGATTTCTTATTCTTAGAAACCTTTTTAGCTACACCTTCTTTATCAAAGTGTTTTTTAAACTTAGCTATTAAACTTGTTACACTAGTCCATTTGATTTGTTCTTCACCCTCAATACTAGTATAACTATGATCATCTGCTTTAAATACTATACTCATGCTGTCTCAAGATTATCAATTATTTCTTTAGCTAATATTACAGATGCTTCATCATTTGACATCAACATCTTTTTTAAATTCTCACACTCTTCTGAATCTAGTTTATTCTCAAGTTGAATAATGCGTATACTTTGCTTATACATTTTTAACTCAAGTTTATCTATATATGTTGTAGTACTAATATTACTACCACCCATTGCAAATTTAGTTGATGTAGTAGTAAGTGTACTACCTAAATCCATACCATTACTACCCATATGAGTAGGATTAGATACATAAAGACCTTGTGCAGTTGTTAAATGTGTATTAGTTCCCATACTCATAATAAATTAAGTTTATCTTCTTCTTCCTCTGTAAGTACTGCATACCATCTTTTATCTGGACACTCAGCAGATAGTGCTCTTAACTTAAATGATAATGAGCATCCACATAAATTACAACATGGTTGTGTACCTGGTACAACACATGATGATCCCTCATCATCTTTTCTCACACATGCATTGCATATCTCTCTTCTTTGTGCAGCTACTTCCTCTACAAATTTATCTCTTATTAGGGCATTCTTTACACCCTCCATGATTTGCTTTCTATTCTTCCAAATCTTTCCCAGCTTTCCCATCTGCTTTTTCTTTTAAAAATTTATCCTTTACTTCTTTGTCTGCATCTAATAACTTTTTAGTTTTCTCTAATAATTCAACTTTACCTTCTATTCTTTTTTTATAATGGTAGTTATCCATTGTATCTGTATTCAACTTACTAAGTTTGCTTTTGTATTTATCAATTAAGCCATCAACTGTTTTAGGTTTAACTGCCATAACACCTAAGCCATCTATATTGATCTTAGTATAATTTAACTCAGATAAATTTTTTCTTACTTCTTTATAATAAAAAGTCATAAAATTATCTACAAGTGCTTCTGATATATTCATCTCTTCAGCTACCTGTTTATATAATATGTTAGGTTTTTTTGGAATCATCTACCTAAAAATTTATAGTCTAATAATATATCTCCTTCTGTTTGCACTTTTAAATTAGGATTTAATTTAATGATTTTTTTATCACTATCATCTTTTATCACTAACATATTTTTCATTGCTTTATTAACTGCATTTCTAACAGTCTGTGGAGATTTAAATATCATCTGCTCATCTGATGAAGCATCATAACAAAAATGAGTTAATTCTATTGGTCCTGTCATACTTAATAATGTTAAACAGTTTAAGTCAGATTCACTCACTACTATACGGTTAATATAGCAGTGAGATAGTATCTGAAATTTAACAATTTCCCATTTAGGCATTACAGCACGTTTCTGTACTTGATTTACTAATGCCATAACTTATTATTGTTTAACTGGTTCTTTATCTTCAGTAGGTTGCTCTTGTTGGTTTTGCTCCATCATTGCATACTGATACTGGATTGTAGTTCTTTTGAATCTTGCTTCATCTATTTCACACAATGTTTTTTCATATTCTGCTTGTGCTTTTAAATAAGGTAATGACTCAGTGTAGAATTTTAGCATCTGCTCTTTTTTCTCAGCTAATTCTTCTGCTGTTAACTCTACTTCTTGCTCTTGTTGGTTTACATTTTCCATTTTATATAAATTTATGTTTACACAAATATACAAAATAAGTTTAAACTTTAATTATTTAAACAAAAAAACTCAGACTTATAAGGCCTGAGTTAAATCTATATTATGGAAGGTGTTATCTATTTTTAATAGTAAAGTTTAGTATAGTTAACATATAAAATGTTCTGTCTATATCTACTTCAATTGAGAGTAGATCTATAGCACCAAGTCTTAATCTTAAACAAATCTTATCCCATTGTTTATTCTTAGATTTCCAAGAGTTTCTGTATTTCATAATTTATAATTTAATCTCAAAATGCATCCAATCATAATCCTTTTCTACACCTAATGATATAAAACCATGCTTGTAAAATATATCAATCATTGGTTTATACTCAGGTCTTGCAAATCTAGCAGTACGTTTAGTTTCTTTAAGTGTGTTTCTTGCAGGATCTAAATCAATAGCAATACCCCAAGCATGCTTTGACCATGATGAACCACCTCTCATTTTACGGTAATTAAATACTCCTCCGTATAAATCAATTCCAAGTTCTTTAATCTTAGCAAGACCGTAGTGAGCTAAAATATCTGTAAATACAGCTTTTAAATTAGGTGCAATAAGTTTATGACATCTTACTTTAGAAGTTGTACTATCAGTATCCCATGCAATTCTTAATGGATATGGACATAGAACTGTTTCTAAATATCCAGCACCAGTTTCATTTGGTGTACCATATTTTTTTGTTGCTTGCTGTGTTGTTAACATATTCTTATTTATTAATTAAATAACTACTTCATAAAAGAAATTAGTTTTACACCAATCATAAAGATCTTGAGGTGAAAACTTGTATGCTTTTTCTACTCCATATACCCAAGCTACATATTCAGAACAATACATTTTCTTTTCTGTATCTCCTTTTTCAACCCATCTATGAGTTAATAACTCAATTGGTTGTCTTACAAGTAAACCTTCAAAGTCATATGCTGTAGTTCCTACTTTAGTAAGAGCACGTTGAGCAAATGTTTTCTCATTAACAAGATCACTAGATCTATGAACTGTTATTTCATAATCATATTTCTTTTGCCAATCATTCCAAGGTCTTACATTAACTCCATCATTCTGAGCATCTATTACATATGGTTGTCCCCATATCTCTATAAATAGTGCGGTATGACTAAATTTAGATCTTGTTGCCTTTTTAATTAATCTACTGATTAATCTTTTTCCACTACAGTGTAGTATGTCTCCTGTTTTTAATGCTGTTGGATTCATTATTTGTTTTGTTTAATTTGAAATGTTACAAGCTCACCTACAGTATCAGATAGTTTTCCTATTTGTGATGCCATATTCTTGATCTCTTGTTGAGTCACTTCTTGAATTAACTGATACTTTAGTCTATGTTCTTGTTCAAGTAATTCTAATTTACCTTTTAATCTACCATGATCTTCTCTATGTGCGTGGAAGTCATCTTTAAGTTCTTCTAGACCTGTAGTAATATTATTGTAAGAAGTCTTTAAGAAAAAACTTATTAAACCTATTACAGATCCTGCTACAAATAATATTATAGTTAATGTTGTTGAGTTCATGTCTTATTGTTTTATAAATATATACATATAATATACAAAAATAAATAATAGTACCCTACTAATTCTTTAGTTAAATTCTATTTTTCAACTGTTAGTTGTGCCAACGTTGCAGTAACAGAACCCGCTAATAATAAATATCCACTTAATGTAACTAATGCTGCAGGTAATGCAATAGGTGCAGCAACTATAACTCCACCAATAGCACCAGCTATCACACCTATTCTTTGTACTTTTTTCCAAAAGGTTGGTGTCTTACCACTCCATCTTGTTTTTAATTCTGTTGCTGTTGTTTTTATCTTTTTCATAATTCAAATTGATTTCTTATTTCTATTGGTACATTATCCATTTGTTGAAACTCAGCAAATAACAATGGTGTCATTTCAGTAATAAAAGCTGGCGTTTCTGTATTTGCTACAACTTCATTTTCAAAAGTTCTATATGTTGCTATATAGTTTTCTATTAATGGACTTGAAGGCTTTAAACAAACATTTGCTTCTAAGTCATCTTCTATAATCATTGATGATACTAGTATAAATTTTTCCATATCTTATAATTGTGAGAATACTCCTAATTTCATTAAATCAAATTGACCTGTGTTAGTTACTGAAGTTACTGACATACATCTACTTGCAAAAAAGTTTAAACCTTGTGTTGTAGATGGTTTATTTAATGTAGTAACTACACCCTCTGCAATTGCTCCTGTTTCTTTATTTACAACTCTATAATTTACATTTGTTGACATAGGTTCATTATATAATGTTATACTATATACAGTTGTTGAAATTGCTCCAGCCGTTCTATTTGCGGGAAAATCACTACCCAAATCAACCTTAGTTGCTACACCATAAGAACCTAAAGCGTCTTGACTAAATACTTGTAAATTTGCATCTCCAACCTCACTACCAACACCTATTATATTATTCAAGGTGCTTACTAAAATATTTGATGCAGTACCATAAGCTAAATCCCCAGTTTGTCCAGCTAACCCATAAAATTGTTGACACCCAGCAGAAAATGCAGTATCTGAAATATTGAAATCACATACAAATTTGAATCCTCCATGAATGTACCATAGTAATGCAGAACCACGTGTTCCTGTGTACCTTCCACCAGATACAGTTGACGCATAATATCTAAGTCTTATTTGTTTTGTTGCAAAATTAGTAGATGCAACAGATTGTGCTAATGTAGAAGCACTTGAAGACATAACAATACCACCGTCTGCCACAACAGTTGTACTATTATTATTAATTGTTATACCTCTATATACTTCTGAAGGTTTTAAATACATTATATCTAAAACGTCTTCACTCCAATATGTACCTGCCATCTTATTATTATTACAAAATTATTTCAATATCATTAACTGTAATCCCAAATGTACCAGCCATTTGTATTCTAAATCCTAAATAGTAAAGATAAGTTGTTGAATCAGTATATGATAAACCTGTTGGAACTTGATCCTTTACCGCTTCATATAAAGCATTTGTTTCTTCAGCCGTTACTGGATACATATTGTTAGCGATAACTTGACCGCTTTCACTTGCGTACTCAAACATATACTGAGAATTAAATCCAAATCTTAATCCTTGTTGACATCCTTGTAAAATTCCCGTTACTAGTCCACTTTCTTGTCCCGTAATTCCGTTGTTATAAGTTACTGGTACTAATGTTTTAATTTTCATATTTATTTTTTTTTAAAATTATGCTAAAATTACTTCTGTGCTATCTATTCTACAACTCCATTTGATAGTTGTTGTTAATTTAGCTCCTGATTTAACTGATAAACCACCTAATGTTGTATTAGCTGTTAGTGTTGGTATAGTGCCTAATGTAATTGTATCTAAAACTAAATTCATGTTACTTAATGGTAAAATTGTACTCGATGCTGTTGTACCCCTTACTACTACACAATCAAAGTCATAACAAGTTACATTTGTAGATGCTGTTTGTTTTCCTATTATAGAACCTCTAACTCTTATGGCTTCATTATTTTGCAATGTTAAACAAATAGCTGTACCACCTTGCGTGGATAGTTCAACAGCTGTATTAGTTGTACTTGTTTTTCCAGTAGATGAAATTGAGCATTGAGTTTCCCCCTTAAGATAGGGGCCCGCAGTATCTTGAGAAGCGACTGATATTCTTGAAGCAACTCCTTTTGTCGAACATTGATAACCAGTAGCTAAACTTCCAGTAGCATCAGCAGTATTGAAAACACCAAAGGCTACTGAACCTAATGCAGTAGCTGAAGTTAACTCACCAATTGACCCTCCAAATGCAAATGAACAAGTCCCTGAAGCTGTTGCATTTCCACCTCCAGCTAATGAATTTAGTCCTGAAGCAGACCCACCGTTTAAAGCTATTGCATTTGTGTTACTAGCAGAGCCTTTATTAAGCACAAATGAGTCTGTACCAGAACTAGCATATCCACTTCCTGTTCCAATTGAAATTGAACCACTATTAGTTGCTGAAAGAACTCTACCAATTGCTATTGAATTAGAACCTTTAGCTTCAACTTGTGTTCCAATTGCAACTGAATTAACACCTTGAGCTCCAGCATAGTAATTCATAGAGCCACTCATTAATTCAATAGCTCCTGTTCCTCTTTTACCACCATTTGTTATACTACCATCAGGTATATGCCCAACAATAAAAGCTCCAGTACCCTTTGGTAATATTGCAAAATCACCATTAGTTGTTCCTGTTACCGCTGTTAAACTATCAACAGGTACGGTTGCGTTCGGTGATGTTGTGTTTTGCGCTTCAGTGAAGTACGTTAAACCACCTGATGCTGTAGTCCATTGCGTTGTTCCAGAGCCTAAATAACCCAAAACTTGACCTGTTGTTGGTGCAACTGTTGGTAAGGTATAAGCATTATTAATTACTACATTCCCATCAACATTAATACCAAATTTTTCAGTAGTAGTGTTGGTATCTACAATTTTAAATATTCTTGAAGTGGGAAATGGGGTAAGGCTTCCACTATTTACATTTATATTGAAACCTGTTGTGTCACCTAAAACTGGATCTACATTGTGTATTTCTCTCCTTACATTATCAAAAGTTAAAATTTTTGAGTCACCGCTAACTGTTCTGTCTGCTGTTAAAGTGCCATTTGCATTATAAATATTTACACCTGAACCACCAGCTCCAAATATTTCAATTATAGCTCCTGTTGAGTCTTTATAATGAACTAATTTATCTGTTAAATCAAAGAAATATGTACTATTTGATACAGAAGCCCAATCTGATGAACTTGCTGTAGTTACTGTATATTTAGTACCTACTACGGGATTACCCGAAACTGTTACTACCGCCATAATTATTTATATTTACTTAGATTCAATCATATTTACACAAGCTACCAATTGAGCTTGTTCCTCTACTGTAAAGTCTTCCCAAACTAAGACTTTCACGTTATTACCGTTTAAATCTTGGGTGATTATTCTCATGTTTTCAGTCATCTTTAACTGAGCTATTATCTGTCCTATTTCTACTGTTTCCATATTTTTATTTATTAATTATTTTATTGTAAAATTACATTTCCTTGTGCATCTGCTGTATTTGTTTGACCGTTTGTTACATTTACATTTTTAAAGTTTGTTGAGCCTTTTATTGAATTATTAGCTAAATACATTGTTAAAGCACCACTACTAAAAAAAGCTGTCGCTGAAGCGTTAGCTAATTGAATAACTGAATTATTAACATAACAAGCTGACCCAGTAAAACCATAACCTCCAGCATTATTGTAATTACAAATAACATTACAATTATTGACAATAGTACTACTCCCAGCGGAATCAAAAACAGCTGAAGCATTTGCTGTTATTGTACAATTATTAAAAAGTCCACCGCCTAAATAAGTGTTGATAGCTGTTGTTGAAGCAATCAATGTACAATTATTAAATTTTCCATTTCCCGCTACATTATTGGCTGAAGATTTTATCCAACAATTATTAAATGTTATTCCATTACCATTTACAGCTCTCGAAGTAACTGATACAATTGTACAATTATTTACCTCCATTGCACCTGTAGATACAACAGCACTTCCACCGTTAGAATATATATAACAATTATTAACTGTTCCACAATCATTTACAGGAACATTTCCAGCTGCACTTGTTTTAATTATTGAATTTGATAATGTCCCAGTAGTAATAGAACCACCAAGTGATTCAACATAGACATTGTCAATAACAGCATTAGGAGAGAAAAAATTAACTGACGATATAGGGTTATAGCCATTACCAGTAAATCCATAAATTTTTGCAACACTTCTTCCTAATACACCATAAGATGTTGCATTATTACTGTTAAATGTAGCATTACCACCTATGATAGAACCGTTAGCATTAATGTATAAACCACTAAAACTAGCAGTAGCTTGATTAACAACTATATTGTTTATTTGACAAATAGTAGGTGAAGAAGTTGCTACAAAACCGTCAACTACTGAAAATGACACAGAATGTCCGTTACCATTGATATTAACACCATTTTTTAGAGTGTAACTAACAGCACTTTCAGTAATATCAGCAAATAATTCAATAACTTGACCACTTGTTGCTGCGGCAACCGCCAAAGCCCACGTTGCATAATATGTATAAACCCCACTAGAATTAGATATTCCCCATATACCACCCGATGCAACAACACCATAGGCAACTTGTTGCCAACTTGTAGTGTATTGGTAAGTGTTTCCATTTGAAGTATCTGTATATCTGTCACCAGCAACCGCTGAATGTGTAGGCGCACCTGTTCCAGTTGTTATCTGTAAAGATTGGTCTGTTTTTATATATGTTACTCCCATTTTTAATTATTTAATAGTTCTAAACATATAGCCAATACTTTATCAACTATTAATTTGTCATTTTCATCTAATTCATCTACTAGAATACACTTTGTTTCTCCCTCTAAAGGTTGAGCATCTAGTCTATTTAAATCAGTTGTGTAAACTGAATAATCCAAAGTATCAACTTGAGTTAATAGAAAATCCCTCAAATCTAAAAATGCTTGTTTTTGAGTTTCATTTAGATCATTAACAAATCTAATATCTGTTTGCTCACTCTCATCAGATGGCACTATCATTAGTGCCGTATCTGATTGCCTATATACTATTTGTTTGTATGTTTTCATAGTTAAAAATTATAATCTATACTTAATAATTCACTTCCTCCCCCTAAAACTGTTGGAATAAATCCGCCACCACCTGAAAATGTACCTATAGAACTGATATTAGTGGTAGATGTAAAGGTAGGTGTTACCCCTGTATTTGCAACGAAAACTAATTGATTTCCAGAAAATGATCCTACACATTGATATATTAATATAGACGCCTGTATTTGAGTTACAATTTCAGAAGTTATTGTTGAAGTTGTTTTACCAGCACCAATAACAGAAATAGTTACTGTATTTGTACCGTCAAATATAGTTACAGATGTATCTATATTCGCACTGGTTACTACCATTCTATTCATTATACCTGTGCCACTTGTGGAGTTTGCATTTATTTTTCCATTAGACATTGCATACCCTAATGTTATATTTTTAGAGGGTGTTGTATTTACAGGATATGTGACAAAAAGATTTGTAGGAGAATAAAGCCTACCATTATTTACAAAAACTCCCAAAGATTTACTTATCAATGGTGCAAATTCATTAATTCCTTTATTGTAGTAAATAGTTCCGTTATTTATTAATGTACCATTATTGTTTACAATTAGTGATGCACCAACTGCCGTTAAATTTCCTGTTGTAATATAACCATTATTTGTAAATTTTCCTGCCCCAGTATAAGTTAAGCCACCTAAAAGAATGATACCACTATTAATAAATTCACCGCCAGCTATTACTACAGTCATAAGTCTTGTTCCATGTGGCCCAGCTTGATTTCCATTATATTTAATAGACCCAGAATTTACGGTAACAGTGCCATTAATACTTCCGTTTATATTATTTCCAAGACTATTTGACAATCCACTAACAACCACATTCCCAATAATAGCCCCATTAACAATTGATGGAGAACTACTTAACGTAACAGTATTTACTGTTAATGAACCATAAATATTTACTGATCTAACACCATCTCCAGAGTCTATTATTGCAGTTGTTCCTGTAATATTTGCGTATATATTTACAGGCCCAATTAGATTATAACTACCCAAAATAGTACCATTAATATTTCCTGATGCACCGCCTGTTATAGCCAACACACTAGAAGGTGTTACAATTTTTGTTGTTACGTCCGAATATCCTGCGTTATATCTTAATCCCCCTAATAATCCATAAGCATTTCCATTCCAAGTGAAATTATTAGTTACATTTATGTATGATATAGAACCAAATCGACAATCAAACATATCACATACTATAGATAAATTTGTAAATGATAAGGTAAATGAACCAGTTCCCAAATTAACGGTAGTACAAATAGAATAATAATTGCCTAAATCCATAAAACCATCAATACCAGAAAAAGCATTTGGATTTATTAAAACACTATTTGCGTGTGTGCCATAGGTATTGCCTAAATTTAAATAAAATGGAATTAATATATTACTTGTAAAAGTGAATAAGGATTGGTTACCGTATGATATTGTACCACCTAATTTTTTACTGTTAATATAAAAACCATGTTTGTAATAATTTCCAGTTGCAACAAAACTACCGCTTAATACAACTTCATAAACAGTCCACCAAGTAGCCGTAATAGTAGCACTTGCCGTACACGCTTTACTTAATACAATTGTATTAGAAGTTTTACTAACTACAATTGAACCATAGGGTATTCCAGCACCTGTAATATATTGACCTACTTTAATATTTGTAGTATCTGAAACAGCCGTTAATGTTGCACTTGTACTCGTTGTTGTTGCTGTTACCGTTCCTGTATTAGTTATATTTCCTAAGGCATATTCTGGCGTTAAATAAGGAGTGTTTATATCACCTCTACCTGTTGTTGCATTAATTCCGTTAACAGAATCTATATATATTGTATTTGCTTGTGGAATTGCTGACCCTCCATCTACCCAACTAACAACCCCAGCACCATTTGTTTTTAAAATTTGATTTGCTGTACCATCAACTATTGGAAATGTATATGCATTATTTATTGTAAGACCACTAGAAGAAATATTAACTCCAAAAAGAGAAGAAATATTATCACTTATTTGTAATGTTATACTTGCTGGTGTTTGTTGAATATTAGTATTACCTGATGTATCACCAACATTTAACATATTTTGTGTTAATGTTTGTTCTATCAATGAAGAAGAACCAGTACCATTTGTTTGATAAAAACGTATAATATTTCCTGATCCGTTGAATCTTAAATTATTAGTTCCAAGTGATACTATTCTGTTTGCTGTTAAAGTACCGTCTGTATTGTAAATATTTACAGAAGAAGGTGTAGGTATATTTAATGTATTTGATATTAATGTTGCTGCACCTGATGTTCCTATAGTAGTAAGAGTAATTGCATTTTGTTTTGCATTAAATATTGCAAAGTCAGAAGAAGATAAATAACCATTTGTTGATCCTGATGCTTGAGTAATACTTATTGCTGGAGTTGTTCCTCCAGATGATTGTATTGGTGCGGTACCAGTAACATTAGTTACAGCATTATTAGGAACTACTTGATTTAATGTTGTTAACCCAACTGAATAATGTTGAGATCCCTCTGTTCTAAATGTAGCTGTTTGAGATACACCTGTAATATTCTCCATTGAGATTTTTACTACTATTCTATCTGATGTAAGTACTGTAGATGCAGGGATTACAGCATCACAAATATACATTGTAGTTACTGTTGGCATATTAGTTACAACAACTGGATCTAATGTAAGTAGTAATGTTTCAATACCACCTAAATCTCTTTTATATACCGTAGGCCTAATTATCCAATTCTGACCTGTTGTTCCTGCATTAAAGTGTAAAAAGAATTGCCATAAACCTGTTGGAATTTGAGTTGTATTTGGAACTCCAATGGGTGTTTGAAATTCAGCAACTATTGTTGTAGCTCCACCGGCTATTGTAAAAGGAACAGTTTGTTCTGCTATACTTGTTGCAACTGATGAAAATTCTTTATAAGGTGTCTGTGTTACAGACTGATTTAAATAATATGTTGTAGTACCAGATCCACCAGGAATAGTAATAGTTGTATTACCGCCTGCATCTGATGATGAAACACCAGCACCTACAAAATCAATACTTAAAGCATCTGTAGTTATATTTACACCTTCTTCAAGTATTGCAAGTTTTTTCTTTATATTAATTTCTGTACTCATTTTTTATCTTTTTAATAAATTTCTCTCCATTGCATTGCACAACCTACAGTAGTAGATGTAGTACCTAAATTTGTTACAGCAATCACATATATTTCTGAATTAGTGCTATCATAATTTTGAGCAATATAATTTTCTCTAGCATTTGAAGCATCACTATCAGCACTAACAGAACCTCTATTGCCTACTGCTGCGGATACATAACCAGAAGCAAAAACTTTACCATCAGTATATGCATTAGCTCCAATATTATATTCAACACCTGAACCTGAATTTACAGATGTCCAAGAACCCCCTGTTAAAAAAGAATCATTAGGTAGTTTTATAACCTTGTAATACAATGGTTCTTTTACAGAATAAAAACTAAACTCTCCTAACTTACAAGTTAGTCTGTTTAGATAACCTTGAAAAGTATTACTTAATCTTATTGCTAATAATGGAACTGTTGCTCCTGCAACTACTGTTCTTAAGTTTGTATTAAGTGTTGAATAATCTTGACCTGTTTCTACATAACCACCTTCACTTATTACAGATGAACAGATTTGATCAAATGATCCACCTGTTGTTGTTCCAGTATTAAAAATCTCACATCTTACTGGAAGATTAGGAGATTGCATATAAGGTACAGTAATGGTATTTGATGTGTTAAATTCATTTGCAATTATATACTCACCATTTACTAAGAACCCACATCTTACTCTTCCTAATCCTAACCATGTAAAATCTGTAAAGAAAAATTGAGTTTTTGTAATATCAAGGTTATATCCTGAAGCCCCTGTTCCATCACACTTGTCTACATTCCAAGAAGACTGCACTATTCTTGTTCCAATAGCTATTCCACTTGTACTAGTTCTTACATTAAATGATAATGTACCCTCACCATTTTGTTCAAAATATATACCATTAAGATCATCAAAGTATCCTGTTCTTTTAGTTACATTAGTAACAGCTGCTTTAAAACATATTGTAGAATAAATTAACTGACTTTTACCAGGCATATATGCATGATAAAGTTTAGTTTGATGAATAGCACTACTAGTGGGGTTAGACGTTGTTGATAATAAAGCAGAAGATTGGTTAGGAATAAAAGTTACTGTACCACCATTAGTTAATTTATCTAAGAAGTTTGTATTTAAACCATAAATATGTTTATAATCTCCAAGTGTAAATGGTTCAGAAACCCTTTGTCTACCAAAGGCATCAGCCAACATTGGGTAACTAGTAAATATTGGTTCACTAGGTAAACCTGCTATAGTAACTTGAGTACTCATTTATTACGAGTTATATATAATAATTAATTCAGTGCCTGTACCGTTATATGTAAATGTTCCAGTTGTGTAATAGTTATTCAATGATCCTGCATCAAAGTTTAATGTTTCTCCAGATTTAATTGTTGAACCTAATACAGTTCCATTACCTGTTCCTACATTAGCTACAGATACACTAAATGTTTCAACTGCAATAGAACCTGAACCAGTTACTCTAATAAAGTTTGGAGTTCTCTGAATTGACGTTGTATTAGTAACAAGTGTAGCTAAATAACTATTTGGATTAATATATGTTATTGGTGCTACTGGTGTACCTGGTGTATTACTACCTGCTTGAAAATAAACTGGTGGATTAAATGTACCCGTATCTGGGTTATATATTCTAACCTCCAACCATGTAACTCCATTAGCATCTACAACTAAAGAAGCTTCATAATCAGCTCCAGCTTGTATAGCTGCAAGTATTTGGTTAAGTAATGAATCTACATTACTTGTATTTGTGTTAATATCAGTAAGGTTATCACATGCACATTCTTGTCCCAATAGCATTTTTAATTGCCATGGCATGTTAGTCCCTTTACCACCGTATGTTTTTAAATTTCCTACAGACATAATAATTGATTTATATATTATAATATACAGAAAAGTTTCTATATAAGCAAATATAAAAAAGAAAAGCCACATCTCTGTGGCTCTTGCTTTTAATTTTCTTGAACTAGTTGTGGTTCTGTAAATAGAACTCCTAATGCTTGTGTTATCATAGCTGCATCTTGTAAACTAAATGCTCCTTTAAGGAATGCTTGATTTAAAGCTTGTTCAACTACTTGTTTTGCATCTTCTGTTTTCATATTGCTTGTAATTCTGTAATTTGTGTAACAGTAAGTCCAGCAACAAACCATTCTTTACCCATCATAATTCTGATGTGATCTTCATTACGTTTTACAGTTGCTGTTTCTTCTTCAGTTAAAGTTTCTTTAACTTTTAAATCTTTTAATAAGTTAACACTATCATATGCAGCTGATACTGATTTTGCTACTTGCTCTGCTGTTAATTCTAATTCCATGATTTTTATTTTTTGTAAAGTTAATATATTTATTTTTTATTATGCTAATAAAATTCTTTGTGCAACACCATTAATAATTACATCCCAGTATTTAGTTTGAGTTTGTGCTGCTGTAACTACTGTTCCCGCATTAGTTCCTACTGAACCAACAACAAATTGATTTGTATTTGTTGATACAGCATCTATACCAATTACAATTGAATTATTATGATTTGCTCTTGCATTTGAACCAATTGAAATTGTAAAATTTGCATTACTGGAAGCAAAACCAGCTTTAGAACCAATAGCCGTATTATCTGATCCAGTAGTATTATTTTTTAATGCTTGCCAACCTAATGCAACATTATTAGAACCAACCGTATTAGTATATAATGCTCCTTGACCTATTGCTACGTTAATGGAACCTGTTGTAGTAGCAATTCCACAATCTGCTCCCATAATGATGTTACCACCACTAGTAGTATTACTTGATAAAGCATTTTGACCAATTGCAATATTTGTTGAACTAAACATACCATATGGTAAAGCATTTTTTCCAATTGCAATATTATTAGTACTTCCATAAATAAAATTTACACCAGAACCTGAACCAATTGCTACATTATAATTTGAATCTTCATCTGTATAAAGTCCAGTATTATAACCAATATTAACATTTTGTCCAACTACATAAGTAATAACAAAACTACTTGATAAATCTTCTACTGATATAGCACCAGGCAAATATCCATCTTTTCTTCTATTATCTTTTAACCCTACAGGGATAAGAGTTTGAGAAGCATCTACTGTTGTTACTTGTCTCTTGCTCTTAAGCCAAGAGATAAAATTTAAAACATCCATTTTATTTATTTATTTTTAAGTTAATTATTATGCTAATAAGATTTTTCTTGCTACTCCATTGATAACTACATTCCATACATTAGAAGAAGTGTTAACTTCTGATGTTACTGTTCCTGCGTTAATACTTGATGAACCCACTACAAATTGATTAGATGCAGTAGAATTAGCACCAAAACCAAGTATAATTGAACCACTAAAGTTATTTGTTTGAGTAGATGCACCAATTACTGTATTATTACTAGCAGTAGAATTTCCACCTCCTGCACTTTGTCCAATAGCAATGTTATTTGTACCAGTAGTATTTTGTCCTAATGAAGAACTGCCACATGCAGTATTTCCTGTTCCTGTTGTATTTACTAGCAATGTTCCAGAACCTACAGCAGTATTGCTTGTACCTGTAGATGTTGAATATAATGAACTTGTACCAATTCCAACATTTCCAGTTCCAGTCGTATTAGTATACAGAGCTTGATTTCCTATTGCAACATTGTTATCTGCATTAATATTTCTAAATAAAGTTTGATAACCAATAGCAACATTATTATTTCCAGTAACATTGTCTCTCAATGTTCTATAACCTAATGCAACATTATATTGTCCAGATATTAAAGTTGCAGGAGATATTTGAAAACCTGTTCCAGCACCAATTAAGGTACTTGTCATTACAGTTGTTAAATTTTTAAAACCGTAACCATTTGGACTAAAGCCAGTTGTAGTTAATGTACATGCTGTTACAATACCTCCTGTTACAGTTATATTAACTTTTGGATATTGTGGTGTTGCAGTTCCTGAAAAATATTCTAATACTATATCTGTATATGATCCGTCTGTATATCCTGATCCTGGTGTAATTGCACCAAATGAACCAACTCCAGTACTATTACTATCAAGTGCATTAGAACCCATTGCATGATTATAATTTCCAAGAATATTACTTCCTAAACTATTGGAACCTATAGCAACATTTCCTATACCAGCAGTATTTACACCTAATGCTAGATAACCAATACCAGTATTATTACTACCAGTCGTATTTAATAATGCATATGTTCCAATAGCAGTATTATAATTTGCACTAATATTAGTAAATAAGGCTTGATGACCAATTGCAGTATTAAAGTTACCTGATGTATTTCCTCTTAATGCACTGTTTCCAAGTGAAGTATTATTAATACCAATTTGATTACTAACTAATGCGGAATTTCCTATTGCTGTATTACTATTACCTGTTGTATTAGCAGCTAATGCTCCTTGTCCATATGATAAATTACCTACAATATTATTATTACCATTACACCATACTGTTTTATCACTTTCATTATATTCAAACCAATAAGGCAATGATCCACCAGCATAGTTAGGAATATTTAATGTAGATCCTATTAACGTAGCTGCACCAGATGAACCAGTTGTAGTTAAAGTAATTGGAGGAGGTAATAATCCAGCAATACTACTAACTAAATCAGTTGTAGTTATTAATGCTGGTTGATAATTACCATAGAAGTTTGAATCTCTTACACCAATAGTAAACAAGTCTGTTGCTTCTAATAGTGTTCTAACCTTTCTAGTATCAATAAGGTTTGTGTAGTTTGTTATATTGTTTAACATATCTTTTTATTTTAAATTATTTATTATTCAACTAGAGTAAATATAGATTCACTATAATTATAAGTATCACTATATACAAATCCATTTTCATCTATCACACGTAACTTTACAAGTGCGCTATATTTACGAGCTTTATATACATCTGGACTAACTATTTCTATTAAAAAGGGTAAATATTGAGATGTATCTGTAATTCTTGAAATTGTTACATTTTGAAGCATGGTTAAGGATGTAAATACAAAACCAGGATCTGAGTCTGCAAAACTCCAATCATATGTTACATCACCAAGTATACCTGATAATACTGCAGTAAGTGTATTATCATTTTGTATTATTGTTACATACCCCCTTGATATTGTTGGAATCCAATTAGCATGACCATCTGTACTCATACAAGTTAATACTTTACCAATACCGACAGTGTGATCTTGTAACTGTACTGCATAGTTTTGATCAGTACTTGAATTATTAGCTACTGCCTGTAAACCAACATTAATACCTGCAGTTGAATATATTGCAGAAGTAAAAGTTCCAATATTTTCTGTTGTTGAATTAACTGCAGTAAACTGTGCTCCATAGTTTGTTAATGGTCCAACACCTCTTGAACTTCCTGCAATAGCTCCAAAAGAACCATTTTTTAAGTTTGTTGATTCTGCTACTATATCATATATTGAAGAAGATATTGTTAATAGACGAGAAGAAGTTGGTGCTGTTCCAATTCCAAGGGTTGTTCCATTATCTCTAATAACACCATATCCTAAAGTTGTATTATTTGGAGTCCAGCGTGCTACATAATCTTGTAATCCTAATCCAGATAAACCTGTAGTAGATAATACACCTGAACTATTTATAGTTAAACCTGAACCAATCTTAATACCACCAAGTGTTGTACTACTTGCAATTGGTAATGTATATGAACCAAATGCACTTATTGGTACAACAATGGATAAATACTTATCATCTCTTGTAGGATCTGGGACGCCAACTACAGTCAATGCATCTGGTGGCATTGTTTCTCTATAATCTTTTCTTTTAATCCAGCTTATAAAATTTAATACATCCATAATTATTTATTTTATCCAATTAACCAGTTTGTACCATCTGAAAATACAGGTATTATATTAGCACCACCTCCTACTACAATAACACCAAAATTTCCTGATGCTTGTGAAGTAGAGTCAGCAATCATAGCTCTTGCTCCAGGTGCTGAAACTGCATTTGGTAATGTAGCTAAAGTAACTACTGGAAATTTAAGTAATGCATTTCTTGTTGAAAATTCCCATGTAAAGTTACCGCTGATAATAACATCACCAAATATACCATCTACACTATTACCTGCATAAAGAGTGATGTCACTTCCTGGTAAACCAGATGTTGTAGTATAACCAGCTTGAATATTTACAAAGCCACCTTCTCCTTGAGAACCTGATACACTGTTACCAGCATCACCTGCTTCAATTCTAATGTCCCCACCAGAACCAGCATTAGATGCATTACCATCAGAACCATCTCCAGCATAAATGTTTATATCACCACCTTCAGTCTCTCCCTCATAAAGACCTTTATCACCTTGTAGTCTGATATCATCACCTGATTCAAGAATAATATCATCTCCAGTAAGTGTTCTAATATATAAATCAGATCCAGAACCTGAAGTTTGGATTACGGCAGTACCTGGATTAAAAGTTAACTCTGCATCACCCTCATTGTCAGTTAGTACAACTTCTCTTGTACCAGCAACTAATTGATCACCTCCTAAACCTGAAATCAAGTCAGCTACACTAATAGCACCAGCTAAGTAACTATCATCTCTTCTTCCGTCTTTAAGAGCAATTGGAATTAATGTTTGTGTTGGATCTACTGTAGTAACAATACGTTTACCTTTAATCCAAGATATGAAATTTAAAATATCCATAGTTATTATTTTTTATTTATTTATATATAATATAATATACATAATAATAACATAAAAACAAAATCCCAGACTATTAATCCGGGATTTCCTTACCTATCTCATCTAGTAAATATTGCATGATACATTGCAAATATAAATAAAAAAACCCAATAAGCATTATACTTATTGGGATTCTTTCCAGCGAGAAGACTGAGAATAAAAAGGAGTTGCTAAAGTATATATAATATTTTAATTAATAAACCTTCTGCCTCTCTTTTTTCTAACTTTTTTTGTTTTAACTAAACCACGTCTTGCATGTTGTCTATGTTTTATCATTGTATTTTTCATCCTTGCATCTTCAGCCATAACAATTCTTTCTCTATTACCTAAATCAGAATTGTGAGTCCTACCTTGATTATAGTTAGGACCTACAGAATGAGGTGCACATGATGATAATAATAATAAAAGTAGTAAACATTTCATTTCTTTAGTTCAGCAATTCTTCTTTTTAAATACACTTCAGCTTTTTCCAGATCCTCTAACTCCTTAGTAGAATCTTTTTTACCTGCTCTTACAATGTACTTAATAACATTACCTAAGTAAAAGTCTTTATCTAATCCCCATGCTTCAAGTACATTGAATACTTCATATACATTTCCATCACAACCATAGTGAGCTGGTCTTAGTGGAGAAGCTTTAGCAGTACAATCAGGTACTGTAACTGCTTTAGGTTTTGTTCCAGCAAATGGATCTTTTCCTACATAAGGACTAGGTTCAGTTTTTCTGATGTAATCCTTATACATTTCTTGACTTTTATTAGCAGCAATTTCAGCCATAATTTTTAGACTCTTTCTATATGTATTTGATGTCTCAGGTTTTGAGACCATCTTTCTGTACTCTTCACAAACTAAAGGACTCATTACCAAACAATTGCAATGTCATACTCACTAAGCATAAGCTTAATACTTTTCTCTACTTCAATTACTTCTGCACCTTTAATTGCATTTACTGAAATATAAACTGAATCACCTGCTGCTACACTAGTAACATCATCACCAACTGCATACACTTCTAAACGTGTCCACTGTTTCATTGACTCTTGTTCAATGTGTGCTTTATCTGCTTCACTTAATTGGATAGCTGATTCTTTCATCTCTGGTTGATTAACCAATACTCTTCGTCCTTTTAGACTCTTAAATGCTGTACTCATGATACTTGTTTTTAATTATAACTTAACATTTCTACTTTCAACTTTGGATAGCTATTATAACCAACCAAACTAAAGTCTTGTAAAGATAATGAATTTATTACACTATTAAAGTTTAAAGCTGAAGGATTATCTAAAAAAAGTTTAAACTTAGATTTATCTATTTCTAGTTTACTTTCTCCATGCAATTCTGTATCTCTAAACATTAACTCTTTAGCTACATTGATTTGGTTATCATATATATGTACATTCTTAAGTTCTCCTATTACTGCGCTACATTTATATCCTGTCATTATTTCCAGTACTTGTGCTAGTGCAGCATAGAACATTATGTTAACTGGAGTACCTAAGAAAAAATCTGTAGACCTTTGATTCCATACAAGATTGAATGTGTAAGTATCATTTACAGGTTGACATATTACCTGGAAAGAATAATGACACGGAGGCAAACACATATCAGGAAGATCTGCGGGATTCCAAGAGTTAACGATTAATGATGTTGACATAGGAGTTTTAATCATGGAAGAAACAAGGTTAAATAACTGATCAACTCCATTGGCGTTTCTCCACTGATGAGAATAGATCTTACCCATATCATAAACTTTTGATACAGATGCATCCTTGTAGTCTTCCTTATTTGATTTCCAACCTTCATATAAATAATTTGCTGCAGACTCTGAATACTTATGAAAGTGTGCCCAATCTTTATCCCAGAATCTAACACCCATTTCCCAAAGCTTTCTTATATCTGTAGAACCAGACATAAAGAATATCAACTCTGCTATTGCTCCTTTAAAATAAACCTCCTTAGTGGTTAATGCTGGAAACCCAACACTTGGTCTACAATATAAATTGATCATAGATATCTCTATCCTCTCAACTCCTTTTCTATTTGGATCCTGATACTTATATCCTCCATAATAGATCTCCTCTAAAATCTTCTTGTACTGTCCATCAAATACTGCCATGCTTTCCTTTTTAAAAAAACAAAGCCCTGAGTTTTTAATTCAGAGCTTTATAACCATCAATCAATTAAATAAAATAAATGAACCGTAAACATCTATATTACGGATGTAAAGATAAGTATTTTATACCAATTCTTTATAAAATTTTTCAAATATTTTTTCAGACATTATAGAAAACTGTTCCTCCCAGTCCTGTATAATATAGTCCCCCTGGTCAACTCTGAATTCTTTACCCCCTATCTCAATCCATAAAGTAGAAAACTTTTTCTGTCTGTAATCAACCATACCTTCAAAGTCTTCTCTACTTGCAATCTCTAATGCCATCTTCTCTGTACCATCATATTGCATAGCCTCAATAGTTCTTGGTCTCTCTGTATATAATTTCATATTTCTGTATATGTTGTTTCAAATATTTCTTTTTCTACTAGCCATCTCTCACCTTGTATACCAGTACACACATAGTGTTTTCCAAATTCACCTTTAAGTTCTTGATTTTCCAATGTAGATACATAAGGTATTGTTGGTTCTGGTGCTGTAATACCAAATTGTGCATCATCTCTTGCAGATGCTAATTCACGATATGTCCAAGTGAATCCATCCTCATCACCTGGTTCAAATATCTTAGCTTTTACTGTAGCTATTTTTCTATACTCCTTCATAGTCATAATTTTAACAACACAAATATAAAACAAAATCCCCAGACTGGCATCTGAGGATCTTCTTACCTAACAACATAAGTTTTTATTAACGCACAAATATAATAACATTGGTGCAATAATAGATAACATTTCCCGGTTATTTCACCCCGCACATTATCTATTGTGGCACCAATACGGGGATATACTCTTAATAGGGGGATGGTTTTTGTGCATGCATTACTTTGTGATGGAGCCTCCATACAGAACCCCCCACCCCTTCCGCTCCTAGGTGGTACCCCCTATGCTTCGCATAGTATCCAACTCATAACTATATATGAATTACTAAAAAATATCTACTATGAAATATTCTTTTACATTTAAAGTTGTGATGTTCATTGGCATTACATTAGGTATGTTCTCTCTTGTATCATATCAAGAGGGACTACCAACACTCACAGCCTGCATGCTTGTGATGAGCTTCTTCTTCTGTTACTGTGCTATAGCGGCACCTGATAGTGAGAGATATAGTAGAGAGTACTATAAGAAACGTAAGGGCTTATAGCCTTTATGTTTTTCTCTCTTATCCAACTCATAACTTATAGGGATAATAATTAAAACTATATATTATGGATACAGAAACTTTATACAAAGTAATAAATCATATCAATAAACAAATTGATATGATTAATGGTTATGCACTTAATAACCAAGGAGGTTTAACTGAAGCAGAAGCTATCAGTGCTATTGCAGGTAGAAAAACTCTTAAACAATTAAAAGAGTATTTGCAAGAACATATTGAAAAATAACAAGAGGGAGCTTAGGCTCTCTCTCTTATTTATTTTATCCAACTCAAGACTATTAATAATTTAAACTAAAGACTATGAATACAGAACTTATAAACAGTATAATTGCTGATCTTGAAAATGATGCTAAATCAATGCTCTCTCATATAGATACTACTAATGACCCATTTGAAACTGGCTACATTAAAGGATATCACGATGCTCTAATGGGTCACGTTCATTTATTGCATGAGTATATCAGTAATAATGAATAACAAGAGTGGGTGTAATACCCATTCTTTTTTTCTTGCTTCGCAGCTTTTTTTGTCCAACTCATAACTGATATGGATATAAATTGTTTAATTATTAAAAATTTGAGTTATGGAAACTATTAAAGACAAAATCGTAATGTGCAACATCAAATCAATTGATGCTGAAATCTCTATCAACACTAACGGTAAACGTTACAAAAAATGCACATTAACTGCATCTTCTGGTAAGAATGCACGTGGTGTGATATACGAAAGTGTATGGAGTAAAGTTGCAGTAGGTGATGATGCTAATGTAGCATTAAGCTTATTGGATGACGGAAGAACTATCATCCCATCTGTAATTGGCTTACCACTTGAAAGTCTTACATTTGAAGACTTTGGTGTTGCAGAACCAGTTGCTGAAGCATTTGATGCTGAAGATTTCAACATCTAATAATATAACCTCTACCTTAATAGGTAGGGGTTTATTATTTTTATGCTCATTGTGTTTAAATGTATTACTGTGTTTTATATACTATGTATACTATATGTAATATTTCTTGCTACGCAGCTTTAGTATCCAACTCAAAACTAAATTGGGTTCATTGTATACAGTAATACGGTCAACTGGTACACGGCTCATTGGTCTATTATATACATATGGTCTAACACTAACGGTAAATATATACTCAGTCAGTATCATTAAGCTAATAATAATTAATTTGACACAATATATTATATATAATAATCAAATTGACAGTACTATCCCGTAGTATATAATCAAATTGACAGTGATATAATAGTATATACAATAGGTACAATTAGTATTAAAGAAGATACAGGAGCATCATTAGGATATAATGGTCTAATGATAATATATCTGGTACAATAAGGATAAGCTTGAAATAGTTTTATCCAGCCTGTGGACAAAGTAGACTTTGATACTGGTAATCAGGCTATTATCTTTTGAGATAAATATAAATTGTGGGTGAATGAGAGGGTGAAAGAGTAGGACTGTCATACTTCCACCTAAATAAACACTTGAGATAGTCTGCATAAATGCCTGATACAGACAATATAATAAGAAATATATAGCTAAATGAGTGAGTATGCACTTATATGACTATATACACTAGTATTATCTATAGTGTTATTACTCTTATTAGTATTAGTACTATAATGAAAGAAAGTATTATAGTATCCGGTTTCTTAAAAATTCAACTAAAAAATATAAATATGAAAATCTCAACAATGACATTTGGAGCACAGTCTCCTCAGCAAGACCTTAGATACATAAAGTATAAGGCAAGACCAGAGTTTCAAGACTTTGATATGAAAAATGATAAAGGTAACTATGGTACAAGAAGAAGAACTAGACCATGGGATAAATGTTGGTTTAGTAATAAACCTGGACTAATTAACATTACAGTTGAAGAAGCTTGTAAGTTAAATCCTTCTTATATGAAATGGGTATATATCAACTTAAATATTAAGTGGTCGGTATATAGTATCCAGATTTTTGAAAAATTATAAAACAACAAATAAAACTGAAAAGAAATGAAACTGATAATGATGATAATGGTGATGGTAGCTACAGGATGTGCTACTTCACATGGTGGATGTAATTATGCTAAAGCCAAAGCTTACAATGATAAACAAATGAAAAAAGCTAAAAGACATAGAATGTCTTATGCTAATAATATTCATAATCCAGAGAATAATGAATATATAAATGAAATAGCATTTAATGAAGGTATCTCTTATGAAGAGGTAACTCAGGAAATGTTTAATGAAAGATACAGATGAGATTTAGTATTACTTATACAATAGGTAGGTTACCGTATACTGAGATAGTTAACTGTACTACCGTAGGTGAATTAAGCATAGCTATTGAGTTAGTTATGCTTGAAAATGATTTATTAAGAAGCCAAATCACTGTACATGAGCAATGATGAAGAAGAGTTCAAAACTATTACATCAAGGTTTGACCTGGAGGATTGGAGAACTGTAAGAAATGAAGACTATTGGAAATCAGATGAGATATATAGTCAAGTAGAAAGATTAAGATATAAGTTAGTGCGCTTGAGACACTATGATAAATATGGTACAGTATTAGAAATAAGAGAATAATGGTAGAGTTTGCGGGATTTAAGTGTGAGGTACAAGTAGAAAAGTATCAGTCAGGTTATAAAGCATTAAGATTAGTAGACCAAGAAGATGGTCAGTCAGTTGTAATAGCTACAGTTAATCTTGATGAGCTTGACTCAGATGAAATAGCTATAAAAGACTATAGTGAAAATGAAGGAATATATAATGCATTATTAAATGCAGGAGTAATAACACCAAAACATAGAGAATTAAGTACAGGTTATGTTACTGTACCAGTGTGTAAACTAACAGAATATTATACACTATGAAAGAAGAATTTGTAACATACGAAACTGCATTAGCTTTGAAGGAATTAGGTTTTAATGAACCTTGTTTGGTTTATTGGGTATTTGATGGTAAAGAAATTACATTTTCAACATCACATAATAAAAGTGGATGGTCCATGATTGGATATAAAAACAGTCAAATGAATAAAAAAGCAGGTTTATGTACAGCACCACTTAAACAACAAGCATTTAGATGGTTTAGAGAAAAGTATAAACCCGAAGAACTAAACTTTTACATACACTTGCTAGATACACATACAATACCTAAAGAATATTTACCATGTTATACTATTAGAAGGGGTGTGAACATTATTGAAATAAAAACAAGTGATACTTATGAAGAAGCAGAATCAGTGTGTATAGATAAATTAATAGAAATTATTAAAAACAAATAAATATGAAAGCAGGAACATTAATAGTAATTGCTTTATCAATTGCAGCATTAGTAGGAGAAATTAAATGCATAGTAAAAGCATTTGATTGTAATTGGGAACCAGTTGGTAAAGCAGAAATATGCTATACTGTATCAGTAGTAACCGGATTAGGTTGTATTGTAGGATATATTGATATCAAGGATAAATAAAGATTATGAAAAAATATTGGACACAAATCATCCTGTTTTATTTAACAATGTTTAGTGTAGGGTTTTTAATTGTAAGATTTTTATTATAAATTGTTCTTCCCTTATGTTGAAATATACATTGAATTCACCAGATAAATGAGGACTGGACCTAAGTACTAAAGGGAAATATGTACAAATGTGTTGTTCCCTTGAGAAAGGAACTAGGGTCAAAACGGAGCATAGGAAGGGTGAAGATTGCTACAACACAGAGGGTCTCAACCTCAAACAGATTGACACAAAGGCATGAACAGTGGTGTTGTCGTAAAGTGTTATAAGATTAATGGTAGCTAAAAAATAAATCTTATGACTAGGCTCTCGGCAGTACGTTACACAATCTGAACAGGTGCTTCCTGTTATTTATAGTGGTATGGCGGAATTGGTAGACGCTAAATTAATGGGTGGATAGCGTGCCATTGGGGTAGAACCAAGAAAGTTACGTGTACAGGTTCGAGTCCTGTTGCCGCTGCAAACATATTTGATATGAGTAATGAAAAAGAGAAAGATAATGGTCAATCTATGAACCAGAAAATCATGGAAAGGTTAGTTAAATACAATAAAGAAAAAGAAAATGGCAGAGGAACTGAAAAGTCTAAGAGAGAGTCTAAATGACGTTGATGCATTGAATGCATCTTGGGACGTAAAAGAGTACATCAAGAATGAGATTGCTTATGCAATTATGTGTTTAGAATTTGCATTAGAAGCATAATGGAGACACTAATTGTAATTACTTGCTCAATAGCAGCAGTATTATTGGTAGCAATAGTAGTAATAGAGGTAGAAAAACGTAGTATTAACAAGTAAACATTTGGTCATGTTTATATAATTCAGAAAAAGATATGTATAATATTAACGTAATTAATTCAGTGATAGGCTTTGATAAAGCTTGTCAACTTGAGGTAGACGGTAAAGTACTTACAGGAGGTGTAACTAGAACAGTTATGCCTACTGTATATGGTATAGTAAGTGAAGAGTGTGTTAACAATACACTTGATATTGAGGTGTTTGATCACTTTAACTGGGAGTTATTCTTTAGGTTAAGGTCTATAAAGAACTCAAGATGAGCCAAGTAACAATAACAGTAGATGAAGAAATCTTAGTTAATTCATTAGATGCATTCATTGGACATGGTGAGATAAGGGATCTGGTTAAAGATATGTTTAACCATAGTGATAAGGCTAAGAAATTACTTGGTAGGTTATTATTAGGTGAGAAATTATCTGAAAAACCAAAAATTGGTCAAATGGGTCTATTCAAGATTCAAGGACAATGGTTCACTAATAGAGATACTACAAAAGATACAGACCTAGATTTAAAAGGTTATATATCTTGTAGAGTAAGTGGATTATGTGCTTATACTGATTATTCACCAATTAAAGTAGAAGTTCCTACATATGATGCATCAGGTAAAATAGATATTATAATAACGGGATTAGACTATGATGAATTCATATGGTTGGAAGAAGATAAATAAAACATTAAAGATAGTATCTGAGTATACTACATGACCAGAAAAATAATAATTTGGGGAGTATTAATATTCCCCATTGTTATTTTTAGCTATATAATGATGGTTTTGTGATTTAAATTGTTATTATTTTGCATATAAGCAGTAACTTTAGGCATATTTAAAAATAATGCAATATCAGTTACCAAATGGACGTGTAATAAATATCACAATAGAACAGTATTTGTCTATGAGTGATAATGATATTCAGTACTTATTATGTACAAATGCAGGTGAATCAATTCACAATCCTTTCACTGGCTCTGCACTAGATGAAAACACCACAGAAAAACAAGAAAAGATTTATGACTTCACATTCAATGTTGATGATGAAGCAGAAATAAAAGAGATATCTATTGAGGACTTAACTCAAGAAGATATAGATAGAATAGATAGTCTGGATAATTAAAATCTTAACTTGGGAGTGTAGACCAAGGAATAGCTAAAATCATACACAACAATCAATTATAAAATAAAATAGTGTTAACCGTAAAAAACATGTATTATGGAATCAAAAGTTAAAGTTACTGGTGATGAACTAGGTAATGTTATCTATCAGTCAGTAAACAATCCTGAGTATGGATATGTAAGAGTAGAACAAGTTAGATCTATGTATGATGACAACTCATTCTTAAGAAGAAGAGTAGTTAGTGCATTAATACAAGGGAGTATGGAAGACTTGAAACAAGAAGGTTATTATCTTGGTCAGGATTTACCAGGAAAAATTGCCATTATTGAATCATTGAACCCAACAAACAAAAAAGACCATACTAAAAACATTAAAACTGCAGGTAATACTGGAGTAGTGTGTAAAGTAGGTAATAAACCAATTTATAGAAAAACTATCTATACAATCATTACTAATGTAACTGATGAATTGGTTAAGCATGATAATGTGGATGAAATTAAAGCAGCTAATAATTTAAGTAGTATTAGACCGTCTGCAATTCATCCGTCAGCATCAAGTGAGTTCAATATTTAAGTAGGTATATATAATCAACAATGTATATAGGGATAGTGTTAAAGCTATCCCTTTTTTTATTAATTGTAAAAACTAATGGTCATGGAGTTACAAGAAAAGAATTTAGAGTATAAAGGTAAGTTAGAGGCTTATCAATTGTATAAAGGTGAAACTTATATGCAATATGAAAAAGATAATTATAATGATTATCAAAACCATTTATATAAAAGAGCTTTACACGGGTTAAGTGCATTTACTCAAGAAGAATTAGCTACTATGTGTAGTAAAAAGAAACAGAGAGTAAGTAAAGTATATATGAAAGGTCAAAGTATTATTAATCTGTATAAGCAAAAGTTAACTAATGCTTATAGTAATTTTATATTCAAGACATTATTTCCTGAAAGTCCTCTTACACAATTCTTTGTAGAGACAGAAGAAACTGATGCTGAGTTTAAAAATACACTGACATTCAAGCAATTAGGTATAACTAAAGATCAAATTGTAGGTATCTTTATAACTGAAGGCATATTACCTAAAAACTTTTATGAGTTGAAAAAAGACATGAATGCTTTACCAAGATTAAGACAAAAATAATATTAATGGGTAGATGTAACAGTCTACCCTTTTAAACTATTAAAATGAAAAAATTATTATTAAGTATATTTACACTTTTATTAATTGAAAGTACATATGCACAATGGATAAATAAAAGTGTGAATAATGGGTTTGATGATCCATATAGAATATGTTACACAAAAGAAAGTAATGAAACTGTTTTAAAACTTGAAAATGTAGATGGTGATATAGTACTTTATCTTCAAGGTGGATATTTTTGTGATGATGCACCAATTGTAGATATTTCTTTTTTAGTAAATGGTGCCTGGAAAAAATATGCTACAGAAGCCACAAAAGGAACTCAAAGCAATTCTTTATTTTTAGTTGATGATATGAGTACAAGTGATGCACTTGTAGACTTTTTAAATGCAACTTCTGTTAAATTAAGAGTTAATGAAAGTCACTGTGAAAATAATTACTATCAATTTAATATGTCTGGAAGTACAGCAGCATATAAATTCATTAGTAATTATTAAGTTTGAGTAATGGAAAAGAAAAAAAAGTACTGCTCAGGGTGTGATTCTGAGCAGTATATTTGGAAAGCACATGAAGGCAATAAGTATTGCAAAAACTGTTGGGGTAAGATACAATCTAAAGATCCAGATCATAAGGTTATACCTCAAGTATCAGCTAAGAGAAAGAAACTTGATGCTGAATATTTACTACTAAGAAAAAAGCATATGGAGAATAATGCATTATGTCAAGTAAAAGTTGGTGGTTGTACTAATCTCGGATCAGACATACACCATACTTTTGCAGGATCAAATAGAAATGCGTTTTATTTAATACAAAGCACCTGGCTTGTTGTTTGCCGTAACTGTCATGATCATATTCATATGAATCCAGCAGAAGCAAGAACAATGGGTTGGTTAAAATAAACTGAAAAAACAATAACTGAAATTAAAAAACTGAAAAGATGAAAAAAAATGTAATTCAAATAGCAACAACAACAGAGTATTCAATGTTTAATTATTTACCAATGAATAGAAATATTGATTCACTACAAGTTGAAAGATTAGTACAAAGTATAAGAGAAATGGGTGTTACCAGACAAGCAATCTGTATTAAAACAGCAGTAATTGATGGTGAATTAAAAACATATGTAATTGATGGTCAACATTTAATACACGCATGTCAAAGAGAAGCAGTACCTGTAGAATACAGATACATTGAAGTTATTGATAAAGCTGACATTATTAAAAAAATAGCTTTTTATAATAATTCATCTAAGTCATGGCAATTAATGGATTATGTTAATGCATGGATGTTTGATGTTCCTGATTATCTTTCTCTTAAAAAGTTTAAGAATTTATATAATCTTGAACCATTAATGATTGCTAATATCTGTAATAGTGAAATTGGATATAATGGAGTATCTTCAGCTAGTCAATTAATAAAAACAGGTGCATTTAGAATTAGTAATGTAAATGCAGAAGCAATGTGTAAAGATTTTAGTGATATGTTTATTAAGATTGGTAAAGCTGATAGATGGGTTAAACATCAATTTTTAAAAGTATTTATTAAATCTTATAATCATCCTAGTTATAATCATAATGCTACATTAGCTAATGTTGATAAAAACATTAGTCAAATTAAAGCTATGACTGATATAACTATAGCTATGACTTTTATACAAAAAAATGTATTTGTTGTATAATTAATTTTAAAACTATAAAAATGACAAGAGAAGAGATACAAAAGTTAGCATTGGATGCTACTGATAAGAAAAGAAAATGTGGATTAAGTTTAGCTACTGGTGGTTTGTAAAAAATAAATAATATCCGTATCTTTGTAATATGGAAATGAAACAAGGATACGGATATAAAATTTGTGGTATATATAAAATTACTAATGGTGTAAATAATAAAATATATATTGGCAGTAGTACAAACATTTATTATAGACTGAGAAGACATAAGTCAGATCTATTAAATCAACAGCATAAAAATCTTTATTTGCAAAATGCATACAATAAATATGGAAAAACCTGCTTTAAAGTAGACATAATTGAAATATGTAGCATTGATCAAATATTTATTAGAGAGCAATATTATATAGATACACTTAATCCAGATTATAATATAAGAAGAGATGTAATCACAAATAAAATGAGTGATGAAACTAAAAAGAAAATCTCTGAAATAATGAAAGAAAAGTCTAAAGCTGGTATAATAGTAAATCATTTAAATACTGATAAGAAAAAAGAAATTGATATATATGATTGTAATTGTAATCTTATTAAAAAGTTTAATGGATATAATGAAGCAGGTAGATATTTAAAAAGTATTTATCCCGCATTTAAACCAAATTCAACATCACAAATAATTAAAAGTAAAAGTGGAAAATATAAAGATTATTATTTAATCCTACCTGATAAAAAATGTAATAACACAATTACAAGGTCTGATGCATTCACAATTCAAATGATTAATACCATAACAGATGAAATGATTGTTTTTGATAGTGCTATGAAAGCTGCAAAATATTTAAATTGCGCTGAAAGTAGTGTTTTAAAGTCAATAAAAAAATCAAGGTTGTTGTTAAAAAAATATAAATTAATAAAATTATGACCAGAGAAAAAATTCAAGAACTTGCATTAAATGCAACTAATAATAAAAAGCGTTGTTCATTGATTCTTGCCACAGGTGTTGGTAAGACTTTAGTAGGTCTTATGCATATGGAAAGAAATCTGACTCCATTAATGAATGTGCTTATTGTTGCTCCTAAGCTTAGTATTTTTACATCTTGGAGAACTGAAGCTATTAAGTTTAATAAGTCTCACTTACTTGACACAGCACAATTCACTACTTACTTAAGTTTGAATAAACTAGATCCAAGAGAGTATGATATGATTTACTTTGATGAAGCTCACTCATTGTTACCTTCACATAGAGAATTTTTAGATGAGTATGACGGTAAGATCTTAGGTCTTACCGGTACTCCTCCTAAAATGGTAAATAGTGAGAAAGGTGAGATGATGCAAGAGTTCTATCCTATATGTTATGAATACTTAACTGATGATGCTATTAATGATAATATCTTAAATGATTATAAAATTATTGTGCATCAACTTAGGTTAGACAATAGTAATAAGAATGTTAAAGCAGGTAGTAAGTATAAATCATTCTTTACTACTGAATTAGCTAATTATAATTATTGGTGCAGCAGAATAGAGGATTCTAGACCGGGAAAAGAGCAGCAAATTTCAAGAGTAATGAGGATGAAGGCTATGATGGCTTTTCCAAGTAAAGAAGCTTATACTAAGATATTGAGTAACTCAATTAAATCTAAGTGTATTATATTTGCTAATACTCAAGAGCAAGCTGATCAATTATGTAACTATAGTTATCATAGTAATAATCCAGAATCTAGTGATAATCTTAATATGTTTAAGTCAGGTAATATTACTAAACTATCTTGTGTATTACAATTAAGTGAGGGTATTAATATTCCTAATCTTAAACAATGTATTATACTACATGCTTATGGTAATGAGCGTAAGGCTAGTCAAAGAATCGGGAGATGTTTGAGATTATCTGTTGATGAAACAGCTACTATTCACATTCTATGTTATATGGATACTATAGATCAGAAATGGGTTACTGAAGCATTATCTGGTTTTGATCAGGATAAAATAGAGTGGAAAGATTTTAATATTAAGTTATAACAGCATTTTAAATATGTATATAAGAGATTTATTTGATATTTTATCAGAAGGTGAGAAAGAATTAATGTATGATCTATGTAGAATATGGAAAAAGCAAGAAGAAGAAAAAAGAAAAAAACTAAGAGAGGAAAATAAAAAAATATTATTAGACTTAAGTGATAACAAAATGAGTGCAAGATTATTAACAGCTCTATTAGATTACTATGAAAATCATAAAGTGAATGAAGAACTCATGCTTGAACATATTTGTTTAAAAAATGTGAGAAATATTGGTAAAGTAGGTATAGAAGAGTTTAATAAATTATTTTTTTACAATCATGAGTAGCCCAAAAGAAAAAGCAAAAGAATTATTTGATAGACATTTAATGTCTCAATTTATAATGAGTAGAGAGACAGCTAAAGTACATTCATTAATTACAATAGATGAGATATTAAAAAGTGGTTGTACATTACCAAGTAATAATGCTTATTATGGATGTAATGAAGAAGCAAGTAAGTATTGGTTAGAAGTTAAATCTGAATTGGAAAAATTATGACAGTAGGTGATAAAATGAAAGCTTTAATTATGGCAGATGACTATAATAAAGTAAGAGTACATGTATCAGATGAATTTATCAATATGGCTAGAACTATGTTAGGAGATTTTAAATATATTGAGGAAAAAGAAGAAAAGTATCAGGAATTAGTTAAATCTTTTAAACATGAAGATTCACATTGAGATAAGAAATGATATTAACCCTGCTCTTGCACTTACTAAAGTAAAACAAGTAATTGAGCAGGGTAAAATATCTAATGATGGTAAAAACTATTGTTGGATAACTGAATGGTCTGATGATATAGTAGTATACACAAGGGATAATAGGAAATCAGACTGTTTTGTAGTCTATAAAAAAGGACAATATGGCAAATAAAACAGCAGTAGAATTTGTAGCTTATGAACTTATGAACTTAGATATAGCTTACGAAATGGGTCTTGAGAAAAATGAGTTTCATAAGCTAAGACAAGAAATTATTAAGAAAGCCAAAGAAATGGAAAAACAACAGATAATGGATGCTTACAATGATGCTGAGGACAAATGTGAATACTTTATTGAAGAACATGCTTGGCAAAGACACCATCTTTTAAGTGAAAATTATTATAAACAAACCTTTAAATCAGAATAAGATGAAACAGTATATACCGTACATAGTAATACTACTAATATCATATTTAGTAGTAGCATTTGTAAAGATGCAATTTAATCCTGCATATTGGGAACAAGAGGCAAGATTTGCCTTAATGGTAATAGTATTAGTATTAATGGCTCTATATAGCTTTTTTAAATTTATAGAATAGTATGAAAGGATTTGAATTAGTAAAACGTGAAGACCATTGGGCTTTATACAATGAAGACGGTCATAAAATTGCTGCTACTATAGATGGTTGTAATAGTAAACTATCTAAAGAAAACTGTGATGAGATATTTGGAATATTTGATGTTGGAGCATTAGCTTTAGAAGAATGTAATAACACTGACCCATTAAGATTAGATAGCGTAAAGTATAAACAAGACCCTTATTTTAGGATAGGTTATTTAAAAGGTTACAACAAAGCAATGGAGTTGAATAAAGACAAGTTGTTTACTGAGGATGATTTATATAGAGTATTCTTAATTAATTCAGCAGGAAATAACACTACATTAAGACACTTCTTTGAAGAAACTGTACTTTCAATGTTTGAACAACCAACAGAAATTGAGGTTGAGATTGTTTCTGAATTAGCTTATACTGTTAATGAGAATAGTGAAACTGAAATGATGCCAGAACCACATATTAAACTTGATGAAAATGGTTGTTTAATACTTAAAAAGAAATAAGATGGAAAAACCATTTCACACAATAATTATTCAACGTGTTGGTAAGTCAGAGCAATTAACAGCTGAAGAAATAAATAAAATGATTACTGATAATAGACTGTTAACTGAAGAGTATGAACAAAGTAAAAAGAAAAGCATGAAAACAATCACAAAAGCAGTGATACCGTTATCAGATATCCCTGTAAAACTAAGAAAAAACTCATTGTTTAAGAAGGTAAGAGTACATACATACATTGAGTGTCACATGGAAGGTAAAGGTAAAGAATCAGATGATGATTTAACAGCATGGTTACGTGAAATGTATCCAACATTGACAAGAAAAATTAGTTTTTTAATACACATTGATATATGAAAAAAGTAATAATAGGATTTGTAGCTTTCTTAATAGGATTTACAGTAATGAGTATAATTTTACATTATTTAATTAATTATGGCAGCATATGATCCAGACAATATCAGATTCATCAGAGCAGTTGTGAAAATATCAAGTGCTCTGTATGATATTGATGAAATGAAAAGTAATAAAAAGTATAAATTTAGCATGAAGCTAGATGTTAACAAGTGGCATGAGTGGTCTGAATTATATATTAAAGAACCAATGCATGTTTTTGCTAAAACAGATGCTGTTGCATTAATGGATTTAATAGAGTTATTTGATGATTATCATAATAAAATCTTTATAAAAGATGAGTTTAATACAAGATTAAACTTATTTTTAGCTAAAATAGAATCTGCAAGATGGGATTTACTCCAACTTGGAGCTGATAATAAGTCTAGAATGGGAATATTAATTACTAATATAGAGGATTTAATTAATAAAGGTTATTTCAAGTCATATAAAAACTATGTAGATCCGTATGGAAAAGGTTATGTTGATATTGTTGACTCTATGAATAGACTTGGTGAGACAATAATAGTTGGAACTAAACCGGAAAATGTGTAAATTAAAATATAAACACTATGGTATTGGAAAAGACACATAAATTAACGTTATATAATGACAACAAACATGATTTTCTTTATGTTATTGCTTGTCTTATAAGATTTTGTGATCACAACCCTGAACAAGCTGAACAATGTGCAGTCTTAGTTGATGGAAGAGAATCATATGATATTAAGTCAGGGTCATTTGATGACATGTATGACTTATTGGTCAAATTAGAAATGTATGAACTTAAAGTTGAGTTAAGTGAAAGTAGTGTGCATTAATAGTAGCAACAAGCCTGATAAGGTTCCTGCTACACAATGGATAGAAAAAGGTAAAGCTTATACTGTTGTGAGAGTTGTAAAAATGGGTATACAAGCCAATACACTTGGATTTGATTTAGAAGAGGTGAACTTAGAGGGATGTTTTCCTTATGAGTTCTATGATGCTAAGAGATTTTTACCAGAAGATATGGTAGATCAGAAAGATATGGCTGTAGAAGTAGTAGAAGAAGAATTAGAATTAGTATGACAGATTATACCAAAGAAGACATACTTGATGAATTATTAAAAATCAGCAGTAAACCAAAAACAAAAGCTCCTCACATTGTAGATAGAAGAAACTATTTAATAGCTATTCTTTACTACACATTTAAAGCAACTGAGGAAGAAATCATTATTTATACTAACTTGACTTCAAGGAGTACAATTAATCATGCTAAAAGGACAGCATTTGAATTGTATAAGATTAAAGATAAATTGTTTTTAAAAAATGTTGATGAATTAATACAAAAGTATCCATGTGATTTTAATTTTGATATAAAAACGCGGGACTATAATACTACTGCAACAACTATATCAATAACATTATCACATCATCAATTAGAAAGTTTTACAAGGTATTTAAAATCTAAAAAGATTGATAAATCAAGTGATGGAGCTAAAAAATTAATCTTATCAGTATTAAAATTATGGGAAGAGTAAAGGAGATCTATATTGATTTAATTAATCAGTATGGACATGTAGATGATATTCCTATGGATATCAAATTGGATGACTATATAGCTAAAAGAAGAGAAAATGAAGAAGAAAGAGAAGAAACTAGAGATTAGTGACATTAAAACTGTATGTTGTAATGCAGGTTGGTATATAAGATCAAGAGCAAACTATAGATGTGAGAAATGCGATGATGATGTTACATTACATATAGTATTTGCTAATATGGCAATTGATGAATCTGAAAAGAAATAGATATGGCAGAAGTAGGTGTAAATATAGAAGTAGATGTAGAGATTGATGTATATGACTTTATGGGTAATTGTAATGACTCAGAGATTGCTGAAGTGATTGAATATTTAGTTGATAGAGAAAAGATTAAACCTGAACACTTTGATCCTGAAGAATATTTAGATACTCTAGATAATGCTGAAGTAGAATTAGTACATGAATGGTTAATGGTAAGATATAATACTAAATTTGGAATAAATCATGCAAATATAGTAGAAGCTTTAACTAAAATAGGTGCTGGAATACTACAGTTAACTACTGAAGAAGAAGAGTATATTAAATCATTAGCAAATAGATTAGTATGAAAAATCAAGTAATTAAATGTCTTACACCAGAACATGGTAAAAAGATAATAGAGTATTGGAAATCAAAAGGTGTTGATACTGGTATTAAAACAGGTAAACTTTGTGAATCTGATAATGACTATTATATTTATTATGGTGTTATTAATGGTAAATTTGATAACTACTCATCAATTGATGTACAAAGAGAAAATGCTGAAATAATTGAGTTACCAGAAGATGAATTTGACATGACTACTAATGAAGGTAGATCAGCTTATGCTAAAAAACATTATCCAGTAGGGACTAAATATAAATCTTTATATAGTGGTCAAGAATTAATTGTTGGAAGTTATGATGGTCATTTATGTCTCCAACCAGAAGGTATATGGAGCGTATATGACTTTCTTACCAATAAATGGGCTGAGATTATTGAAGATAAACAAGAAGAAAAAGTTATGGAAACACAAAAATTATCAAGAAAAGGTCTTAAAGAAATACATTCAGTAGCTTGTTCAGCATGGAGAGAACAATTAGAAGCAATGGGTTATAGAAATCCATTAGAAGATTATATTGAATTAACACAAGAACAAGTTGATACAATGTTTAAAGCTTGCACTAAAGAGCAATTACCAATTGTATCTAAGTATCTTAAACAAGATGATGGTAGTGTTGATATAAGTAAAGTTACATATGGTAATCATGGTATACTTTTAGGTAGTGCTTATATTGTTAGACATGATGCTTTTACTAGTATAAAAAATGGTTTTTGGTTAAATCCTGACTTTAATTGGGAATTTAAAATAAATGGTGATTATCAATATTTAATACCAACTAAAAAGAAATAGTTATGAAAGTAGTTGTATTAGTATTGTTATCCTATATCTTATTAGGAGTAACAGATAAGAAAGTGATTATAAAGGATAGAAATGTTAGAGATGAGTCTTTGTACCGCAGTGATAAAGGGAATGAATCTGTTTATTTAATTAATGATATAGAAGATGAGTTACCCGGCAGAATATAAGTATAGCAAAAAAGTAAGAGTATTTGCCAATGAAGAAGAATTTGAGTACTATGTACAAGTAAAATTTTTATTCTTCTGGTTTACTGTTAGTGTATATTATGATTATATGTCAGCAGATATACATGCAAGATATTTAGCAACTAAAAGAGGATGGATATAATGACAGCAGTAGAATACTTAGTAGACTTATTAGAAACTCAAAATTTTATAACTACATCACAAATAGTTGTAGCTAAAGAAATAGAAATGCATCAGATTATTATGGCTTCAGCATCTGCATATGAAGATATGTTTGGTACTGATGGCACTGTATATGGAGAAAAGTATTATGATAAACTAACACAAGATGACAAATAAAGAAGCATTGATGCACTTATGGGAAAGTGTAGATAAAACTAGTATATACCAGTTGAGTTATATTAGGAACCTGGCATTTGAGTTAGGTGAGAAAGAATTGTATTTTAAATTCAGAGATTATGAAGATAGTAAAAATTGAAGAGTTAAAACAAATCATTGAAACTCAAAATACTTTAATAGACTTATTGTATTCTCAAGTAGTAGATTTGACTATGATGTCTAAGATAGAATTGGGTGATGATGTAATTGAAGAAATAAAAATGTTAAAATCTAAGTTATGAAAGAGATATATGAAGAATTTGGTACCATTGGTGCACCAAGTATTTATGAGATTACATTGTTGATATATAATAATAGCAATCATGATTGAATTATTTATAATTGTTATTTTAGCATTATTGATAATAGGGTATCAAATGTATTCAAATAAATAATTAAAATTTAAAGCTATGGAAGATCTATATAAACAAGTATTGATGATGAAGTGGGCTAGTAAAAAGGTAACAAATAAGGCAAGCATGATGAGAAAGAAAAGGCTGATAAGAAAAGTACCTAAAGATAACTCATTGATTATTAAAAAACATAATCATAGGAAGTTACACAAGTTAAACATTACAGAAAAAATAAAGATGGGGTTTTATAAGAATCCTGAGTTTGATTAAATACTTTGGTCAGTAGATATATGAAAAAGAGATTTAGAATTTTAAAGTCACAGTACTCATATGGTGGGTATTTTGTGCAGACTAAAAATGGATTTTTTAGTTTTTGGAAATATGTAAAAGATTGTGATGGGTTTATCATACTGTTTTCTACAGCTATGGAAGCTGAAGACAAGATTGAGAAACTGTTAGAACAAGATAAAATAGCAAAATGAGAAAAGAAGACTTAGAAGAGACTGAATTTGTAAAAGTATTTGTACCTAAAGAACAGTCAGGTAATAAGAATGACTATTACTATTATAGTTATGCAATCAATGCAGATGTAATACTTACATCAAATGAGAGTGATACAATAAACAACAATACATGGAAAGTATATGAACACTCTTGGGGTGTTGCTATGACAGATATTGATGATGTAATAACTCTTATCAATTTATTTAAAAAGTGGAGTAAAATACCATTATAAGTTTAAACCTATAAAATTTAAGATTATGTTCAGTGCAAAGTTTGTGAAAAAAGAGGGGAAATTAACATATAAAACTGATAAAGAAAGTTTAGCATATAAAAACTTTATTGATCAGATACAAGAAGGTGAAGAAGTAGATATGTTTTTAAGCATACCTGGTAAAGGAGGTTCTTATGCTCAGATCTCAAAAATACACGCATGTGTAAGAGAAATGGCTAAAGAATCAGGATATACTTTTGAAGAAATGAAAAAGTTAGTTAAGAAACAAGCAGGTTTATGCTATGCTGTAAATGATGAAGGTAAACAGCTTGAGATGTGCAAATCATTTGCTGAGTGTTCAAATGATGAGTTATCTCAAGCTATTCAAGCATGTATAGAAATTGGTCTAGAGTATAATATTAATCTAGCGTAGGTTCAACATAACCTTCATCACCAGGTTCTAGTATTTCTTTTTCATCAAAAAGATTTTGCTCAACTGATATTCTTTCAATCTCAGAAATCATTAGTGTAACAGTATAGAAAGATTGTTCAACTTGTGACATTTTAGAATAGTCAGCAGCTTGAACAGTTTCAACTGATTTATCAGCTTCTTCTTTACCTTGAGCTTGAATTTGATTGAATAAGTAAAAAAGTGTATTCTTCAACATGAAGTAATATGCTTTGTTTACTTGGACACTTAATAAAGCATCATCCTTTAGTTCTTTTACCTTAACAGCCATAATGTATAATTAAAATTAATATGACAACAAATATAGATATTAATGATATAAAAGAAAAATTAAATGCAAAACTTATTGATTCAGGATGGGCAAGAGTGCTCAGAGGATTTATATATAGTACTGAATTTGATAATATTTTATTGAAACTGATTAAAGACTCACAAGAAGATAGAAGATTTACACCATTTATGAAATACTTGTTTAGAGCATTTGAGGAAACACCTTATACTGATCTCAAAGTAGTTATTGTTGGACAAGATCCATATCCGGGAATTGAGCAAGCTGATGGGATAGCATTCTCATGTAGTTTTGAAAAGAAAGCATTACCAAGTCTTAGGTTTATACTTGATGCAGTAAACAGAACTGTTTATAAAGATGAGTATTACTCTGGTTCATTAGTATCAACGGATATTGATCTGAAAAGATGGAGTAATCAGGGTATACTTATGATTAATAGTGCTCTTACATGTACAATAGGGAAACCGGGATCACATTCAGAGTTATGGAAACCTATGATGGCTTATTTATTAGACTATCTTAATTCATATAATCCTGGATTAATCTATGTATTCATGGGTAAGAAAGCACAAGAAGATTCAGTACATATTAACAACAACTGTTATAAATTCTTTGTATCTCATCCTGCATCAGCTGCATATTCTCACTTAAAAGAATGGGATTGTCAAGATGTTTTCCACAAGGTAGCTGATCTTACAAAAAAGAATTATAACTTTGATATAAAATGGTAATATGGATGAGATATTCAATCTATTAATTAAGAATAACCTGAGTCCAAATCAGTTGTATATACTTTATTGTATTAAACATAAGATCAAAACTAATGATTTTGTCAATGATACATTAGAAGTAAAACGCTTACAATCAACTAGTTGGTTGGGAGCTGATTTAACACTTGAAGGTAAGTCAATAATTCTATTACAAGACTTAGACTCATTCTTCAAGACAAGTAAAAAGAAAACAAGTACCAGTGTAATGGGGGAAAACTTTATGGAAAATATTGAAACATATTTAGATATTTTTCCTAAATTTAAACTCCCAAGTGGTAAATATGCTAGGTCAGATAAGAAGAATCTTGAGAATAATTTCAAGTGGTTCTTTGAATCACACAGTTACTCATGGGATACCATACTTGATGCTACAAGAAAGTATGTTGATGAATATGAAGTAAATGGATTTAAGTATATGAGAACATCACAATATTTTATTAGAAAGCAAGGCTCAGATAAAACATATGACTCTGAGTTAGCAAACTATTGTGATATGTTATTAAACGGTGGAGAAGACCCAACACAAACACATTTTAAAGAAAGAGTTGTATAATGCGTAAATTGTCCAGAGTATCACTATTGCTTTGTGCAGTAGTGGGAACTCTGTTTGGCTATGCGGTAACTAATGCTTTTATTATTGAGATTAGTGTAATTAATTTTATAGTAGTTGAGGTAATCATTAGCATTATGCATGCAAGTTTTAACAGAGTTAAAGTAAAAGTTATTTAATATTTGCATGAGATGTTGAAAAAAGCAGAAACACCAACAAAGTGGAATAGTCAGAAAGAAGGTTTTCAGGAATCATTACATTATTTAAAAGGTAGAATGGCAGGTGAGATTAAAAGTCTTAGAACTCCATGGCCTAAATTTAATGATGCAATGACAGATGGTATTGAATGGAATACAATGACTGTAATTGGTGGAAGACCTGCTTGTTTATCTGGTGATTCACTAATGTATATTGCAAGAAAAGGTCCAAAAGGATCTGGCAGATGGTATAGTCTAAAAGATATATACTATAAATTTAATGGTTTAAGACATACAGATATGTCATCTAGAGATAGAGGTTGGAATAATACTATTACAACTAATACTCAATGTTATAAATATGATGAAAACTTAACAGGTTTAAATCAAATTGAAGCAGTGTATGAATCTGGGATTAAACCTGTTTATTTAGTAACAACTGAAACAGGCAAAACAATAAAAACAACTTTAGATCATAGATTTTTAGTTGACTTTTGTGATGATTTTAAAGAATTAAAAGAGTTAAGCATAGGTGATTTTATTGTATGTAAAGCTGAACCAAAGAAAAAAGATAAAGCTGAAAAAATAACTCACAAAAGAGTTCATATAATAAAAAAAATGGCTTATTATCCTTCAGCAAAAGTTAAAATAACAGGTAAATATACATATCATAGAATTTCTGAAGCAAGAGCTGTATATGATGCTAACCTTAATGATTTAGAATTAACTGAATTTCTTGATAAAGTAAATGCACCAAACAATTTTGTATTTTCTGATATGACAATGGAAATACATCATATGGATCAAAATCCTTTAAACAATGATATAAGTAATTTACAATTATTATCAGTTAAAGAGCACCATGCTTTACATAATGATAGATCTAGACTTGGTTTAAACCATGTGCAAAAAGAAAAAATTGTATCTATTAATTACATAGGGGATGAAATGACTTATGATGTATCAATGAAAGATCCATATAATAATTTTATTGCAAATGGTTTTGTTGTTCATAATTCAGGTAAAACTTTAATAGTAGAACAAATAGTGAGAGAGTCATTTCTTTTAAATCCAGCTGAAGACTTTAGAGTATTACAGTTTCAGTTTGAGATGTTAGCTAGATCTTCTGCAATTAGAGAGTACTCAAGTATAATTGGTAAGTCATATAAGTATTTATGTAGTGCTGATGGACAATTGAGTCCTGAAGATTTACAAAAGTGTTATAACTATGCCAAAGAAAAAGTAAAGTATCCTATTGATATTGTTGAGAAACCATGTACTGTAGATGAGTTCATTAGAACTATTCAAGAATATATGGCTTATTATTCTACCGTTGATGATAACGGTGTAAGACATTTTAAGAAAACATTGATATCATTAGACCACTCTTTGCTTGTAAAAAAAGCACAAACAGAAAAAGATAAGAATGAGACACTAAATAATCTTGGTGAGGCATTAACATCATTGAAAAGGATATACCCTATAGCATTTATAATATTAAGTCAGTTAAATAGAAATATTGATAATCCTGAAAGATCAGAAGATGGCAAGTATGGTAATTATGTATTAGAATCAGATATATTTGGTGCTGATGCGTTATTACAACATGCTGATACCGTAATAGGTATTAATAGACCAGCAAAACAAAAGATCAGATTCTATGGCCCTGATAGATTTATAATTGAGAATGATAGAGTAATGGTATTACACTTTTTAAAATGTAGAAATGGTGATACAAGATTAAGCTTCTTTAAAGCAGAGTTTGAAAAGATGAGTATTGCAGAGATGAATACTCCTGCTCAACAAGAAAAAAGAATAGGAACCAAATAATTAATATATGGCATTAACAACAAAAGACGGTGGTAATCAAACCAGTGGATTTAACAGAAAAGAAAAGACTGAGGAGTTGGTGAAGTATCACCAAAAGGTTTTTGATGCATTAGATATTTCTAATCCATTATTTATACCTAAATGTGCTTATAGACCTTATGGTAAAGATGAATTACACATGGGGTTCTTTAAGAGTGAATTAAGTAGAGATCAAGATATATATACTGAGTTTACCAGTATTGCACTTGATCCAGAAGATCCAACAAGAACTTTGTATAAATGGAAACATAATCCATTTTATGATGAGGAATATGAAACTACAGATCCTAATGCACAAGGACATGTAAGATATCTTATTCCTGTATCAGAACTGATAAAAATAAAGGCTGAACCTAAAAAGACTGAAACTAAAAAGACTGAAATTGATACTGAAGAAGTAAATGGGTTATTTCCTGATTTTGATGATATAATGGACTCAGATTTAGATGCTCCTCTAAGCAGTTTAACTGTAAGAGATCTAGCTGCTATATTATTACAGAAACCAGTGAGTAACAAGAAATGGTTAAATGATTTAATAAAGTAAAAAATGGAAGGATTGGTATTGCCCACTAAGAAAGTGAGCGCAACAAGAGTTAATCCAAAAAGATTGTTAATTTACTCTAAGCCAAAGACAGGTAAAACTACCGCTT